GTTGAAATCGAAAAAGAATTTATTACAGAGGCCATTCCATGTCGTATGATTGGTATGAATGCTACATTGATGTCACAATATATTGAATTCGTTGCTGACCGTTTATCTTTACAGTTAGGTTATGATAAAATATATAATTCACAAAATCCATTCGATTTCATGGAATTAATTAGTATTGAATCTAAAGTTAATTTTTTCGAACGTACTAACTCAGAGTATGCTTTGGCAAATAAAACAGTTGATTCGGATATTTTTGAATTTAATGCCGATTTCTAGATATCAAAAATATTACTATGATAAATAATAACTAAAAAAAACTATTTTTAGTTATTGTAATAAAAAAATTGATTTAAAAAATATAATATATTATTATATCATAAACCCAAAATATGTCTAATAATACCTGCGAAAAATGTGGTAAAGAATTTAATAGTAAATCTCATTATAATCAACATAAAAAAAGAAAAACTCCTTGTGTCAACGAAAGTAAAATAAAAGAATTAATTGATAAATCAGTAGAAGAAAAAATAACAAAATTAATAATTCCTATACCTAGTAATATTGAAAATTCATTTATAGCGACTAATTCTAATATGCCAAATATAACGATAGAAAATTCTAGTTTTGATGAAATTAAAAAATATTATAATGAAACTTTAAATCTAGATAAAAGTACTTATAAATCTAGTAATGATGAACCTACACCAATAGATTGTGTAATCGAAATGATAAATAAAATACCAAATGATTTATGGAGCAAACCTGAATTATCAATATTAGACCCTTGTTGTGGAAATGGTAATTTTAGTATTCCTATTTTATTTGAATTGTTAAAATATCATGATAAACAAACAATATTAGAAAATATATTAGAATTCAATGATATAAATGAAAGTAGATTACAAAATGTTCGAAAGGTCTTTTGTAGTGATAAGTATAATTTAAAGATAACAAAAAACGATTTTATTTCTTTTAATAATGAAAAAAAATATGATTTAATTGTAGCGAATCCACCATATGCGAAATTATTAGAAAATGGTAAAAGGGCTTCAAAAAATCATAATTTAATTAAAGATTTTATTGAAAAAGCATTATCACAATTGAAACCAAATGGTTATTTATTATTTATTACGCCAGATAATTGGATGTCTTATGCTGACAGAAATGTATTGATTGAAATAATAACATCATTACAAATTATCCATTTAGATATACATACAGCAAAAAAATATTTTAAAAAAATTGGTTCTAGTTTCACTTGGTATATAATTCAAAATTGTCCATTTTATAAAAATATTAATATTTCTGGAATATGGAAAAAAAATGAATATACTAGTTCAGTATTATCTAAACAACGTAAGTACATTCCATTATTATATAATCAAACTGTTCAAAATATACTATCAAAAACCATAGATAATACAACGCTACCAAAATTTGACATTAAAACAAGCAGTGATTTACATAAATATACAAAAGCTACATTCATTAGTGATAAAAAAACAGACGTATTTAAATATAAATTAATTCATACACCAAGCCAAACAGTATATTCATCAAAACCACATAAATATCAAGATGGGTTTAAGGTGTTTTTATCAACAACTGATAAATATAATGTATTTATTGATGATTGTGGAATGACTCAATCTATTGTATTTATATTATGTTCAAATGAAGAACAAGCAAAAAATTACTTACAAATATTACAACATCCGTTATATATATTTATAAATAATATTTGTCGATGGGGTAATTTTAATAATATACGAATATTACAAAGTTTTCCAATACCTGATATAGAATATTCTGGAGAACATGAAAAAATATATACTTATTTTAATATTACAGAAGATGAAATAAATTACATAAAAGCTAATCTATAAATTTTACCTGATGTTTTATTCTTTATAATCTGGGTCGCAATTATCACATAAAAACGGAATAAATCCATAATTTTTTTTGTAATTGTCAATGAGAACACTTTCATAACTATGATAAGTTTGTACGCGAATCCTTATTTCTTTTCCAAAGACATTACGAATTATTTCTTCATCTGGCAATTGATATCCATACAATTTTATTTCGCAACCCAATTTTGAATAGAAGTATAGTGTATTATATACATATTTGTTTGTCTCCGATGCCTTACCTGACTTTCCGTGTTCTGGAATATGATGCCCACATAGATAGCTTCCAAAACGCCCTTTTATGCCATCTCTTGTTCCTCCTATTTTTACAACTCGCCCATTAATTACCATTATATATACCCATTCACGTTTTTGTTTAATCGTTTCTTCATTACAATTCGCAAGTTTGATTAATGTGTTGCGTTTTTTCTTACCATTTTTTTTTTCATCTATTTCTGTGTCTAATATAATATCAGCAACTTGTTTGAAATAACTTTTATCTGTGAAGTCTTCAAAAGCAACTGTTTTGTCTATTGGGATAAGTTTTATCCAATTTTTTATTTGTGAATTTTCATATATTTCGTTTATATTTTCCAACCCGGAAATATCTTTAGAGTGTGGTTTGTCAGTCATTTTATAATAATTATTTGTTGTATAATTATTATATTTTTTGAAATATTTGTATCAATTTTCTATAAAAAATACGTTTGTATTTTGTTTATATTTGTATTTTTTCATCTAGTATGGTATAAACATCTCTATCGTGTGTAATTATAATAATACATTGTTTGTATTTTTTGAATTCTTTTATCAAATTCAAAACTTCGATTTTCAATGCTGGGTCCAAAGCATTCGTGGGTTCATCTAATATCAATATTTTCGATGGATTTATTAAACCACCTATGATATTGATTACTTGTCTTTGACCTCCTGATAAATTCTCACCAAGAGAACCAGAACTTTTATTGAAAATATCTAGATTTTTGAATAAATCTCTTATAGTAGAATATCTCAATACTTCTTTCAAGTTCTCATTACAACTATCTATATTATTACAGCCATACAAAATATTATCTATAATTTTCTTATCGAATAATTTTGATGTTTGATTGACATAAGTTATATTTTCTCTAATATAATTCGCATCGATTTTTTCAATGTTCTCACCATCTATATAAATATTTCCACTTTGTAACTTATATAATTTCAACAATAACTTCACTATTGTCGATTTACCATTTCCAGATAATCCAGTCAATCCTATTATTTTATCATTTGTATCTATCGATAAATTCAGATTTTCAAATGTTGGTTTATCATTCGATGCGTATTTAAATGATATATTTTCAAACCGGATTTTTTTGAATTGTAAATCGATATCTTTGTATTTTTTTGTTTCTTTGAAAATATCCATTCCCATAGAATTGAAATGTTTCAATACTGCCTCTGACCGTCCAAAGAATTCTATAAAATCCGGTATTTGTTGTATTATGGTCATCATTTTTTCCCTATACAACAGAATTATTGTAAAAAATGTAATAAATACTTTCAAATCCAATTTATTTTTGAAAAATAAATAAATAATAAAACCTAGACATACAAAAATGGTAATAAACATTATAATAGTCATTATTATTCCATGAAAATTAGTATTTGAATAAAACGAAAAAGCTTTATCAATGCTGTTATTTGTTTTTTCAGAGTAATTTTCTATTTCGGAATTCACTTGTCCTCTAAAAATAATTTTATCAATATTGTTTAATATTTCTATTAAATATGACTCATTATCTCCAACATGTTTTTCATATTCATTGTTATGTTCTAACATTGAATTCCAATTGTATAACAAGTATAATAAAAATATGATATTACCCAAAATAAATATTCCACCAAATATTACATTTTTATACAAGAAATAGATAGATACTATTAATAAAAATGTTACATTCGGTAATATATAAGTAATCATATCATTGAAAGCCATAAAACTTACTGATGATATTCGATTTATTGGAGAATTCAGTTTGGTAAAATTGATTTCACTAAAATTTTCATTATTTGCTAGCAATATTGTTTTTACTAGTTCATTTCTTATCCATTGTCGTAGCTTTGTTAATATTTTATTTTGGAAATATTTATAATAACTATAACATATGATTATTAAGATACATATAAATACAAAATATTTGAAATAAGTATTTACTTCTATCTTGTTTTTGTTGTTTATAGAGTTGATAATACTAGCACTTATATGTGAAATACCATTGGTTTGTATTATATTTAAAATAAATGTAGTTAATACCATCAATGTTGTATTTATTTTTTCTTCATTGAAAAATTTCAATAGCAATTGATATACTATATTCATTTTACTAAAATATACATATATTTTTTTTACACTTGTTTGTTATTCACAAAAATATTATTTTGTATTTTTGTAAATAGAATTTCTATTTTTCTACATTCAACTTTTCGTTATAGATTGGTAATGTTCTAGCACTAGCATCATTTGCCTCGATATATTTTGGCATCCAGAAATATGGCACAAGATGTCCTAGACCTGGATAGAATTTCTCAAATATTTTTCTATAAAAAAATTGTTCTGGTGTTTTTGGAGGTAAATGATTTAATACTGCAGACATTTCTTTTGATTTTTTACACATATCTTCAATATCGATTTTGTATGAATTTTCATTATTGGCACTTATGATAACTTCTTTCTCCTCATCTGTAATTGATTCCATAATATCATTTATTAGTTGATTAGCAGTATATTGTTGTATAATTTCATATAATGAACGTGTTTGTTTCGATACTCCGTCACTAAACGCTTCTTTTCTTCTCCATAAAACTTCATTAGGCAATAATGGTTTTGAATATAAATTCGTATAATATTCTTCTGAATAAGCTTTTCTTAGTAAATATTTTTCAATATTATCTTTATTCATCGAATGTCTTATTTCTAATGGTATTGACATATAATACTGTACCCAAGACCTATCCAAGAAAGGTGTTCTTGGTTCTAATCCATGTGATGAAATACATTTATCTGAGCGTAAAACGTCATAAGCATGAATATCTTTTAATAATCTACGACATTCTTTATCAAATTCAATACAATCTGGTGCGCATTTCATATATAAATATCCACCCAGCAATTCATCGGAACCATCACCATTGAATATTACTTTTGCGTCACTATTTTCGGATATATATTTACCTAATAACCAATTTCCTATACTAGCACGAACAGTAGTTGTATCATAACTTTCTATATCATGGATTACGTGTGGTATTACATCTAAAAAATCTTTTTCTGTTAAAACTAATTCAGTATGTTTTGTACCCAAATAATCCGCTACTATGCGCGCATATTTCAAATCTTCAGAACCTTCTAATCCAATACTATAGGTTTCTATTGTAGGTAAATCATATTTTACATGATATTCATTTACTAATGCTGTTATCAAACTACTATCTAATCCTCCTGATAATAAACACGCTATTGGCCGTTCAGACGTTGAACAGCGTTTCTCAACCGCATTGAATAAATAATGTTGTATATTTCTATATATGGTTGTATAGTCTAATGAAATATTTTCTAATTGTACATAATTTTCTACAGGCATTTTGCTGAACCCGATTTTATGATATACTACGTTTTCTTGATGTAATTCCCATGCGGCCGAAACGCGATATTTTAATTCATAAACACTATATGTTCCTGGTTTGAAATGTTCTACTGTATATGTATTTTCTTCTAATTCAAATGGTCTATCATTCATAATTAATTCCAACTGTTTTTCAAATAACCTACCTTTTGATTCTTTTTTTTCTTGTATATTTTTATTCATTTTGTTATAAAATTCAGTTAGCATCTTCGCCTCACTCGCAAAACCAAAAATATTACTTTCTGCTGGTTCAAAACTATTCAAAACGTTTGTGTTTCCTTTCTTTTTTATATAAAAGGTAGATTGATTATTCGTTTTTTTTAGTATATATAGTGGTCTAACACCATATGGGTCCCTCGCTACAATTACTTTAGAATCCATATTTGATAATCTATAATCGATTAATACGAAAGCAAATACTCCATCTAGCATTTGTAGCGTTTGTTCAATACCATACTTTTTGTATAAATGAATAATTACTTCGCAATCTGATTCGGTATGTGGCATTATTTCCATCATCTTGTATAATTCTTTATAATTATAGATTTCACCATTACAAATCAAACCGATTTCTTCTATTATCAATGGTTGATTCGATTCACTATTCAAACCATTAATTGCCAAACGATGAAAACCAAATTGCGCTTTTATCATTAGATTTTCTAATTTAGAAAATTCTGGTCCACGACGCTCACCTTTACGAAATTGTTCTATTATAAAATTTTTATCAAATTCGTTTTCATTATTTAATAATGCAAAAATACCGCACATTTTTATTCTAAATATAATTCGAACAATATCTTTAAACTCTTTTTGAATAACGATTTTTGTTTTATAAAAATAATATTCGAAATAATATTCGAAAAAAAGATGTAAAAATGTATCACTATAAATATATCATAAATGTCAAATTTCATTGATAATATTCCTAATAAAAAAACAAATGATTTTACACCTATTACTGATTTCGATAATTTTCGTGATATAAATAAATTGATAGAAGGTTTCGCAATAATTGATAATGAAGATTTAGAACATTCATCTTATAATACTCGTCCGTCATATAAAAATGAAAAAAAAAATAGACATGTTGAATTCTTACCATCATCACTTAATGATAAAATAGATGCTATTATCAAGAAAGAAATCAATGCCGATAAACCAGAACAATATGTCGTTTTAGCAAAAAACGATAATGAGACTGATAAGTTTTTACTTGATAATCATATAAACCATGTTGAAAATACTTATACAAAACAAAACGATTCTATCGACAATTCATCTAAAAATAATAAAAAAAAAATGGATGTTGTTACAAATGTCTATATTGGTTCTCTCACTATTGTTGCCCTTTTCTTAGTTTATCGATTTATTCAAAAATCTAAATAATCTGCCTAAAAATGATACTGTTATACGGTATCATTTTTTATAATATACTATTGAATTTATCGATTATTATAGTTTATATCTTTTATATAATTCCAATGCTACTAAACCACCAAATACTTGAGCTAAACAATATGGAACTAACTCGGTAGTTGGTAACTTTCCTGCGGATGCCATTACTATAGATACTGCTGGATTAATATGACCACCTGAAATACTACTTGTTAATAAAATAACTAATGCTAAAGCTGCTCCAATGGCTAGAGGATTTCCTGTTGCTAAAATTACATAAATAAAAAAGGCTGTTCCAAAGAATTCAACTAAATAATTATACATTTTGTATACTATATCATATTATAGGATATTTTTACATATAAAACTAAAAATATTAATGGAATATAGTAGGTACTACATACCCAGTTAAATTATTTCGAGGCTCTTTTACTTTTGCTCGAAATCCTGGAGTAGGAGCATTGTTACGATTCGCTCCTTTTTTTGCCGGTGCTACAGCGCCACCACCACGTACTCTACGTAGAGCATCATTCACTACATTTACGTCTTTGTGATTTGTAAATGACATTTGTTGTTTGGACGCATTCAAAGAACCTACACCAACTTGATTATTACGTCTATTACTAGTAACTTGAGAAGCATCACGGTTGCCATACCATTTCTTATCATTTTTTAATCTAGTAACATTATTTTCACCAGTATATGTTTCTATATAAGTTTTACGTGCTAATTCGAAACTACTATTGTTATCCGATGTAATATCCTTCTGTGGCATTGCTTTTCCTGCTGATAAAGTTCCATTATTAATATTATTAATACTAAACATCATTTTGTACATTTTCGTCTATGAATATGCTTATATACATATTCATAGAATAATATTATTGTATATAGTTTCTATTATATTAACGACGACGAACTGACATTCTTGCATGATATGATGCGTTGTTATTATCACCTCCATTTTTTAAGTCATTATAGTTACCATTCAAAGCAACTTGTTTCTTATAAGTAGTGTAATCAGATGAATCTGGGACGAATTTAACATTACATGTTGATGACGGAACGCCTGTACCATCACATTGAGAGATAATCGAACCAATATGCCCTTTCCATCCTGGTTTATGGGCACTTACTTGGTTTGGGCCACCACATATATAATTTTCACGACTCAAAAAATCACCTAAATTGTTTACGGCACGAAACGGTGTAATAATACGTTTTTTTCCATTTACTGTTCCAGTAGCGTAACTGGTATTCCATGCTCTACGCAATACGCCTCTTACCATTACTTGTTCACTACTTTTAAAACTTGGTGTAGTTTGTTGAGGTGAATAACCTTTATATGGACCTCCTAAATTGACTGTTGATGTTGGTAAATTTGAATAATTTGGTAATATTGGTGTAGTCATTTTTATATTATATAATGATATATATATTATATATTTTTTTAAATTTAGAATGAATAAAAAAATGGGCAATAAGTCAAAAAAAAATAAAAAGTCTCCTGAATCTAATGATTCTATAGATTCATCCGATTCAGAAGGTTCTCAAGCAATGGAAGTAGATGTTGAAGAATCCGACGATGAAAATAATAATAATGCTCAAGATTCTGATGACGATGACATGAATTTTGATATTGGTATATCTCCTGAAAACATAAATTCTAAAAATTTAGAAAAAATTATCGAAAATGATGCTATTGTTTCTTTCAATTCATCTTGTGTACGTAAAAAATCGAATTGGAGTAAAGCATCCAACAAATATAAATTCGATACTCCACAATTTTCTCCGGAAATTTTACTAAATGACATCCCTAATAATTCACCAAAATTAAATATTCTTTTAAAAAAAATAGAACAACTTGATAAACTTGATATGAAAAAACACGGCAAATTATTTAAACATTTCATTTTTTCGGATTTAAAATCAAGTACGTATGGTGCCAAATTATTAGCATCTGCTCTTATTGCCAAAGGGATGAAATTAGGATATACTGCCAAATTAAAAAGAAACGCTAAAAACATCATTGATGATGGGGAGGATGCTGATGATGGTCATGGTGATGATGACGAATCTACTGATAAAAAAACAAAAAAATACGGTAAAATCGAATTATTATCTGACGAAACATTACTTGAAACTAAATCCAATAATTTTTATCTATTGTCATCGGTTTCTGTATATGACCAAGGTATTAGTGTTATCAATAAAAAAAATATATTGAAAAAATTCAATCAACGCCCAGATAACGTAAATGGAGAACTTTCTCGTATTATTATTATGGATAGTGGATTCAAAGAAGGTATTGATTTGTTTGATGTAAAATATGTTCATATTTTTGAACCATCTACCGTACAATCAGATCAAAAACAAGTTATTGGTCGTAGTACGAGAACATGTGGTCAAAAAGGGTTAGAATTCCACCCTAGATTAGGTTGGCCTCTTTATGTTTTTGTCTATGATTTATCAATACCAGACCAAATACAGAATAGTTTTTTAGGAGCCAAAACCGCTATGGAATTATATTTAAAAACTATGAATATCGATATTCGTCTTTTCAATTTCGCTCATGATTTGGAAAAAACGACTATTGTTGGTTCTGTCGATTATGAATTGAATAAAAATATTCATAGTTTTTCTATACCCAATGAAGACGCTGAAGAAGATTTACCTGAAGGTGCGGAATTTATTTATAATGGTGGTTTTGATAATAATTATCATAAACAATCTGGTGGTAGTAATCAACCAAAACGTCTTGTTGTCAGAGATATACCTCCTATTGTCATTTCTAGTAATATTTTATTGAACAATGAACCAAAACGTATGAATTATCAAGAATTAAAACAAAATATTCGAGAACATTTCAGTGACCTAGCGTGGGAATCTGTCAAAATGGAGAACTTATGCTCGGATTTACAAAAAGGTGGTTCTGGTGAAATTATACAATATACTCCTTCTCAAAAATTTATTCGTAAATATTTTACTACATCGAATCCTTGTAAAGGTATTATGCTTTTTCATAGCGTGGGTACTGGGAAATGTCATGCGATAGATACCCCTATAATAATGTATGATGGTACAATTAAAATGGTACAAGACATAGAAGTTGGAGACAAACTAATGGGCGACGATTCTACACCTAGAACTGTATTATCGTTAGCAAATGGTGAAGATAATATGTATGACGTTATTCCTATAAAAGGAGATAAATATACTGTTAATTCTGAACATATATTATGTTTAAAACCAACACGTTTAGGAGTTAAAAATGTAGGTAAAATACAACCAAATTTGCCATTTGTCGCTAACTATATTTGTAATAAAACAGGTAAAGTTAAGGCTAAAGGATTTTCTACTAAGGAAGAAGCTAATGTATTTTTAGATGAAATACATACAAATGATTACATATACGAAGTTTCGATTAATGAATTCTTAAAACTATCTAATAGTGTTAAAAAAAATTTGAAGGGATATAGAACGGGCGTTGAATTCCAAAATAAACAAATTGACTTTGACCCATATATTATTGGGTTTTGGTTAGGTGATGGTTCTCAACGAGACCCTGTTATTTCTACGCAAGACTCGCGTATTCTATACTACCTTTTTAAAGAAATGCCTAAATATAACTTATCTGTTAATTATCAAAGTGGATATGATTATCGTATATCATCTTCTATTCCAAAAGGTGAAAATAAATTACTAAAAGCATTACAAAAATATAATCTAATTAATAACAAACATATTCCGTTTGATTATAAAGTAAATGACCGCAAAAACAGATTAGAATTATTAGCTGGGTTGATTGATTCTGATGGGCATGCTGATAATAAAGGATATGAAATTATACAGAAAAATAAGATATTAGCAGAGGATATTGTTTTTTTATGCAGGTCACTTGGATTTGCAGCTAATATTAAAGAGTGTAATAAATCATGCATGTACAAAGGTGAAAAGAAAACTGGATTATATTATAGAATTATCATTTCAGGGAATCAACTTTTCAACGTTCCTGTTAAAATAGAAAGGAAAAAACTAGAGAAACGATTACAAATAAAAGATGTATTGGTTACTGGTATAAAAGTAAATCACATTGGAAAAGGTAATTATTATGGTTTTACATTAGACGGTAATAATCGTTATTTAATTGGCGATTTTACGGTAACGCATAATACATGCAGCGCAATTGCTGCTGCAACTAATACTTTTGAGCGCGAAGGATATACTATTTTATGGGTTACACGAACGACACTTAAAAATGATATATGGAAAAATATGTTTGACCAAGTATGTAGTGGCCCTATTCGCAATAAAATAACATTATCTAAATTAAATATTCCAGATGAACAAAATAAACGTATGCGGTTATTGTCTAATTCTTGGCGTATTCGTCCTATGTCTTATAAACAATTCAGTAATCTAGTTTCCAAACAAAATGCTTTTTATAAAACCTTGGTTAAAATAAATGGCGAAGCTGACCCTCTACGTAAAACACTGCTTATTATTGATGAAGCTCATAAACTATATGGTGGTGGTGATTTATCCAGTATTGAACGACCTGATATGAACGCACTACATCAAGCTATTATGAATTCTTACGAATTATCAGGTAGAGATTCTGTAAGACTTATGTTAATGACTGCTACACCTATTACGGAAGACCCATTAGAACTCATTAAACTAATCAATCTTATGAAACCTATTCGAGAACAATTGCCGACTAATTTTGAAGATTTTTCCAATACTTATTTGGATAATGAAGGTAAATTCACAGATAATGGTAGAGAACGTTATTTGAATGATATTGCTGGATATGTCAGTTATTTGAATCGTGAAAAAGATGCTAGACAATTCGCTCAACCTATCATAAAATCAATCAATGCTCCTATTATTAATGATATTGAACAAGCAAAACGTTTTGACAAAAAAATAGTTCGCGATGTAATGTCATCTGATATCAATGAATTAAAAACCCAAATTATCGAGAACAATAATAAACTCAAGGGTGAATTGAGTGAGGTGAATGAGAACATGTTCTCATTTTTGAAAAAAGAAGTATGTAATGGATTAGAAAATAAATCATTGAAACAATGTGAAACCGTAGTAAAACGTAATATTAAACAAATGGTATCTGAAGCAAAAGAAGAAATCAAAGTTATCCGTGATAGTATTAAACAAATTCGAGAACTTGTCAAACAACGTAATTTAGCTAGAAAAGAGTCATTATCTGGTGTAAAACAAAATACTGAACAATTTGTAGAAGATTATGATAAATACAAAAACACAGTATTATATTCATTGAAAAATAATTGTGGTATTAAAATAACAGGCAATTCTAAACTAAAAGAACTGGTAAAACTACATCCTGTTATTAAAAGTTACGATGAAGAAATCGAGTTGTATAACGTAAAAATACAAGAATTACAGAATAAACTCAAATTGGATGTTCTCCAATATAAGAAAAAATTGGAAAAATTAAAATCATTATTAAAAGAAGATTTATCTGAATTAGAAAGAAGTGTCATTAAAATGACTATTCGCGATGAACGTAAAACTCAACGTAATTTAATAAAACTAAAACGAAAAGATAATATAGTCATCGAGAAGGAATTAAAAGATTCTATTCGCAAAACGGAAAAACGTCGTAAGAAAAAATACGGTAATATACGTAAAACTATTAAGGCACGTATTGCCGAAGAAAAATATAATGAAAAGGAAATTGAAATGGAAGAAAAAGAATTACGACAAGCATTGCGTAAGCAAGGAGACCACAAGGAAGATTTCAAACATGAAATATTGAATAATTTAGTAGATAAATACAGAGGAAAAATCATGGATGATTTAGTAGATTTAGATGATGAATTATACGCAAAACTAAAAGAGAAAGAGGATAAACGTATAGCAAAGGAAGTGGAAAAAAACCGTAAGAAAAAAGAGCGCGAAACTCGTAAATTAAATAAATTATTACAAAAAGAATCGGCTGCTAGAGAACGTGCTACACGTAAAGCTCAAAAAGATTTAGAGAAAGAACAGAAAAAAGTAGCGAAAGAATTATCACGCAAAACGAAAAAACAACAGAATGCTGACAAAACCAAAAAATAAAAATTTTTGGATTTTGGATTCATATTCGAATATGAATATGGAAATATACTATTATAATAATATTTACTAATACTATATTTTGATGGATTTATCAAATAATAATTGTGATATCGAGAACATTGTAACTAATGGATTTGTGGATGATGTTACATTGAAATATCTAATGAATAAAAATCATTATCATCGATACTTATCACATTCTGACCCAAAAAAACATGCTGAATTGGAAGAGTATTTTTCTAATATTCGAAAATACAAAATGAATATAATGCGATTAACAAATGAATTAATCGAGAACCCTAAAAAACAAATCAACACTGAAATCAATGATATTTTCGAAGCATTTATGAAATCACTTATTAAATATTTCAAATATAAAGAAATTGAGAACGCGGGTTCCGATGAAGAAGATATGTTATTTGGTCATTCTATGAATGATAACAGCAACAGTACGGATGATGATTTAGCACCAGTTACATCTCTCATTGGTTCCTTTTGGGGTAAAGAGCGTATCAAAAAATCAAACCATACTAATATTTATAATATGAATTATATTCCACGTAAAAATTCCTTTTCTTAATATTCACTTTTTTTTTCACATAATATTATAAATACTTTGTTTCATGCCAAAAAAAACGAAACATAATAAAAAACACAATAAATCGTATAAAACAAAGATTTATAAAAAAACTTTGAAAAAAACAATCGATAAACTGAAAAAACATAAAGACGATAAAAAGAATGGTTCCAAAAAGCATTTTATACCTATGAATTGTAATCCTACTGTTAAAGATTTAATAGCAAATAAACATAGTTGTTTTACCGATTCAGTTTTAATGACTTTGAAAGATTCTTATAACAAACATCATTCTAGTAATCCTATAAATTATATTGACCCAATTGACATTTGGGAAGAATTGAAAAAACGAATGTCCACATGTAGTAGAGAAGATTGTTGGCTCGACGAAATTAAAGAACCAAATGTAAGAAAACAATTATTAAAATATTCATTCGCACCCTATGTTCCTGACGATTGGAAAGATGACAGAGGATGGCTTTCTAACTTTGATATTAGAGATGTTCTCGAACAATACGAACAAAAATATAACAATTTCAAACTTTTAGGGCCTACACCAATCGATTTCGATAGTCGTCCCGACGATTATGGTGGCAATTGCGTTTGGAATGAAATATGTAATTTTTATGTCAAAAATATGATTGAATCTGGAAAGACAAAATTTGGTGCTGTATTTAATTTAGCCAATCATACAAAAAGAGGTAGTCATTGGGTATCTATGTTTATTGATTTAGACGATAATTTTATTTTTTACATGGATAGTGCTGGTAGAAGTATTAATAAAGAAATCAAGAAATTCTCAGATAGAGTAATCGAACAATGTAATCGTTTATCACCACCAAAACTGGTTCATTTTCATGAAAATTGTCCCACCGAACATCAAATGGGTGATAGCGAATGTGGAATGTACTGTTTGTTTTTTATAATAACAATGATAACAAATAGGATTGAAGACCGTGAATTCAAAAATTATAATGAAAAAATCGAATTCTTTAAAAATGAACGTATTCCTGATTATTATATGAAAAATTATAGAAAAATTTATTTTAACGAAAAAAAATAATTGGATTTTTTTATCATTATATAATAGTATATTGATAAATGGAACTTCGACCTAGAAAAAAAAACACTAATGCTAATACACCAATACCTCTTAAAAGAATAAGTACAACAAAAAAATCAGTTAATAAAAAGGTCAATACAAAAAAGAATAATGCTACTAGTTTAACCGCCAGTGAAGGAACTGGTCAAGGAACTGATTCAACAAACGCTATTAATAATAATGCTAGTGGTTTAACCGCTGGTGGAGGAAGCGGTACAATAAATACTCCAATTAATAAAATAAATTTTAATGATTATGGTATTGATGATAGTGAAAGTGACAGTGATAATGATGTTGACAACAGTGACAGTGATGCTGATACAACCAATGACGAAAAAAATAAAAAAGTTATTTTAGGTGTTAGAGTTATGCCAACTGCCAACAAAAATAGCAAAGGGTACATGGTAAATGGTATTCAATTCTTTACAAAATATAATGATTTGCCTTATTCTAATATTGATAGTGTTAATTTGTGGTTAGATAATTTTTTTAAATATATCAAAAAACAAGGATTTACTGTTAAAAAAAATGATGAAAATGATGAAACCGATGAAATTATAAAAGAACACGATGATATAACTTATTTTGTTATTGACCCTATAAAATATAATGACGTTATCGATAAAAAAGCATATATATCTACAAAAAATTCAGGGAAAACTACTGTGAAAGCTAATGATAAACCAGTTAGAACTATAAAAAATGGCATTTTATTAGGTGGTAGAAAAAAATCGAAAACCCGAAAAAATCGAAAAACATTAAAAAACAAAAAAAACTAACAAAACTAACAAAACTAACTTTGTAAAGCATATAAATATATTTTTTCAACTATATTTATACAAATGTCTATATACACACATCCTGATAACCAAGAACTACTATGGAATATTATCAATCAAAATCACTATATTAATACCTATTTTATACAATTTCCAAATCAAAAAAAAGATTTTTGGTTCAAAACTGTAATAGAAGCCATTTATAATAAAAATTCCAGTCCAAATATAACAAAAGACGAATTATATAAAATGAATCAAGATACGATTTTCACCATGATACAAATTATACGTGAAAAAATGGCTGAAGTTACTAAAAGTACAAACAATCATACTATTTTTAATAATCCCATTACTCAAATAGAACCACAATTCCAATCTCATATTATAAATACACCACCGATAACACCAGATAATCGTCAAGAAGTATTTAATAATCAATTCACAGAAAGACAGAGGGAATACGATTCTATGTTAGAAAAAAAGGCTCCTGTCGATGTTGATTTTCGGGATAAAATCGAAGATGGTGTTATACAAAATATGGATGAATTAATCAAAACTCATTTACAACAACGCGAGGAAGAACTTAAAATATTCGCACCTCCTCCTATTGTGCCTACTAAAACTGATAATCCTACTATGGTTATTGAACCGACTGTTCAAAAACCTATTTCAGAACCTACCATCAATCACGATAACATGTCAATATTGGTTTCGTTACAAAAAATGATGTTTGATTTATCCAATTCGATTACTGAGATAAAAAACGAAATCCTTGAATTGAAAAATAAAAATATAAGCAAACAATTTGAGAACTTTCAAAGCACTGATAATTTAATTGATTTCTCGTCAAACGAATCAAATGCCGAAAATATTACTATGGTTCCAGATGAAAATTAATAATAATAATTTTGATGTTTTTACGTATTATTATTATTATTTAAATAGTTTTACGCTTAGAAAATTAAAAAATTTGCAAAATAAAGTAGGGTCAATTTTTTTTTTTGGACATTTTTAAAATGTCCATTTTTGAAAAGTAGCGATAAAGAATTTGCAAAAAAGCGATTTTGCTCGAAGATGCTGTAAATCCAGAAAAAATAATTTTAATTTGTTAGCATAAGGTTTTTGATATTTTTATGCGTAATATGTAAAAAGGGTTTTTTCTGGTTCAAATATATAGAATGAATTTAGAACAAATTTTACCCCAAAAAACCCCAATATATTTTTGTGAAAAATGCGCATTTGTATCGAGCAATCGTAAAGACTATGGACGACATCTACTCACTCGAAAACATATTTTAAATGCCGAATTGAACCAAATTGAACCAAAATTACCCAAAAAAACCCTAGACCATAAATGTAGTCATTGTAACAAAGTATACTCTAATAAAAGCAGCCTATGGTATCATAAAAAGAAATGTACTATAACAAACCAAGAACATTGTAATAATTCAATAAATACGGTTACACCTGAATTGTTTATAGAAATACTAAAAGAAAGTAAAGAAATCCAAAATGTTCTCATTGAACAAAACAAAGAATTGCAAAATAAAATATTAGAACAAAACGCAGAACATCATAAACAAATTATAGAACTGGCTAAGAATAAATCTATTACAAACAATACTATTAATAATACAACAAATAATACTCAATTCAATCTACAATTCTTTTTGAATGAAACATGTAAAAACGCTATGAATATAACCGATTTTATTAATTCATTACAAGTACAAATTACCGATTTAGAAAAAACTGGCAAACTAGGATATGTAGAAGGAATCAGTGGAATATTTCTGAGAGGTCTTAGAGAACTTGATTATACAATGAGACCTATACATTGTAGTGATTTGAAACGAGAAACCGTATATGTAAAAGACGAAAATTCATGGGAGAAAGATGATGATGAAAAAGCCAAATTAAAATTAGCCATACAAAGAGTTTCACGTAAAAATTTGAGAACATTGCCAAAATGGCAGGAAGAAAATCCAGATTTCAGAATATTAGATACAAAAGAGAATGATGATTATTTGAAAATTGCTTTGAATTCTATGGGTGGTCAAACAGATACAGAGCACGAAAAATATGTAGAAAAAATAATGAAGAATGTTCTCAAAGAAGTAGTAATAGAAAAGAAATAATATTGTATATTCTGTAAAACTATTTGATTATTAAATAGTTTTACTCTTCGAAAATATAAAAATCGGAAAATAAAGTAGGGTCAATTTTTTTTTTTGGACATTTTTAAAATGTCCAATTTTGAAAAATGGCGATGAAGAATTTGCAAAAAAGAGATTTTACTCGGCGGTGCTGTAAATACAAAAAAAATCATTCAAAATGTGTTAGCATAACTTTTTTGCGTAAATTAAATCAGTTTTTTTTTCTTCCCATTTTTTATCAGTGTTTTAGGAAAAATGGAAATCAAAATTAACCAAGATTTTACACAAAAATTTTGCTGTGAATGTTGTGACTTTAATACGTGTAAAAAAAATGATTATCAACGTCATTTGACTACTCGAAAACATATTTTGAGCTCAAAAACCAGTCAAATGGGCGAAATGGAAATAAAAAATAACCAACTAGAATTACATAAAGGCACGTATGATTGTAGCATTTGTTCATATTCTTCAAATGATAAGTCCAATTATAATAGACATTTAATTAGTAAAAAACACATAAATATCATTAATGATATTGAAAAAGATAATGTTTGTGACATATGTAATAAATCATTTATCACGTATAGCGGATTATATAAACATAAGAAAAAATGTCAAGTTATTGAAAATAAAAATGAATTAACAAATGAATCTCGAGAACTTGATAACAATAAACAAGAAATTACTATTGATTTAGTGTTAGATTTGATAAAACAAAATAAAGAATTACAAACAATTTTGATTGAACAAAACAAAGAACATAGTAAACAAATTATAGAATTGGCTAAGAATCAATCTGTTACTAATAATACAACTAATAATACCACAAACAATACTCAATTTAATTTACAATTATTTTTGAACGAAACATGTAAAGATGCTATGAATATTGCCGATTTTATTAATTCTTTACAAGTACAAATTACTGACCTTGAAAAAACCGGACGACTAGGTTACGTAGAAGGAATCAGTGGAATATTTTTAAGAGGTCTTAGAGAACTTGATTATACAATGCGACCTATACATTGTACTGATTTGAAACGTGAAACTGTTTATGTAAAAGACGAAAATTCATGGGAAAAAGACGATGATGAAAAAGCCAAATTAAAATTGGCCATACAAAGAGTTGCCCGTAAAAACCTGAGAAAATTACCAAAATGGCAGGAAGAAAATCCTGATTTCAGAATATTAGATACTAAAGAGAATAATGATTATATGAAAATAGCATTGAATTCGATGGGAGGTCAAACTGATGAAGAACACGAAAAATACGTAGAAAAAATAATGCGGAATGTTCTCAAAGAGGTTGTAATAGAAAAGAAATAATAGTAGTTTTAGAAAAAAATAAAAAATAATGTAATATATGTATATTATAGTATTTGAATTATATGTATGATGATAATAATGTAGTAGATTTTGTAATACCACTACACCGTTATCACAATATGGTAAGAACAGTTATAGAAGCAGTATATACATTTTACAATCCACGAAATATATATATAATAACTCCATTACAATATATCGATGAAATTAACACGATGTCTAGTAATTGGAACAAAAATACTATAATTGCTTTGCCAGAGGAAACATTTTTTATGAAAAATTATGGATTGAATATTGATGATATAAAACAATTGTTCAACAACATAATAGATGAACGTTCTCGCGAATTTGGATGGTGGTATCAACAGCTCATAAAATTAGGAGCACAAAAACAAATACAAGGACTATCAGACCCATTTGTAGTTTGGGATTCAGACCTAGTTCCAATTATTAAATGGGATATTTATCCCACCAACGATAATCCAAAATATCGATTTGCCTTATTACAAGAACAAGCCCGGTCAGAATGGAATATAGAACAATATAAGAATTCTTTAAATGCCCTAGCCGGCATAAAAATGATAGTACCAGACGAGGGCACATTTGTTCCACACCATTTTGTATTTCATCATAATATAATAAATGATTTGATAGGATATATAGAATTATATGAATGTAAACTAACTGAGAAACCAACATGGATACATAGTATTATGAGTTTGTCACATACTTATTTTCGTTTTAGTGAATATATAACAATAGCATCATTTATGGATAAATTTTATCCGGATTTATTACAATATCATAAATTTAGTGCCTTTGGTAAATACGGATACAGAATCCGTGAATCAAAATATTTTGTAAAAGAAGTAGAAGAAAACTGTAAAATAGATTCTAGTGGATTGTCTTATATTGAATTCTGTAATTTTGTAAAAAAAAAATATGATAATTTACCTTCTTATTTACAAATAGAGCATATATAGAGAAATGAAATCTTTTATTTATTTTTTACATATTGTATATATATAATGTTGACTGAACTGGTCGATCCAGAAATAATATTGAAATTATTAGAAGAACTTGAAAAAGAAAATGAAATATATAAAGGTATTACGTTTTCAACAAGGCAATATTTTTTTGCCGACCCGTTAATGCCAATTTATGAAAATAATTCTGCTGTTGGAAATAAATTAGCATTTGAATTATTTACAAATAAAAATAAGAATGGTTTCTATGTTTCAATTGATATAAATAATTTCAAAGATATAAATAAAATAAATCATACAGAAGGTGACAAAGCAATTAAATTAATAGGATATACTTTACGAAAATGTACTAGTAATCTGGGTAGAACAAAATTATTTAGGTCTGGTGGAGATGAGTTTGTATTTTTTTCAGAAATAAAGGAAGATGTTAATTTATTTATCGATAAAGTAATTGAGGAATTAGAACAACTAGAATTGATAGACAATACAATAAAAATAACTTTATCTTTTGGAGTAGGAAAAACTTATATTGATGCGGATAACGCCTTATTGTTAGCAAAAAATAGAAAAAACGAAATATCTAATCCAATACACTACTCAATTGAATAAATAAGAAAATGTGTAAAAACTATTTAGAAATAGAGCACATATGAAATATATATATATATATATATTTGATAATAAAATGGAATTATTGAAAAATACACTTTTTATAAATCTAGAACATAGAAAAGATAGATTAGAACATGTAAACACTGAATTTAAAAAAATGGGAATTGACGCGGAACGTATAAATGCTGTAAAAATGAATAATGGTGCGGTAGGATGTACAATGAGCCACATAAAATGTATAGAACTTGCTAAACAACGAGATTATGAATATGTATTTATATGTGAGGATGATATTACATTTCGCAATCCAGATTTATTCAAAAGAAATTTACAAAAATTTTATGAGGACGACAAGATCAATTGGGATTTATTAATAATAGGTGGCAACAATGTTCCTCCATTTCAACAAGTTGCTGAATATTGTGCTAGAGTATTTTATTGTCAAACAACAACTGGTTATGTAGTTAAAAAGCATTATTACGATACACTTTTAAAAAATTTTCGTGAAAGTGCTAATGGACTCATGCGAGAACCCAATAATCCATCAACATATGCGCTAGATATGTATTGGAAAAGATTACAAATACAAGATTTTTGGTATATGATTACTCCACCAACAGTAACACAGTATGAAAGTTATAGTGATATCGAAAACCGAAATGTAAATTATGAAAATATGATGTTGGATATGGAGAAACCGTGGTTATTGCGGAGATAATCAATGAATTTATGATTATTGGTATAATAAATATATTTATATTTTAAAAAAGTTAAAAAGACAAATATAAAATATTATATAAATGCCTATTAGTTTTGATTTGGAGGAAGTGCGATTAAAATACAATTGTGTTAATTATTTTGAAACGGGTTTATGGGACCCACGTAGTGAGGTTTCCAGTAAAATGGCATTGAGAAGTGGATTTGAAAAGATTTATTGTATTGAAATCAGACCAGATTGGGTTAGGCTAGGGTTAGATATTTTCGAAGATGATATAAAAACCGGTAGATATAATTTAATATTGGACGACAGTACTAATATGAAAAATTATATCAACGATAAAGTATTTGAAAACCGAACTATATTTTTTTTAGATGCTCATGTAGATAATAAAAATATTTATAATTATAAAAAACGTTGTCCATTATTTGATGAATTAGAAGCTATAAAATCAATCGATAGAAAAGATAATATTATAATGATAGATGATTTAAGAATAATAAAACGACCTTTTCCATGGGGTGAAAAACGTTATGGTAATATTAATTTTTTACAAGAAATTATGAATAAAATTATAGAAATAAATAAAGATTATAAATTTACTACATTAAATGGTCATATTGAAAATGACGTATTATTAGCATATTTATAGAATTATATTGATATCAACAAAATATAAAAAGCATAAGTACTTTTTTTATATTTTATAAAAAGAGTATTTATGCTTTGATGGCGACAATTGTAGCAGTAGTATAAGTTCCTGTTCTTTCCCAATTAGTATTTTTTGGGAAACATAGGTTTTTCAAAACTGTTTCCATTCGTTTATAAAATTCAGCGTTATGTGATATTCCTACAGCATCATTTATTCTTTTTTCATATTTAATAATATTTTCAATACGAAACTCAGGCATTTTTACCCCTTTACTACATTTATGTGTAACTTTTGAGGTTTTATTTTTGGGTTTAGGTGATGGTGACTTTTTTGACATCGATTTGTTTTTTGGTTCGCACTTACCAGTAGATTTATTACGTGTAGTTCCATTTGGACAACGAGGCATATTTGGAATATGTATATATCTATATGTATATTTTTTTATGATATACTAAATGTTTTGTATTCTTAAGAAATTAGATAAAACCGCCTTATTTTTTTCGTTATATTGAGAACTTTTCATTTGTGCTTCATATTCTTTACGCATCATACGTTCTCTATATACTTTATCTTGACTTGCTAAAACTCGTTCTGCTTCTTGTTTTTCTAATGGCGTTAAGGTTTGCTTTCCTCGTTCTCTCATAAAATGGTCTACACTAGAATATTGTTGTACTTTATGAATATCACGCTCGCTTACTGAAAATACAGTTTGGTCTTTGTGTACTTTGCGCAAATCGTCGAATCTCAATTTACTAAAAGGGTCACACGTAACGTATGTATCATCGTCGTTCTCATCATCATCGTATAACCTAGTACCAGAATCCATATTAACATATAAATTCTCAACGCCTCTATATCTATCAATTGCCATTTGCTGTTGTGTTTCTTTAATTTTATCGAAAACTTGACCCATATTATTCGAATTCACTTTTTCGTTAATATCATAAATAGGTTCATCTTTATGAAACCATTCATTTTTTGATTGGTCAGGACGAGTCGACATATTTTCCTCGAATAATTTATTAAACTTTTGTTGGAATTCTGTTTCACTCATTTTATCAATTACATTCGATACTTGTTTCGACAATGATTTATTTGATGTATCTATGTTTGATGTATCATAGTTCTGTTTTTCAGTAGGTAACTTTTGATTTTGTTTGTTTTGTTCTTCGTAGAATCTTACTACAATATCAAAAGCCTTTTTATAAAAAAGAAAATAATCAGGTGGTAGGCGAGATTTATCAGGGTGTGTCATCAATACTTTTTTCTTGGCACGTTTCATATCTTCAATCGAAATATCATAAGTTAAATCGAATAATCCTAAAATTTCATCAAATTTATACATATGAATATTCAAATTATGTGATTTCGAATCTGCCATTTTTATATATTTAAACTATTATTTGTTATATATATTAGCATATATGACAAATAATTAATGATTACGTATTTTTTATAAAAATTATGTTTTTCGTAAAACTGTTTGATATTCATCCATAACTAATTCAAATCCATTTTCTATGAAATAAGGTATCGATAAATGCCCTTTTCCTAAATCGATAGATTCGCCATATTCATATGGAACAGTGCTTCGAATATCATCGATTAAAATGATGCCGTTTTTACTTATCAAATCACGTTCAACTATTATTTTTGCTTCTCTTAGATGGAGGTCAGCAGTAAACTTAATAGGTGTAATATCACCTGTATCTAAATACAGAAAATCTATTTTTTCATTGAGTGTTGACAAATATTCTTCTGACGACATTACTAGATATTTAATTTTATTATTTGCTGAATTCATTATTTTACAACGATTGATATGATTTGGTATCAAATCAACAGTTGTTAAATTGAATCCAGGCACATAATATAAACATTCAGCCGCAGTTTTTGTAAAACAACCAGCAGACCAATCCCATTTAGATGGATTTCCAGGTTCCCAATAAAGTATATTATCTGAATTACAACCTTCAAATCTACCATCTACAAAACTTCTACTTGTCCCTAATTCAACTACTGTTTTCATATTATTTTTCTCGAATTCTTCAAAACAATATTTAAACGTATAATATCTTGATAGTGGTATTCTTCCAAAATATTTTATATATATTTCATTGCTAGTATAATAAGATAACGCATTGTCTAATAAATCCTTATATTTACTATTCAATATAGAAATAGAATCCATTTATTATTATAGTTGATATAAATGTTATTTGTTTATATTATAATTATTTATAATATTATTCCATAATGTTACAGTATTTTGAGAACGATTATGATTAATGTTATATATATTATCATCTGTTGTTTCACAATCATCAAATCGCATTACATCTATTGTATGAGCCAATTTAGTAAATACATATTCTATTTCTAATTCACATCCTTTGTGAAATGTTATATTTAATAATTTCATTTTATAAATGTATTTATTATATTTTAATTTTGAAAAATTATTTTTATATAGTTTTTTCATATCAACCAAAACTATATAGAAATAAAAACATAATGTATATATATTTATACGGTATGCCTTTAGAACTCATAACCGAATTAGAAGACCGTCAAGCATTCTTGAATTTGTTAACAATCAACCCAGGTATAATCATTGTTAAGTTAGGTGCCGAATGGTGTAAGCCATGTAAATCAATCGATGCCTATGTTAAACAAGAATTCGATTTGATGCCGAATAATATCCAATGTGTATTAATTGATGTAGATGAATCAATTGACTTATATGCTTATTTAAAGAATAAAAAAATGATAAATGGTATTCCAGCAATATTATGTTATTATAAAGGAAATAAATCATTCATACCAGATGATGCGGTATTAGGAGCAAATACAGAACAAATAAAAGCATTTTTCGATAGATGTTTAGATAAATCAAGATCGATATAAAAATTAATCATATGAAAGTTCTAGTTGACCATGTTCATAGAAATATTTTCGTAAAGATGTAGCAATTTCATATTTATATGTACAATCACTTGTAATATCATAAATATTTTCCATTACTAAAAGCATTTTTGGTTCAGTAAGCATTATTTTATTATTTTTTTCAAAATTAATATTGTCATATTCGTCATTGATCAATTGTTTTATGAGAATTTCTAAGTCAGTCAAATAATTATTATTTACACTGATTATTATTTCAAAAATCTTATAATTATAGATAAAATTATAAAGGTAAAAGTTATATCCAAACCATTGATAAAAACAATAAGCATATTTTTCGAATTCTTCGTTGTCTAATACTTTTTGAATAGTTTCAGGAACCATTTTTTGTGAATATAGATCAATTTCATTATTAGTTTTGTTATTGTATTTTATGTAATTACAAATCATAACGTTTTTTTGATTCATATCGAATAACATAAATAATTTTACAAAATATTTTATCAATTCTGTTAAAAATGGTTGGGAACAAAATTTATCAAAGATAACAATATCTACATTCGGAGGTTTTTCTGGTTCTAATAAAACAATATTTTTATTGATATTTTGTTCAGTTTCAAAATTATCAATAACCACCGATAAAATACGTGTATCATAATTACATGTTTTTATGAATACAGGTATCATTTGTTCAGTAGAATTAGATAAAAATTTTTTATTACGTTTTTTTTCAGGAGAATCAAACTTAATAAAAGTTTCATTTATTTTACTACCCAATGAAATATATATTTTATCATAACCATTTTTATTATACGATAGTAAATTAATAACATTTTTGAACGTTTCTATTGATGTTTCATTATTATAATTGATTATTTTTACACCACTATTGTTTGACGAGTCTGGTTTTAGTAAATTGGTTAAACAGTACATTTTAGTTTAGTTTTTAATTGAATAAAAAAAGGTATTTTTATTCAATTTTATGGAAATCGATATTCGATATTCTATATATAATTATCCAATTCATCCAGTGGTATACCTTGTTTTAGATATTCTTCAATTCTAGATGGATGTAAAGCAATTGCGATAAGTTCTTCTTTATAAATAGAACAACGTTTTTCTATAGCATCATAATCCAATTCAAATATAGGCGCAGTAACAGAGAAATTTTCATAATTCATATGACAAAGATAATCCCACATTTTTTCTGGATAGTCTTCGTATATTTGAATAGCATTCGGATTTTTTGTCAAGTGACCCCAACTTATTCTATGTATATTTTTTTTTAACAATGAAATAGCAGCTGGATTTTCGGACAAATTATCCCAACATACATAACTACGTTGAAATTTTGAATTAAAACCAATACAATTGAGTTTATCAAGATTTTTTTCTATCAAATGAATAGCATTTTCATTTTTTGCTATTGCACCCCAATAATTGTTTGGTATTTTATGTAAATTTTCTTCTATTATGTGAATAGCATATGGATTTTGACACAAATATAACCAAAAAGAAGACAATGGAGTATTTTTTATTTCTTCTATTTTTTCTGGATGCTTTTCCAAATATTTTTCAAACAAATCAAAATATTCAGGTTTTTTGATTTCCAATATATCAGGTATACAATCAATAAATAACAACTCGTCGACAAATTTTTGCTGATACTTTTTTATAAGATGAACAAAATTAGGGTGTTTCAATAATTCTTGTTTTCCATGTTTATTCAACGATTGAAAACACAAATCGAAATATTTATCTATTATGTGGACCGCATTGGGATTTTTCACAAATTCATTCCAAATTATTTTTTCAGGATGTCTTGATAACATTTCGGCAGCAAATGGATTCAATGATAATTGTTTCAAACAATCTTGTTTCAAAATTTCTATGTGTTTTTCAATGAATGGTATAGCATTTTTACATCTAACAATTTTGTACCAATATATATTTTCAGGTTTGATAACTTGTTTAAGTTTATAAAAATCGTAAATACTTTCCGCTTTGTTATTCATGTTTTTATTTATTGAATAATAATTATCATATTTTTATTCAATTTTTTACTTACGACATTTTGTTTTATTTTTTTTATTTTTTTTACATACTCGTTGATGATTTTTTGTTTTATTTTTTTTCGATTTTTTTCCACCAGTTTGTTTAATCTCATTTTCAACTGGTTGTTGCTCACGTTGCTCACGTTGCTCACGTTGTTCTTGCTGTTGTTCTTGATCTTCTTGTGGTTGTTTCTCGTTTTCATTAATTTGTTCATTTTCTTCTATCATTTTTGCTTCAGCGAGCGGTGGTTCTTCTTTTTTTCCACTAAAAAAAGCAGGTAACGCAGGTAACATAGCAGCAGCACTCGTTAAAATCCCAGTTTTAGCTATTGTATTCGATTCAACTGAATTATTTTCTTGAATTTTTTCTTGTCCGGGAACACTATTATCAGAATAAGTAACATATGCCAATACAGCTGAAGTAAGTCCAACCATGACATATGCTACAACAGGTACGGGTGCGTCTCTCATTTTCTAATATATAATTCAAATATTTATATATTATACATATTTTTTTTCAATACGAAAACTCATTAACATTGTTTTGCGTAACCAATAACGGCACATGCGATTCTCTTACCAGAATTACCAGTTGTTAAACTATCTGGCATATTTCCTAGACCACAATCATCCTCGTCCTCGTGAATAACAAGGCCACGCCCTATAATATTGGATTTAGTTCCACGCAATTTAATAAGAGAATCAGTTATTCTATATTTTGCGAATCCATTTTTATCGGTTATTAGATTTCCTAAATCACCAACATGACGTTCTAGCGATGTTTGTCCGCCGTGTTTTTTATTATATGGATTGAAATGAGCACACATACTTTGGCATTGTTCGCTCATATCACCATATTCATGTACATGAAAACCATGTAATCCCGTTTTTTTAAGGCCTACTATATTGATATCAATATTTACACAATTGTTTTTTAAATCTTCACTAAAATAAACAGTGCCTTTTATTTTTTTATTATCAAACACAGCAATTGCTGTAATTGGTTTTATAGACATTGTATACAAATAATATACATAATATATACAAAATATATACGTATTTACCAATCTCTAAGTAATCCACCACCTAATATATCATGAACATATATTGAATTATTATTGATTTTCGATTTTGCGTTCTCATTTATCAAATTAATTTTTTTAAAATAAGAAATATTGCTTTCTAATTCTCTCAATAATTTCATATCATTATAAAATTTTGTCAAATTCATGACAACATCATTTTCACTCGCTTTGTCCGGGATTTTATCATATCTTTCGTCATAACCGGCTTTTTTTGAAAAAGAAGCATTATATGTATTTATATTTACAAATGGTGTTTTTCTGATAGAATCAAAAAAATTGTTCTTAGAATCGAATAAATTATTAGTTATTTCATTATCATCATCGTATGCGGTAGAATGAAGATTCATTTTTTTTTTATTCATATCTTTTGAAATTTTTATAGAACTATAAAAAAAATGATATGGCATTATACGGCAAACATTACTATAACATACGATATTCAATAATATTGTTTTCCAAAACATTTATATATATTATATATTTTATTATGTATAATATTACACCGACCGGAAAGAAAAATGAGACAAACTTTCTATAAAAAATAAAAAGTCTCAAACCCCTTTTTGGTGATGTAAAAGCACCCTATTCATTTTCTGTTAAAGAAAATCTTGGGCTTGTCTCACATTTCACGGCGTTTAGCGGTTGGAGACTTTTATTAATGTTGTATTATCTTCTATACTTTTCAGGTCGTTCGCCTGTTTCCATATAAAAATTAAATACTTTTTGAATGTTTTTACATCCATTCTTATCCCGATTGATACACCCCTTCCTATTATTTTCCATTTGATATGTTAGGATAGAATGTATCTTTCGTTCTTTCTGTGATTTATCTTTCTTGAATTTCAAATATAAATTTTCACATACTTCTTCGGTTTTATGTGATAAACATGATGTTCTAAATTCATCTATATTATAAACCTTAAATGTTTCTTGTAATTTTCGTTTTAATGTTAAATTTGGAGTAGATATAAAATTTCTCATTTGTTTTCCTATGCTCCAATCTCCTATGATAATAATATGGTCTTTACTATATTTTTTTACTACTTTATTTACCATATTATCTTCTGTTCGTTTCTTGTTCATATAACCATACCATTTGTATTTTCTAAATTTAAGTTTTTGGTATAATGGAACTAACTTTTCATTTGCTTTTATTTTTTCAGTAATGTATTCTTGAAATTTTTCTATATTACAGGTTTTAGAATTATATTTATTTAATCCCTCTTCTATTTTAGTAATACCAATTTCGTGTTTGTGATTTTTAAGTAATGATTGATACTTTAATCGTTTTGTTTCTTTCAAATACATTCTGTTAGTATAAGAAAAATAATTACCATCATCATCCATCATAGAAAATAAACTTCTTTTTCCGGGATCAATAAAAATATGTTTACCTTCTAAAAGTTCTTTTGGAACTTCATCAATATAAGGAAATTCAGGATTTTCTTGTGTTTCTTCCTTCTTGGATTTTTTAGGTTTATGTTTATTTTCCAACCGTTTTTGTTTTGCTTGTTCTTTTTGTAATTGTTTTTTATCTTCTTTGATTTTATCCTTTTGTTCTTTTGTTAATCCTTGCAATGCTTTCTTTCCTGCTTTTTTCTTATCTTTCTTTTCTTGTTCTTCTTGTACATAATCCTTGTGTAAAAATCTCAAAGATGTCGTATATCCATCTGTAATAATAGTATAATCAAATACATAGTTTTTTCTACTTTGAGTTATGGTGAAAAATGTATCCCAAATAAATTCTTTATTTTGTTCTAAACAATTATACAAATCACCTTTTGTTTTATTTTTTGATTTTCCTTTATTTTTTCCTGATTTTATTTCACTTGTTTCTTTAATCCAAACATCTAATAACTTTTGATGTTTTTCTGTTTCTACAAATAATTCAACTAATGATTTTGTATCTACTTGAATATGTCTTGGAATAGCATTGGTTTGAATAGGAAAAAACTGGAAAGATTTTCTTTCTATTTTCTCTAATTCTAAACACATAAAAATCATATATTTCAAATACTTATAAGGATTAATTTTAATATCATAATAATAACTGATTTCAAATGTTTCAGGAACAATTTTATAACGAGTTTCTTTTAACCAGTCATGGTATTTTTCATCACAATTAAGAGTATTATTTATAATATCGTTTTTAACTAAATTTATTTCTTTGTAAAGTTGTTTTTTGAATTCTTTGTTTTCCAACTGGTCTTGATGCAAATGCTTAAAATAAGAATTCACAAATCGATTAATATAATCAAAAAATCGCATCTTGATATTATTTTCAATAGATGTAATCATAGTTGTAGCGTAATAATCTAAAATAGATGATAAATTAGTACCATCTTCTAATTGAAAAGTATGTAATTTTTGAAATTCTTGTAATAAAATAGCATTATTGCCTTTTGGTTTTTGTCCCGAAGAAGATTTCAATATTGATTTCATAGACATTGAAATTGTATCTGTTGTAATTTCAGGTATTTCTTGATTATTATGATACTTGTGAAGAACCCATAATCGTAATAAAAAATATGTTTTACTTGTAATTGCATTTGTTCTAATAATTGCTTTTTGTAAAATTTCTAAATATTCCTTAACTTCTTTTTCTTTCTCTAAATCTTTATTAAGAATAGAGGAAATAGGAAGTTTCAAACACCGATATTTATCCGGAGGTTCTTTTTTGATCGCCATCTTTTATAATTTATATAAAGAAAATATCTTTAAATAAATATACGCAATTATATTTATTAAAAACACATTCTGTAATTAACACATTTTTTACAGTTTTTATTTAAACCCAATATATGATTATTACAACATACCCTAGGTGTTTTATATGATATATTATTCCAAAAGTCTTCCAATTTATCTAATCTATTTTCTGAGTTAAAATAAATATACCCGTTTTGTCCATATAATCCCATATCACAACGGCACATAGGACAAAATATTCCGTTATCATTATATATATTAGCCATTTCATAACTATGAATACAAGATGAATGAAAAGCATGACCACAATCTGTTAAAAACGCATTTTTTTTATGCCATATTGGTTCATAACATAAAGGACATTCTTCGCCTATTTTTATGTAGTGCTTTATTTTTAAATTTTCCTTAACTGTTTTCGGAAATTTAGCACGTACCCAATTGTTTTTTAAAGTTAAATACAATGTCTTTATTTTTGAAATTTCGTGTTCTGATATATCGCCAACTATATTTAACGGACACACTACTAAACATTCATCTTTTTCCGCATAAAACCATCTATCCCTTTCATTTGGATGATAAATATCTTCTAATGTAGTCATATTTTCAATTAAATTAATGGTGTCAAGTATTTTTGTGTTATATCAATTATAATTATTTTTAAATCAATTTTTTATACATTTGTTTCTATATTGATCTTTTCCTTTCGTTTTTGATATGCCCTTTGTCTATATTCCTTTAATTTTTCAGGATTTTCTTCCTTTAATTTTTGTAAATAATTAGAACCTAATTCCTTATATTTTTCTTTATTCTTTTCATAGTATCGTTTATGATTATCCCCGTTTGTATATTTCTTTAATCGTTCTTCTAATTCTGCGTTCTTTTTTTTTAATTCATCATTTTCTTTTTGTAATTCTTCCATTTTATATTATAGTATAAATATTTTTAATATTTTTTATAAATATTTATTATGAAGCAACATACAGAGGATTATAAAGAAACTGCTGTAAAATATTATTTAGATATTATATTTATATAATTTTACACATTTTATTTATTGAACGTCACAGTCCATTTATTTTGTTTTTATTATTCCCTATGTAAATCGTACATGCGCTTTTCTAGCCATTTTTCTTTGATTACAGGCGAAACGGTTATTCTCATGTGCTTCTCAAATTCTTCTGGACTATCAAAATATAATGTTTCTCCATCACGACCAGTTTCTCCAGTTGCTAAACGTGTTTTGAAAAACTGGGATTCTGCGCGACTACCTACACGAAATTTATTAAATCGAACACCAGTAACAGCATTACGAATAATAGCACCAGTATCGCACGATGTTGTATAAACTTCATAAGATTCTCTCTTTCTGCCGTTTTTGGCATTGACAAAACGTTTCAACTTATGATAACCAGGGTCAGCCTTTTTTGCGTCTTCATATTTCTTCTTTTTGTTTTTATCGTACGAATTTACACTAGATACTTCAGAAATACTATAAGTATCGGCATCTAAATAATCATTGTATTGTTCCTCGACTTTTTCGTATTCTTCGGCGTACATTTTAATTTAGTAGAGTGTTTTGAAAATATTTCAATAACGAGCGCTTGATATAGATTGCTTGTTATTATATTATGCCATTATTGTTTATATTGTTTTTAATTTATATAAAATAATCCTTATTAAAAAATATAGCATAACTATATAAATGACAAATACCAATACAAAGACCAAGTCAAAGACTCAAATTATTGAAAAAATTATAGGAAAATCATCAAATACAGTATCAATAATCAAAAAAGAGGAAACACCAATGGATGATAATATTTCAACCGAACCAAAACAAACAAATCAAGCAAAAAGAGATATAAACGTTCAATATATAGAAAAAACGCCACTCGAAAATGAAAGTTACATGTATATAGAGAACGATGATTTATCTAGAGACATAGAATTACACCGTGATTTAAATCTAGAATATAATTTATCAATTTGTATTTATAAAATAAATCATGAATTGAGAACACCATTCTTAGAATTTTTCTTTGAAAAAAAGGATAATTTTTATCAATTTCCAGAAACAACAATATTGTTAAAAAATATTCCAGAAAACATGGATATTGATGTCTATTTTTTAGATGAATGTTCTCAATTATATAATTCTAAAAGTGAAAAACCAATCGAAAATATTTCTGAAATGTACAAAGGATTTGTTGATGTTGGAAATAATAATATAATTGCTGTATTTGAGAACCCAGATTTTATACAATCCACTGATAATAAAACAAAAGATGTTCTCGAAAAACCATTAGTATCGAATGATGAGAACCCACAAACAGATGTTCTCGAAAAACCATCAGTATCGAATGATGAGAACCCACAAAAAGAAGTTCTCGAAAAACCATCAGTATCGAATGCTGAGAACCCACAAACAGATGTTCTCGAAAAACCACCAGTATCAACTGTCGAGAACCCACATGATGATTCGATATGGGCAATATTAGATGAAATAAGCATTAAAAAACGCATTTTGGACATACCAATAAAAGATTATATAATTGATATGTTTAATGAACACAAGGTTCTCAATAATATAAAAGATTCTACCAATTTTCCAATTGAAAAACCAATCATTTTATATCAATGTAATGGAACTTATAAAAATTATGAAAATAATTATTATAATGAAAATGAGCATCGTAGTAAATCAATATCAATCCTAGACGAAAGAGTAGAACATGATGTTTTTGGAAATATTTATTTGTTCTCAACAGAACCTCTTGAATATGATAATTTATCAAAAATAAAAAGATATGCCGCTTTTGTTGATAATACATTATACATGTTGAACGATACAAATGTCACGAAAGAAGAATTAGTAGGTGATGAAACAGATATATCAAAATTACCTTTCAAAACATACCATTGTATTAGTTTCAAAGAAGATGATAAAGATTATTGGAGTATAAACACAAATCAATTATTTGTTGAATTATAATTATACATTGTCTATGTTGTTATTAGTGCTATTATAATTTGTATCAATATATTGGTCCAAATCGAATTTTGGTATGGTTATTTTCATTGATTCATATACTTCATCTTTTAATGGTTTTCTGGAGTAAATGTTCTCGAATTCGTTAATATATTCATTGATTTTATTTACATTTTCTTTGTATTTATTTTCTACTTCTTTCTTTTGTCGTTCTAACATATCATCAAATTCTTTTTGACGTTTTGATTGTTCTAATTCTAAATACTTTTTTTGTTTAAGTTCCGCTTCATTTTCATTAATGCGGCGTTGTTGCATCTTGATTAAATTATCTTTTGATTTAACGATTTCTTCGTCAATGGCTGTGTTATCAAAAACATCAATAGACTTATTTAATTCTAAATACCATGGATGTCTCGTTTGATTCGCACTAGTAATAGAGTTACAAATATCAGGTTTTCTTAATTCTTCGAAATTTTTACGTTCAATTGAGCCAGGAGCACCTTGGAATTTTCTATTAAATTCTTTGATAATATCTTCATGTACCATAGGACTAGTTTCCATGAGTCTATCAAATTCTTGACGATTCAATTTCAAAAAATGTCCTGCGTCCATACGTTCTTCTGGTTTTTTTGCCAATTCAATACGAATATTACGCGCAAATTTATCCCATGATATCGATGAAACGCGATGTGCTTCGTTTAATTCTGCGATTTTCAAATATTGTTGTACAGTAGTTAAAATACCGATAAAGATGTTAATAGCACCAATAGCCATAGGAGAATAGACTTGATATTCTGTAGGTAAACTAGTTTGTGCGAATGAAGCAGTTCCTGAAATAGTAGATAATACAATAGCAGGTATAGTAAACCAAGCATTCATGAGAGAATATTTACTATGGGCTCTTGCGTTTAACCATTTATAACATTGAGCAACATCACACCATTCAACCATTATTAATTCATTTTCAGGAGACCATTCAACATGTTGTGTTGAACCTGACGCATTTGTACTAACATTATCAGAATTCTCTTTAAACCGCTGAAGATTTAAATCCGCCCCTTCAGGTCTAAATTCATCTAAACGTTTTTTTTCTTGTTTCTCGATATCATGATTATCAATTTCCTGGTTATCGTGTTCATCTAGTTCATTTAGTTTTAAATTTTCTTTATCAATTGAATTACGGGATAACATCATATAATATTTAGTTTATATTATATAATTGTAAAAAAAATAGAATTATGATTACAAAAATAGAATTGTCTTGTATAATGATTATATTGTTTCTTCACTAGAAATAGAATTTTCCACGTCTATTATTTCTTCCTTTTTATCTAATATTTCCTCTAAAATCGATGATTGTATATTTTCATCTCGTTTTTCCACGATTACTTCTAATTTTTCAATCATTTTATCAGTATTTTCCATAAGTAAATCAGAATCTTCTAAAATGGATTCTATTTGTACGTCTTCACCTACAAAAAAGAATCGTTCAATTCTTTGTTCATCGCCAATATCTTCGATGGAAAATGTATGATTAATATTAATATTGTTCTCGATTTCTTTATAAAAATCCTGCATTCTTAAATATAATCGATTGATTTGTTTTTTTTGTGATATATGAAAAAAAGAAATGTAGTTAACAAATAACGAAACTTGCTCTTTCAAAAAATTATTTTCATAGTTTAATGTGTTTAAAAAATTAGATATCGAGAACCCCACCTTTTGGTTTTCATTATAATGTCCAATTTGGTCATCGTTTTCAGTATATTGTGTATATAATTTATTTATTAAGTGTAGAATATTATTATGAATATCTTTTATATCCTCGATTTTATACTCAAGAAAAGGTTCCAAATCTTTGTAAACAGGGTAAGTTTTTAACTCTAAATCATTAATATTCATGGTACTTTCTTCATTTGAACGTGAATTTTTCATCAATTTGGATAATTCGGCGTGATTTTCTTTTATGTAATTAAGAATAATATTAAATAATTTATAATAATCACAATACATACGGTTATTCATCAATACTCTAAATCTATCGATGTTCTCCATTTCCATAGCAAAAGTCTTATATTGAAAATAAAACGAATCTAAACAAAACATAAATATTTTTTTATTATTTGATTTAATGAGGTCATTATATACTTCTTTCAAATGAGCCAATTTTTCTATTACTAAATGTTTTATTTTTGCGACTTCACGTTTTAATGTAATAATATTATCGAAATTTATTTTTAATTTTTCAATTTGAAATGCGTAAATATGAGACATTATATAATATATCATTAGAAAATTACAACATTTCAACTCGAAATAAAAAAAGGCAATAGTGCCAATTTTTATTTTTATTTTTCATTTTTGTCATTGTATAAAGTCTAACAAATCTCAATTCTTCCCAAGAATGGAATTCCATTATATATTTCTTTTTCGATTTCATAATATTCATTTATTAATTCAATTCGGTCTTGCTCAGTCAAACCACTTTCAATATCAATGCCATATGGAATAAATTCTTTCGTTTTTGAAAATATTGATTTATCTAGAATTGGATGAATTTTACCAAAATTATGCTTAGATTCTGGCTGCTTATTGTATTTATCGACAAACCATTTTAAAGTCATAAATGCGGGTGCCTTTGTAACGATTTGTTTAACATTACAACTTAAATGTCCACGGTCTTTCAATTCAACATGTTTTTTAACTTCCCAAAATTTGGCTTCCTCGATGTCGTAAAAGATTCTAACTACTTTATTTTCACATATTGAACCATAAAACGTATTTGCTTCAATTGTATTATATAATTGAATCATGACAAATGCGAAATAATAAGGATTTTTGTTTTCATTGACTCTGTTATGTATATCTATGTAAAATACTTTACCAATCTTTAAATTATCAAATGTTCCATTAATTATACTTTTATTCACACTTCCTAAAATACGAGGAATATATATTTTTGCGATTCTTGATTCCATGTTCTCAGTTTGTACTTGTTGATTTACTTGTTGTTTGAATAACTTTCATTATTTATATAAAAATATCATCAATTTTTCGTTTTTTACAGTTAAAAAATACGAAAAAATATAAAAAAATATAAAAAAATATAAAAAAATATAAAAAATTGATTATAAATTATATTAACAAAAAACCTTTATCTTTAGTTACAATCGCAGTTGAATTATAATATATCATGTCAATCATTCAAGAATCTTTCATTTTACTTCATAATAATGAAAACAATAAACCAGTAATCAAATATCCAAATTATGAAACATCATCATTTGGAGTATTAAATATAAAAATCAAAAAAACAAAAAAAACAACAATGCCTACTTGTTTCGTTTTCACAATTGACAGAACAGGGTCTATGTCAGAATTTTGTGGAAATGGTAGAATAACACGTATGGATTATATCAAACAATCATTTCAAAGTATGATGAATTATTTTGCTAAACAAGAAACACATATTATTGTACGAGTACATGCGTTCAATGAAAATGTCGATGTATTAGTAGATAACATTTTGATAACTCCTGATAACGTAAATTCTATTATAGAAAAAATCAAAAATTTAGAACCAGATGGTAGTACTAACATAGCTAATGCTATTACAAAAGCAAATGAAGCATTGGTAAAATATTCCACTGATAATCCTACACATCAAATCTGCCATATATTTATGACAGACGGAGAACCTACTAGTGGTGAACATAGCGCTGACGTGTTGGCTGGTATGGTAAATGAAAACTTTACAAATATATTTATAGGTGCAGGATTTGGTCATAACGCATATATTTTACGTAAATTAAGTGAAAAGAAAAACGGAGAATATTTATTTATTGATAATATGGAAAACGCAACATTGGTTTACTCTGAACCAGTACATAGATTCCTTTATCCTGGATTAAAAGATATTCGTTTAGAAGTAGAAAATGGTAAAATTTATGATTGGAAAACAAATAAATGGGTTTCTGTATTAGAAGAACCCGATTTAGTGAGTGAAGTTGATAAATATTATCATTTAGTTACAGATACCCCCAATGAACTAGATGTTAGCATTTATGGTATAGAAGTAGGTGTTGCTGCTGATTCCGCAGATGAAATTGCCGCCGATTTATCTAGTAAATTATTAGATATAGTAGAAGTTATGCCAGATTTAATTGATTTTGATACAAACAAAATAGTCGAACCAAACGATTTATCAAAATATATGTTCAAACAATTAACACAGGAATTATTATTCAAAGCGAAATCTAAGGAATATAATTATAACGAAATTTATTATTTTAAAGAATTGCTTCGAAATGTATTCAAGAAAATGCGAAATTATATGCGCAGCAAAGGATTATTAGATGACCCATTTATGAAGCAATTATGTAATGATATTAGTATTATTTATTCAACAATTGGAAAATCAAACGGGATTATGTTTGCTATGTCAAGAAGTTGTTCTCAAGGAAGACAACAATCATATAATACAAATAGCATCAATATAAATGATACAATGGATTTCAATACGCCAATTTTAAACCGACCACCATTGTTGAAAAGGTCTAATTATATACCTGATATTCCAGAATCAGTAAATGAGGATGACGAAGATAATAATTTATTTGATTCTAATCAGGGATTATTCGGTTTGAAAAATGGAATGCGTAGAATGAATGATTTCAATAGTATTAATCAAAATCAACACGATTTTGATGAAATTAAACGTGCTATAGTATGCGATGATTTCGATAATATGAATAATTTACCTCCACTGCCCGGTATGACTACTCCTACAAATAGTAATAGTAATAGGAATGTGTATTTTCCGAATATGCCAGATATTGCTGATTTATGTTCTAATTTAAATATTTTGAAAATAATTTGCCAAGGAGATTCTACTATTTTAGAAGAAGAAACAGTCGAGACTGTCATAATAGAAGACGATTTAGAATCATTTATTCCAATAGAAGATACTACAAGTTGTTATACTACACCAAGCGCGTTGAGTACAATCCGTAGCATGAGCCAATGTTAGTTAGATAGACCTCAATAATTATTATGAATTTATGTAATCTATAAAAACCTTTTTTTATTTGATTCATTGGAAAAATATATATAACTAGTTGAAAACATAATAAAAAAATATAGTTCAATAATATATTTGATAATATGGAAAAAGAAAACGTCCAAAAAGAATCAGAACAAGAGAATACTATTCCTAATAATTTTCGTAATGTTATAATGGATTTTACAAATGATTTATCTATAACATTTCCAGAATTTTCGTATTTATGGTCAAAATGGACAAATAAAGATTTGCCCGAACTAGAAATTAAGGAACTTTTTGATTATTGTATAAAAGTATATCCAGAACGTTTCTTTGATATTTTATATCAAAATCAAGATATATATAATGATGGTTCTGAATTCAATACATTTTTCTTACCAAATGTAGATTTTAAGATGCTTTTTGCGTGCGAGGGTATTAGCGAAAATACTCAAAAAAGTATTTGGAAATATTTACAGTTGATTTTATTCACAATTATTGGTGGTATTAAAGATAAATCTAGTTTTGGTGATAGTATGAATTTATTCGACGGAATTAATGAAGGTGATTTACAAGAAAAATTAAAAGAAACCATGACAGGTCTTACTGATTTTTTTAGTTCAATGGGAATGGATACTGAAAATACTGGTGAAAAAACAGAAGAAAATGAGGATGAAAACGAGAACAATATGAAGTTTCAAGAAGGTTTCAAAAATATGTTTGAAAATATGCCAAACGCAGAAGAATTCAAAAAATCATTTCCATTCGATAAAATGGGAGGAATGCCAAATATGGAGAACATTCAAGACCATTTAAAAACCTTATTTGAAGGTAAAATTGGGACACTAGCAAAAGAAATGGCAGAAGAGATTTCTGGTGAATTTAGTGATTTATTAGGTGAAGACACCAATGATATTCATAGTACAAAAGACGTTATACAAAAACTAATGAAAAATCCTAAGAAAATCATGGACCTCATGAAAACTGTTAGTAGCAAATTGGATAATAAGATGAAAAATGGTGAAATCTCAAGAGAAGAAATAATGAAAGAAGCCGGCGATTTGATTGGTAAAATGAAAGACATGGGTGGTCAAGACCAATTTACCGAGATGTTTAAAAATTTAGCCAAAAATATGGGTATGGGAAAAAACATGAAATTAGATACAAACGCACTAGATAGAATGACAAAACAACAGGCTATGAAAGAACGTATGCGCAATAAGTTAGAAATGAAGAAACAAAAACAAGCAGAAGAATTAGAAAAAATGAAGGAACGTACTAGACAACAAATGGCAAATGCTGCGAAATTTTCATTGGAATCAAATTCAGAAAATAGTTTTGTTTTTAGATTAGACGGTCAGGAAGCTCAACAAAAGTCTTATAAATCAACTGCTGATATGATGGCTGATATGTTAATTGCTGAGGAAGAAGCCGAAAAATCGAAAGCAGCAGCTGAGAGCACCCAAACAAAAAAGAAAAAGAAGAAGACCAAGAAATAAATACAGATACAAAACGTGATACAAAATTGTCATACAAAATTGTCATACAAAAACGTCATACAAAAACGTCATACAAAAACGTCATACAAAAATATACAATAATAATATAGATGAATTTATTTAAATATATTAATATACCTGTATTTTTGATTAGTTTAGCATTTGGATTGTTTGCTGTCTATATTACAATGCCAGATACACGTAAGATATATGTTTATCCAACTCCAGAAAACGTGGCATTGTTACAATATAAAGACAAGACAGATACTTGTTTTTCTTTTAAACAAACCGAAGTAACATGCCCTAAGAATGAAAATGAGATTTCGAAAGTCCCTGCTCAATCATAATATTTTTCATAGCATAATATATAATAATATATTATACTGTTGTAATGAATTTTAAAAGATTATTGAATACTCCATTAGGAATAACATTCATTTCAATTATATTAGGTTTAGGATTAGCAACATTATTCAGAAAAGTTTGTAATGATAAGAATTGTATTGTATTTAATGGACCTGTTATAAGTGATATCGAAGGAAAAATTTATAAACATGGTGATAAATGCTATAAATATTCGGTAGTATCTGATAAATGTGATTCTACAAAACGTGTCATAGATATGTCTGAACCAAAAAAAGATGAAACTGAAAAATTATTTTAGCAAACTTTTTAGTAAATAAAATATAAAATGCGTCAAACTATACAATCTTTAGATATCTTTTATTGTATAGTTCTAAAATGGAAAATAGTATTACAAGAATTGCGGATTTGCCAGATACTATGACAAGTCAATCGAACACATCATATTCTATGAATATTCCACAAAATATCAATAATAATCCACCAATTAGTAGTGGCGGACAAACAGATAATGGGTTACCTACAAATTATATTCCGATTAATGTTCATCCAAATCCATATGGAATTTCCGCACAAAATCCAATTATGCCTATTCCACAACAAACTACTGGACAGCAACAGCAACAACCACAACAACAACAACCTCAATATCAACAAATGAATTATATAGGACAACCTACACAATCACAACAATTCATGTCACAAGAACATCAACAACAACGATTACCTTCTCGTGATATTCCACGCGATGCTACTGGATATATTCAAGATGAACAAATCCAACCAAATTATATTCCAAAATCAACTGTAAAGAATGACTATGTTAGAGAGTATGAGGATACTACCGAAAAAAATATGAGAGAATATGAACAAAAAAAAAGACATGAAAATAGATTAGATATGATATTTACAGAATTACAAACACCGCTTTTGATTGCTATTTTGTTTTTTATATTTCAAATGCCCATTATAAATACTATGATTTTTAAGAAATTTTCATTTTTATCGATTTATACCATGGATGGTAATTTTAATATATATGGGTTATTGTTCAAAAGTTTACTTTTTGCTAGTCTTTTTTATAGTATTACAAAATCAATGAAATTTTTAAGTGAGTTTTAGACATTTTCTAATTGTTGAAATATTGTCGGCATTTATGGAGCCTAATGAACCAATATGTTGGCAATTAGGACACTCACAATACCCTTTTTTATTTCTATCTATTTCTTCGCATTCGTTATGTAATGAATGATTACAACGAACGCATGTTACAAAATTAATAGTTTCTATTTTTTTTTTACAAATTACACAAATATTATCATTTGTGGTTTTAATGCCATTTGATATACAGTTACCCATTTGTCTGTTTTATTATATTTGTTACTATAAATATAATAAAATCAATTTTTCGGATATTAACGTTTGTATAAAATTATAATATCATATTCGATATTTGATTTTTACGAGTTTTACGATTATTGCCGATAAATAAATTTAAAAATCCATCATCGTCTTCCTGTGTGTCAATAGTTGATTTCTCTTCCACCACAATGCTTGAATCTTTAGAAACGGTGTTCGTATTTCCCTTTGATTTGTTCTTATCGCCTGGTAGATATTTCAAAAACCACATTTCATATTCTTTCGTATTTCTTTTATTTTTCAATTCTTTAAATTTCTCTGATTTTTCGGCTCGCATACTTTCTAATGTAGGTTGTTTTCCATAGCAATCAATACTGAATCGTTTTAACAATCCCTTTTGTTCCAACCTATTTTTTTGTTCAATTTCGAACAAAAATTGTGCCATACATAATAATCTATCTTTTTGATAATATGGTTTATCAGCATAAATAAAACTCAAATAAAATGCCAAAATAGTATCGATAGTTGCTATATTGATTTTCATGTTATTCAAAACAATAGTATTATAACTATGACATGCGATTGGTTTATAAATAAAAGCCATGGTTTCATTTCCAACACGTAATTCGATGTTTTCTGGAATAATTTCACCAATAGGTTTATTACGAACTAGTTTAATTTGTTTGAAGCCTTCTCTCATAAGATGTTCTTTGATAATTATAGCGCATTTTTCAGGCTCCTCTGATATAACATCAAAATCAGGTATTTTACGAACAATATGTTGTTGTTTTTCTGTCATATATTTCGAGTATAAACTAGTGGCATATCCACCAAAGAAAATTACACTTTCATTTATAAAAGCATCTCTTATGGTTATATATAAACGTTCAGAATCGTCTGAATCATTATCCATTTTTCGTTGGAAATCAATATTATTACAATCACCATTTGGCTTCATAGGGTAATGGTCATTCAATAATGTTAGACGTTTCATTACTTTTTCCCATCTAGAAACATCGCCTTGTGGACGAGATAATTCCAAATACATCGCCATCCGTAGATAATTTGGAGGCGCGTAACGTATTCCAGAAACAATAATTGATTCTTTACTAATGGATTTATAGATGACTTTGTCTAGTAATGTAATATCTGCTATAGGAATATAATTAACAAATACTTTGAAAGTGCCCATATGTACGCCTGATTTCGCTTCTACATCGATATAACCTGCTTTATAATAAATATCGGCTAATTCTTTCGCATCTTCTAAAGCATTTGATGAGAAAAAATCATAATCCGGGATTTCGATATCTCTATCGTAGAATTGGGCTTGTTTTGGTAATATATTATTGATAGCAGTACCACCATAACATACTAGTTTTTTTCTTCTTATGAAATTTTCAACAATTAGTAATATTTTTTTGATTTCATCATTCTTCGCGATTTTTTCACCTTGAATTTTCTCAGTTTCATCGACAGCTTGTCTTAAAATGGCTAATTCACACTCTTGAAATGTCATTTTATTGTCGCATATTTCTGGTTTGAATTTCTTTGTTTTGATGTTTTTTTTATGATATTTATGCATATAAAATATCATAACATTTTATTCATCGTCATTTTGTATTTGACTAAAATAATTTCATAAATATCTTATTTATATTTTTTATTCTTTTATTACGAACAAGAACTGATACATTTTTTACTTTAGAAATAGCCTCATTTATACCATTTCTCCAATACGCCTTGTCTCTAGATTGGTCATTATTATAAACATTACATATTATAATGTTATCAATATTACGAATCGCTTTCTCATTGGTAGCCACCACAAATATAATTATTTTATTATATTTTTGTTCCATATATTTTTTCAATATTTCTGCGTATTTCAATTGACCAAAATACAAAGCAATAATAGGTTTTGAATCATTCATTATGTTTTTGAATCTTTCTATACGCCTTTGATATTTCGCAAGAACTTCCTCATGATAGTCTTGCCAATTATCAACAATTGTTCCATCGTGATTTACTGGGTATTCATGCGGATATTGTATGCCATATTCGTCCATTTGCCAATGATTATCTAACGTAAAATGTAATTTTTTATGAAATTTGCTGAAATCATCTTCAATACAATTGATTATTTGGATATTATTGGAGACTATCCAATCAAATGGTAATGAATATTTACGTAATTCTAAATCTTTTGCTATAAGTGCTGGAGCACAATTTATACCTAGTGTAATTATATTATATTCCATTACAATTAATAATATATACTAATATCATAACATTTTATTCATTGTCATTTTGTATTTGACTAAAATAATCAATGGCTATAGCCATAGGCACAAAAGCAGTTTTGTTATCATTAAAGAATTTTTCATATTCTCTTAATTGTGAGTCTTTATTGTAAAATTTATATGGCACTATTTGAGTTCCATAGTCTTTTACAAAGTTTTTATAATCTGGATTTTTTATGTATTTTTTGTTTGTATTTATATCCGGCATGATAACATACATATTTTTGACACTTGTGCGATTTTCTTTACTAAATGTTTGATTATTGTTCATATCATTTGATGATTTTGCTAAAGTTGTCAATCCTCCTGCTAATAAACCACTACCAGCAATAGCAGCCGATGTTAATAGTTTTAAATTTTCTTCTACCTGTTGTTTTTGTTTTTGTATTTCATTCCCTAATGTAGCAATCGACCCTGATTGTTGAATATTTTTTAATATTTTTTCGACAGCTGCCGCGGCAGCATCTTGTTGGGCTTTTATTGCCGCACCAAAGCCAGCATCTTGTTGGGCTTTTATTGCCGCAGCATCGGCAGCATCTTGTTGGGCTTTTATTGCCGCAGCAAAGGCAGCATCTAGTTGGGCTTTTTTAGCAGCTGCTTGGTCACGATCACGTTTTAGTATCTCTTCTATACTAAGCATTTTATATTTTTATATATTCCTTATATTATAAAAATATTATATTTTCACAAAACTATACAATAGTAGGTGGAGAAGTATACTGTTTCATAATTTCATTATATTGTAATAAAAACAAATTGATACCACCACTTTCCATATTTACATATTTCGTTAAATCATAACAATTTTGTTCAACAAGATCACATGAACAATAATCTTTATACTTAGGTTCAATCGTTTTATCTATAATTAAAACCACTTTCCCCATTAAATCAGCAAATTTAGTATCTTTTGTAACTACTCCATTGTATAATTTCGATTTTAAAGCATAATCGACTGATTTGGCAACCGCTTTATAAAAGTTCTTTTTCAATATCTCATTTTTCTTAAAGTTATCTAGATAAGCATTGTCGTTTGTAAAACCAGAATATTCGGATTTATCTACTTTTTGTGGTTTGATTCTTAATTGTATAAATAATGGGTCTCCGTTATTCGGTGAATTTGATGAAAACCCGTTTGCAACAGCAGCTGCTAAAACTTTATCTAATAATATACTATTTTCAGTCTCTAAATTTTTGAATTTGTTATCTAATACATACGAAACCACAGGTGTGTACAAATCGTCAATATCATTGCTTTTTTTATTATTAATATAAAAAACTTCGAAATCTAAAAAACGGCATCCTCTAGATAATATATATTTAACCATATCCAAATTTACATATTTACCGGTTATAGCACTATTATATGAACCCATAATACAATATTCTTTAAGAGGTAAATTAGTTAATTCAGGTTTAATGGTAAGAATTTTAACAGGCTCTTTTGATTTTAATGATTCTAACTCAGAATCGGGTGTAGATGTAATAGAACCTAATCCTAATAATCCTTCTTTTATTGATGTATGGCTATTCAATTCTATATACTGTCTATTTTCAATACTTTTTTTAATTAAGCGCCATATTAAATATATTATCAATAATATTATTATGATTATCAATATTTTTCTAAGAAATTCCATTTTGATATATAGATATATATTCTATAGATAAACAAAAATATAAAAATATATATAAAAATATATTATAAAGGATTTATTCATATAGACATGGCCGGAGGATTACTAAATATAATATCTGTTGGAAATAACAATGTAATTTTAACAGGAAATCCTAGTAAAACATTTTTTAAAGTTACATATTCCAAATATAGTAATTTTGGATTACAAAAATTTCGAATAGATTATGATGGTTTAAGAGATTTACGTTTGACAGAACCGTCGACATTTACATTTAAAATACCTCGTTATGCTGAGTTATTAATGGATACATATATTGTAGCAACAATACCTGATATTTGGAGTCCTATTTATCATCCTATCGCCAGTAATATAAATGGTACAGATAATCGTTGGGCTCCATATGATTTCAAATGGATTGATAATTTAGGTACGCATATGATTAAAGAAGTCGAGATTACATGTGGTTCATTGGTAATTCAAAAATATACAGGTGAATATCTAGCCGCTATGGTTGACCGTGACTTTACGACGGAGAAAAAAAACTTGTTTAATATGATGAGTGGAAATACACCTGAATTATATGACCCAGCCAACGTATTGGGTCGTACTAATGCTTATCCATCCGCATATTACACACCCAATTCGACTGGTTCTGAACCATCTATACGCGGAAGAAATATATATATACCCATCAATACATGGTTCACACTAAATAATGGTTGTGCTTTTCCATTGATATGCTTACAATATAATGAATTAATAGTAAAAGTAACAATGCGTCCTATACAAGAATTATTCCGTGTGCGTGATGTATTTGATAATCAATACAATAGGCCTTATGTACAACCAGATTTTAATGAAGATAGATATCAAATGTATCGATTTTTACAAAGTCCACCAGCAGTAAAGATAACATCTGATAATTATGAAAACAAAAATTCAACATGGAAATCAGACATACATTTAATATCAACTTATTGTTTTTTATCGAAAGAAGAGGCGAAATTATTCGCAAGCGAAGACCAGGTATATTTAGTGAAAGACGTATTTGAATATAAATTTGAAAATGTTACAGGAACCAAAAAATTAAAATTGAATTCCAATGGAATGATATCTAGCTGGATGTGGTTTTTACAACGTAATGATGTAAATTTACGCAATGAATGGAGTAATTATACCAATTGGCCATATAGAACAATCCCATCAGATGTACAATATGCGTCTACAAATGACACAAACGAATATGATTTTACAGTCACAGCTGACATAGGAATTGATCCAAAAGACGGTCGTAATAATGGTATAACTATTACAGGTGATTATCATACTGAAAATAGAAAAGAAATTTTAGAAACAATGGGTATATTATTAAATGGTGAATATAGAGAAAACATACTAACTAGAGGTATTTATGATTATATTGAAAAATATACACGAACAAATGGTTTTGCGGAAGAAGGATTATATTGCTATAATTTCGGTTTAAGTACAAATCCATATGAATATCAGCCATCTGGCGCAATTAATTTGAGTAAATTCAAGAACATTGAATTGGAATTAACCACTTATGTTCCACCGATTGATACAATCGGATCTAGTTTCGACGTAATCTGTGATTTAGATGGAAATGCGATAGGTGTAAGAAAATCCAATTGGAGATTATATGAATATAATTTCAATTTAACCCTATATGAAGAACGTTATAATGTATTATCATTTATTGGGGGTAATTGTGGAATGTTATATGCTAGATAAATATTTATCGTTATTAGTAAAAAAATAGTTTTTTATAACTAGATATATTATAATTGTAACTATTATAATATATAAATGGGATTATATAAAAACATAAATACAAAAAAAATAGATATATTTAGTGAGCTATTTATTCCAGATAATTCTTCAAATAAAAAACAGATAGACAATTTTCAAACCGAAAGTATGGTACATAAATTAAAAACAATAAAGAAAAAGAAAAAAAAACAATTGAATAATTTCAAAAATATCGAGGAATTACAAAATATTCATGAACGCAATATTAATGATGAAAATGAAAATGGACAACATCAACAAACACACATTGTCGAAGGTTATCAACAATATGCTTATGAGAAATATAGTCAAAATGATATTTATAAAAAAAATTGTGACCCGAATTTGTATGATGGGTGTGATTCAGTCAATGAAAATAAAAATAACGCTGATGACCCTAGAGCTAAATTAATTGATGCTATCAATAAAGCATTCCGGTTTGTTGATGGAAAAACTTATCAGTTGGCTGATATAATACGTAAGGCACTATCTTTTGAGGAATTTACAAAAAAACAAAAAACTCCGCCTAAGTGGTTACGTGATTTACAAGCTAAATCAAAAGATGTAAGTTATCAATCAGGTAAAATCTCGGGTGGCATTTCTCAAAATGAGAGAAATAAAATGAAAGATGCGGATTTAAAAATGAAAGCGTATTCTTTGGGAATTGATCCAAAAGATGTTACCCCTGAAAAGCTAAATGAATTGAAATTTACTATACAGAATGAGGGGTCAGATACTATGATTTTAAAAAAATATATGAGTTGGTTTTTATCAATTATAGTAAGTTGTTTCGCAGTATATAATTGGTTCTTTGTAATGTATTACAAAGATGATAACAATAAACGAGTCGATTTATTTGATATAACGAGACGGGGATTATATGTTGCTAAGAAAGATAACTATTTTTTAAAATTGATTTACATGTTTTTTCAATTTGCTATGTTTATACCTGAAAAATTTGAATTATATTTTGTAAAACAAATGCCTGATATGTTTTCAAAAATAATGAACCCTAGTTTTTGTTTTATTACATTATTTTTTGCTCTAATTTATTTCTTGAATAATTGTCTTGGTATGGCAAAAATGTTCATTATAGATTCTATTATGTTAGACCTGAAAAATTTTATAGTAGCCACACTTAATACAATAGTAGTATTTTTGTTTGGAATACATATGGTTTCATTTGAATTTTACTTTGATATTCCATATATGATACAAGAAGCACAAAAGATGGCTATTATGAGCACAGTAGGATTACTATTTATGATATTTTTTAGAATTATTCATTTTGTAATTATTTTATTTATTTCGGTTCCAGTAGGTGGTGTATTATTAATGTTATATGTGTTATTTACATCTTTCTTTGGAATATTCGCATATTCAGGTTTTAATCCAAAAGAAATTATTAATAAAATAATCGAAATAAATAATTTTACTAGCTTTAAATCAAAAGACCATATAAGTGAATGTGATGAACCATCCATTTTTGATAGATTTATACGCATTATCAATTATATTTCTGATTTCTTTTACAAATATTGTTTTTGGATTGCTTTTTTGTATATGTTGATATATGCGTCTATTGATTATTGGCAAAATATTAAAGCACCTCTATTAAAGACATCATTGTTGTGTATTAATTCTATGTTGATTTTGTTATTCTCTGTATTATGTTATATTAGTTATAAAGCTAAAAATGATAAAGATTCAAACATTGACAAATCTGTCAATCCAGATAAACAAACAAATATAAATGAAAAAATTTATAAAGAAAAAGTGAACAAAATAATAGAAGAAGCCAAAAAACCTTCACAACCAACTTCACAACCATCAGCACCTAAAAAAGATGATATAAATTCACTAACAGTACCATTTCAAGAAAACATAAAATTGCCCACATATACGACCGTAGGAGACACAACCGCACCATTTCTTCAAGATATGAATTCGTCACCACCAACCGCACCTTTTATTGATGATATAAATTCGGCAACGGCACCACTTAAAGAACTTCAAACACAAATGAATGATGATTCTCTTTCACAAAAATAAAAATATATTTTTTAAATGTATGTATAAAAATATATATAAAAACATTCATTCATAAAATATAAATATGGGAAAAAAGCCTTCCAATAGTAAAAACTTTGTACCAATGGTATCGGTATGTACTCCAACATTCAATCGTCGTCCATTTATTCAAACTATGTTTGAATGTTTTCGTAATCAAACCTATCCAAAAAATAGAATTGAATGGATTATTGTTGATGATGGCACCGATAAAATTCGAGATTTAATTGAAAAAGCTGATATACCACAAATACGTTATATCGAAGTAAAAGAAAGAATGAATTTGGGTGCTAAGCGAAATTATATGCATAGTTTCGTAAAAGGAAATATTGTAGTTTATATGGATGATGATGATTACTATCCACCAGACCGCATTTCTCATGCTGTAGAAACACTACAAGCGAATCCAAATGCGTTATGTGCTGGTTCAAGTGAAATATATATTTATTTTAAACATGTCCAAAAAATGATTCAGTGTGGTCCATATGGTCCAAATCACGCTACTGCGGGCACATTCGCGTTTCGTTCTGAACTATTAAATATTACAAAATATGAAGACCATGCCGCACTTGCGGAAGAGCGGGCATTTTTGAAAGAATATACAATTCCGTTCGTTCAATTAGACCCAATGAAATCAATTTTGGTGTTTTCACATGAACATAATACATTTGATAAACGAAAAATGTTCAATAATAGTCACCCTGATTATTTCAAAGAATCAACAAAAACTGTAGATGATTTTATTAAATTTACAAGCGAATCAAAAATAAAGAAATTTTTTATGAAAGATATTGACAAATTACTAGAAAAATATGAACCTGGTCATCCTAATATGAAACCAGAAGCATTAAAACAAATTAAAGAGATTGAAGCAAAGAGAGACCAAATGATCAAAGAAGAAATGGAAAAACAAAGACAACAAGGACAACAAAATGGTCCTATATTATTACAACGTCCAGGAGAAGCACCTGTTGAATTATCTCAGCAGGATATCGTCAATATAATGACACAACAACAGCAGCATATTCAACAATGTACTCAACGCATTACAGAGTTAGATAATGTGGTAGCTATTTTACAAACCCAATTAGCTGAAAAAATAAAAACAATACAAACATTACAATCGTCAAAACCACAATCTGGTAATGATACAACAAGTGCAACTGCTACAAATAATTCAAACAATGAAATAATTTTGAAAATTATGACAGAAAGAAACAGAGAATTAGAAATGAGGCTTTCCAACATACATAATGAGTTAAGTAATAAAGAAAAAACAATACAAACATTACAATCATCTCAAAATCAAACGCCCCAAAATACCAATCATGAAGCAATTTCAAAAATTATGACAGAAAGAAATACTGAACTAGAAAAATCCATTACTAATATGCGAAAACTACTACAAGATAAGAACAGTGAAATTGATGAATTAAATATTAAAATACTCAATCTTAAAATAGATAAAATGGATAATGAAAATAATGAATCCTCTAAACAATCTTATACTAGAATTCCAATCGAAGTAGTAGATTCAGCACAATTTTCTCAAGAAGTAAAATCAAAACCAAAAACAAAGAGTGACCCTGAATTTATCATTGATATTTCCATGTAATTTTTCCAAATATTTTTTCCGAATAATAATTGTTTTATGTTTTTCACATAAAATAATTGATTTTTATTAGAATTCTTAGAGTTCATCATCATCATCATCATCACCATAACTGATTATTTCCTTTTTGATGTTTTTATCCAAATATCTATATATTCTTTTTATATCTAATTTCGATATATTATAATCTTCAAATATTTTTTCTACTTCATTAAGTTGTTCTATGTTATTACAAAAATCACCTCCTTTCAAAAATTTCAATTCTTGAAACATATTGATCAAATCTTTTTTATCCATATCCAATTCTTGACATAAATTATAAATAAACAACATGTTATTATATTCTGTTGAATATTTTGTTAATACTTTTGTAAATCTTATTTCCGATTTTTCGAACATTCCTTTGTTTTCTGGAAATTTGTCATGATATAACTTGTTATTATAAAATGTTTTCATTAATGAACTCATCTCATTGAATTGCCAAATTTGACTCTGAAACGTAATCCTATCAATATAATCAGCAAAACATATATTTTTTAATATTTTTAAATAAAATGGAAAACTCGCATTTATCGATTTATTCGAGATAACATCTACAATATTTTCATGCCATAACAGTGCTACAATTGTTCTATCAGTTTCATTCATAAACCTATTATGATGCTCCATTTTTGCTGGATTATTAATCAATGTTTGTGTAATTTTTTTTGAATCTTCATTATAGGATTTGATATTGAATATATTATTAAGAGTTTCAGCTGTTATCAATTCTGGTTTTTTTTTAAATACGTCATTTATAAATATATATTTACGTAAATCTCCTTGTATATATTTTAATACAGTTTCATTATATTCTGGCTTATTTATACTAGTTGGAATTGTTTGTAATAATAATTTATTCATTTGCTGAGAGGTCGGTGTCTTCAATTCAAAAGTATTACAAACCTTCATCAGCTCTTTTATTTTCTTATCTATGTAGTAATTTCCTATACAAATAATTGGATTCATTGTCATATTTTCTAATCGCTGTTTTTTTGTTTTTTTTTGTCGAATTATTTTGATTAGTGCTGTAATGCCACCTTTATCGCCATTATTCATACCATCTATCTCGTCCATTACAATAGCTATTTTTTTTACTTGTCTTTTCATCATATCGAGAACATTACGATTTGATACGTTATTTGTAGTTATTGTATCAATTAATGACTTATTACGAACATCACCCGCATCGTACTTTATAATATCATAATTCAATTCAGTTAATAAATTCATAACAAATTGCGTTTTACCACTACCAGGAGAACCGTAAATATATATACCCTTTTTGAAATTTAAATTTTTACAATTACTATCGAATGATAATAATATATTTTTTATATCATTGGCAATTTGCTCTCTTTCAAATATATTATTAAAATTAACGTTTGACATATTATAAGGTATATTACTATGTCGTCATTTATTTATATCTAATTTTTTACGAATATTTGTTTTGTATTTTTTATGTTTTTGTTTTTGTATAATTCATTTTTTTATTATACAAAAATATTCACCTGTCTAATGCCTGAATGAACTGAAATCCGCAGTTATTGGCATAAAATTAGCGCCATCTTTTTGTGGCAATGTACCATAATATGAATATTGGTCAGTATATTGATTTTGTGTTCCTAACACCATAGGTACTGTTCCGTTATTTCTATAACGTATATCTTCACCATAATAGGTTCCTACTTGTCTATCTCTATCACGAGAACCTTGCGTTAATATATCTTTTACACCAGAGCCAGCATCACGTATTAGACCTTTTGCTTCAGATGCGGCGCCTTTCAGTAATCCAGTTGCGCCAGAAGCAGTATCCTTCAATAATCCAGTTGCTCCTGAAGCAGTATCCTTCAATAATCCAGTTGCGCCCGAACCAGTATCTCTTAATAAATTAGCAGTTCCAGTACCAGCATTGGAAATAATATTTCCAGCAGTATCTACAACTTTGCCTGCTACATTTGTAGAACCCGTTCCAATATTCGAAATAGCTCCTGCCAAATTGGTGCGAGTATCGGTTGTATTTTTATTATCAACAATTGATTTTCCATCTGTAGTCAACGTTCCACTACCACCACTACCACCACAGTTTGTACATGTTTGACTTGAAGATCCAGCACATGATGCGCAAGCAGGACAAGATGGACATACCGGAGGTACAATTTGTGACTTAAGAATATATTTGTCATCGAATTCAGTTTCACTATTATTGCAATTGTATTTCTCTTTCCAATTAAAATAGTTTGAAATTGGACAACTCGAACTATTATTTGATGAATCAGTTACTGTTACTGTAGGTGATGATGTAGTTGTTTGTGTTGCTGGAACATTGGATGTTGTCGAAGACGGTGTTGTACTTGGCGTTGATTGAGCTGGTTCATCAGCGACAACAACGGTTTTATCATTGAATCTTACTACATTTCTTAAAACAATTTTTGTCTTACTATTATCTTTATAAGTTGCTAATGCTACAACTGTTTTTACTCCAACACATGAATATATTACTAAATTTTGACCACAAACATCTAATACATTCCATGAATTGAATCCTACATTTGGAATAGTAGAGGTCTTTGTATCATTTGTATTTGGAGTAGGAACTGTAGTTATTTCACTTTTAGTTTTATATCTATCATATACAGTTAATTTCTTATTAGTGTTATCACCACTTTGTATAATTAAATTTGAATTGAAAGTATCATATTTAACATATTTACTCAATTGATACACATTACGACTAGTATCATACATATTATCAATGACTGATTTTCCATTATTACCATCAGTGTCTTCAAAATAACTAGAAACGCTACTTATATCTACAATATTAATATTATTAATTGTATTACCCGGTCCAAATAGAGTAGTAACGCCATTTATTTTATTTGCTGCTTCTTGTATCGTAGTAATATATGTACTATCACTCCATGGAATATAAAACGTATTCGATTTATCAGTATTAACACATTGACTTGGATAAGACCAACTTTTGAATGATTTATCTAAAGTTGATTTCAAACCAACATCCGTATTTTGTGAAATAACTTTACCATTAGACAAATCTGTTCTAAAAATAAAAGTGAATTTAGCATCACGTGGTGTTACTAAAATATTGTTTATAGTTGAACCACTAGTATCTGTATTATTTTCGACTCTAGCACCACCAGTCAAACCAGATGCGTCTAATTCAATTAAATTACCATTTGTAGTATCGTAAAATATATTATCGTATATTTTGGTAACATTTTTTGTTTTGGAATATTGAGGAACCCATACCTCATTTATTGGATTTTTATCATTATGGAAATTAATAAATCCTTCTCTTGAATATTTATTACCAATTATTACTGATATTACTAAAACAATTAATAATAATAAAAATATTAAAAATGGTGTTAATTTTATTGTTGCCATTTACTTATAGAGTATATCTCGAAAAATATATTGAATAAAATTAAAAAATTGAATATATTAATAATATTTTGTTATTGATATATTTTATTTATATGTCTATCGTTATTGATGAAACAGCTGTTAAACAAAAACGAACAAAAAAACCACAGCAATTATTAGAACGTTTTTATAATAATGAAAATACATATGAAATCGCAATCGATGAGGTTGGTCGTGGTTGCTTGTTTGGACGTGTTTATATTGCTTGTGTAATTTTACCTAAAGACCCCGAATTGTTTTGTGGTAAAGATATAAAAGATAGTAAAAAATTCTCTTCTAAAAAGAAACTTTTTGATGTTGCTGAATATATTAAATCCCATGCTTATGCTTGGCATGTTACATGGGTTGATGAAAAAACAATTGATGAAATAAATATTTTACAATCTACTATGCGTGGTATGCATGAATGTATTCGTGAAATTATGGCAAAAACAAAACAAATAAACATCAATACGAAAAATACGGACTTTATGGCAGTAATTGATGGTAATTATTTCAATCCATATCGATTTTTCGATGAAGAAACACAAAGTATTTATGAATTACCGTTTATTACAGTAGAACAAGGTGATGCTAAATATATGTCTATTGCGGCAGCAAGTATTTTGGCAAAAACCGCACGCGATGAATATATTTATCAATTATGTTCTCAATATCCTATTTTAAATGAAAGATATAGTTTAGAATCCAATGTTGGTTATGGAACAAAAGCACATTTAGATGGCATAGCCGAATTTGGTATCACACAATGGCATCGTCGTACTTTTGGAAATGCTTGTAAAAATGCGGTGTTGAATAAGATTGACGAAATATCAACCGTGTAAAATATTTGGTTCTCAATTATTGAATAATTCATCTATTTTTATTTTTGGTATCATAACATATTTTGTGTCGCGGTCCAATATACTATATCCTATCAAAAAACGTTTTGTATCTTCCATATATTCAAAACCTAATGTATATTCTACCTTCTCTTTTTCGAAAGTGAATATTCTAGAATATTTTTTTAATTCATATGTCTCTGCGTCTAAAACTACAAATATATGATAATAATGCCGTCTATCCTCATAACTCACCATATGACACATAAACCATATTTCGTTTCCAATATTGATTCCGTTTGTTGAACCACGTACCCATTTGAAAAATTGCGGTGTTCTCAATTTATGTGTAATATTCAATTCCATCGACGAATTGTTTTTGTCATCGAGTATATTACCAATAGTCAACGGATACCATTCATAAACCATATTCATTTCATTTTTTTGATTAGAAAACAACGTCCAATTTTTTTCGATAGTTCTCTGGTCTATCTTTTTTATCAAATTTGATTCAGTAGATTGAGAACCTAGATTTATTTTTCCATGTTCAATTACCATATTATGATATTCTAAACCACGATTCGCATTAAAAAAGAGTTCTCCATTATTCATAAATAGTCTTATATCTTCCAAACCTACATATAATCCATCATATGATTCGTTGTATTTCAATTCGAATTCTGTTTTTTTTATCCATTTGTCTTTGGTCATATCGAGAACAGCAATTACATTGATAGTTTTAATATTTTCTTTGTTGATGTATTCGCCAGCATCACCTATTTTATAATTTACATATCTAACATTCACTATCAATTCCGTTGGTTTTTGTGGGTTTTGTTGTTTTTGTTTATTGAAACAAATTGATGGAGTACTACTAAAAAACTCATTTTTATCAATATTTAATGATTCGCCAATGTTCTCTAATAATCGAATATTTTCTCCTTTTGCTATCGCGAATTTATGAATATCTTCTGTATAAAATTTATAATTACTGAGAACATTTTTCAAGGTCGATTCATCTACGTTGGGATTTTCGAGAACTTTCATACAACTAGAATGAATATTATGGGAATGTCGATTACAATAGTATCCTATGATTGAAAATTCATAATCCAATTTATAATCATAAATATCCTTTTGTAAAAAGAGATGGTCTGATGATGTATGGTTTTTTCTAATATAATCTGCCATTTCATAATAATCATACGCCAGTCTATTTTTACCTAATAATCTATAATAATTCACTATTTCATACAGGTTCTCGATTCTTTCTGGAAAATATTCATAAGCTTCCATCCAATAAAATATCGCATTCGCCATATCGCCCATATCTTTATAACATTTTCCAATTGAATAATACGAGAACCATACCTCTTCTTTCCAACCACCTATTTCTATACGTTTTTTATAATTCTCGATTGCTTTTTCTTTATTACCATAATCTCGGTAACTATTTGCTAGATAAAACGTATATCTATCATTACCCGGTAATTCTTCCAAACCCTTTTCTAGTAGTCTTATATCACGTTCGAATTTTTCCGCTTTCGCACCACCATCTCCTATGTCATTTATAAATAATAAATTCTTATCTATATCATTGTATCTAGCGTGCGGAGGGGTTTGAACATATTCATGAGTTACACCCCAATATGAAAATTCAGGATGATTTTTTAATATTCTTACGTTCTTATAAAAGAACGATGGAGAACCTTGAAATATATGATAAGCCTCCAATTCTAATGAATTTTTGAATGTTTCTATATCGAGATTTTTTCCAAATTCTAATACCATATCCGCATCTAACAACAATAAATAATCCGCATCTGGTAATCCAACACACTGTTTCATAGCATATGTTCTGTTATAACCAAAATCTTTGAATGGTTCAAACACTACTTTGCCTGGTATATTTTTTTCATTAAAAAAATCTGTTATAATATTTACAGTATCATCTGTACTGCCAGTATCACAAATACAATAACTATCTATTAATTCATAGACGGATTCCATAAGACGCCGGATAACTCTACTTTCATTTTTTACAATCATATTTAGACAAATTTTAGGCATAATCGAGAACCTTGATTATTAATAATAATTAAGAATATTTATATATATTTTTTTAGAACTATTTTTTCGATATATATATTAACCAATAGACAATATATAATTATGGCTTTTACTAGATTTCATGATGACCCATATCGTATCAAAAAACAAGTAGAAGAAAGTAGTTTTGTAGGTAAATATATGCTGAATACACCCGGACAAGGCGTTGATTTACCTTTTATGGAAGAACCACAATTACGCTTACAAAAATGGGGTGCGAACTTGACACAAAATTCTATTAATTTAGAAAGCGATTTATTTGGTTTAACCCGTCCTATAAACCGTGACTATGTCGATAAAAATGATTATAAAAAACACGCTGTATTTGCTTCTCCTATGTCATATAAAAACGCACAACCTTTTGTAGAAGAAAGTAGAGCTAGTCATCCAGCATGGATGTATAAAGATTTAGAACAAACTCGATGGGAAAATCCATTATTAAATCCATTGAATGGATTGGATAAACCATTTCATGAAAATATACAATCACGTATTTTAGAGAAAGATAATTTTAAACCAACTATACCAATTATTGAAGGTTCTCAAAATATGGATTTTTATTTAACTGGTAAATCGGTTTGTATTGGTGGTAGAGAGATTGGATGTCCAGGAACTTTATACACAAAATAAACATTATAGATATTTAAAAAAACAAAACAATAAAAGATGTATAAATATTATATAAGTCTAATATAATATTAATAATGGAATTAGCTATCCCAGCATTTGCCCTAGGTGCTATGTATGTTATAAATAATCAATCAAAAAATAAAGGATCAAAAGAATCTTTTAGTAACCATAGTCAATTACCAAATATAGATGTTCCAAATAGAAATTATCCAAGCGAGTATCCAATTACTTCAACTGAAACTGACCAAACATCTGAACTTTCAACTAATAATCGTTTTGATAATGGAGGTAGCGTTTATACTGATAAATATTTCAACCCCAATATGACTACTACCAAAACGGATTATGAAGTTCCATATTTTTCATTAACTGGCGACCGAGTTGGTAGCGATTACTTTCAACATAATAATATGGTACCTTTTTTTGGTAGTAATATACGTTCACAAAATTTAGCTTCACGCACAAATGAAAGTATTTTAGATAATTATTCAGGTGCTGGTTCTCAAACTATTGTAAAAAAAGAGGTTGCCCCCTTATTCGCTCCTGCTGATAATGTACAATGGGGTTTTGGTACTCCAAATCAAAGTGACTTTATTCAATCGCGTATCAATCCTAGTATGCGAATGGCCAATGTAAAACCTTTCGCAGAAGAATCTGTTGCTCCTGGTTTAGGTATAGGTTATACTACACAAGGTTATGGTGGATTCAATTCTGGTATGATGATGCGCGAAGCATGGACTGATAGAAATGTAGATGAATTACGTGTTGATAACAAACCAAAACCTGGTGGTTTTTCGTTGTTTGGATATGAAGGTCCTGCTAATAGTCATATTAAAACCAATGCTACTAGAGAACAAATGGGTGTCATGGAAAGACATTTACCAGAAAAAACCTTTGAAATTGGAAACGAACAATATTTGAATTTAAATGGTGATATGAATGGTAGTTTGATGCAGTCAGGTGTTAGAAGAGGTGAAACATTGCGTTCGGTTCCTATCGAAAAATACGTATCTCGTCCTGAAACATCTGTTACGTATTCCGGTGTTGCCGGTTACCAAAATTCATCAAATTATATTCCCGGTGAATACATGCCATCACATAACCAACAATTAGGTGAAGTACCATTCGGTGTAGCAAACGCACAAGGTCGTAACAATGCTACCGAATCTGACCACGGTATTAAATCAAAAATGGCTTATCCAAATAATCGCTCTGTTAATAAACAAGATGCTTATTTTGGAATGGTAGGTGGTGGATTAGGTGCCGCCATCGCTCCATTATTAGATATTTTAAGACCATCGCGTAAGGAAAATGTAGTCGGTAATTTACGTCCTTATCAAAACCCAGGCACAACTGTTCCACAATCATATATTTTCAATCCAGCCGACCGTCCAGCAACTACTATTCGTGAAACTACTGAAAATTCAAAATTTCATTTGAACGTAAATTCAAATCAATTGGGTGGAGCTTACCAAGTTACTGAACAACAACCATCACATACTTATCGTCAAGAAACTGGTGACTTCTATTATTCTGGTGTTGCCAGTGCTGGAGCTGGAACTCGTCAATTAACTTCTTATGAAGCTGGATATAATCAACGTAATAATGATAATAAATCAAGTACAATCAAAGGATATATGGTACAAGGGAATATGTCATTGTTAAATAGCGATATTAATATGCGTCAAGCTCCTCGTGATGAATATTTAAAAAATAGTCGTCCATTGAGTGGCACAATGCCTTATTTATCACCAGATGCTTCTACTATGGGTTCGGCTTCTGGCAGTGTGAATAGTTTATATTCGAATATTCAATTAGATAGAAATACTCCTGAAATTGTTGATATGTTGAAAAGTAATCCTTATGTAGTTAATTATAAAAACGCTCTATAATATTTTTTTACCGTATTTTTTCATGTTTTTCCCTGTTTTTTACAGTAATTATAATTATATAATTATTGTATTTTGAAAAATATCTATTCACTACCAAAAAATGCTCCTTTTCCAATCTTAAAATCAGATAATCGACTAATTGTATCTTCATTTTTCTTCATAATTTCCTTTATCAAATCTTTGATTGAAATCATACCAACAAAATCGACATTATTGTCATCTATCACTAACAAATGACGAATGTCCTTATACATCATTTTATTCATACACATTTCTAATGAATCATCCTTTTTTGCGATAATGATATTTTGACCATATGTACAAATATCCTTGACCTTCAGTTCTTTTGATGATTTGTCCATAACTGCTACTTTTGTTATATAATCACGCTCACTACATACACCGACTACTCTATCCAATTTATCTGTAACTACTAAACAACCAATATTGAAAGCACTGAAACGCATTACAGCTTCTTTTACATTACTTTCTTCATTGATTTTGAAGTCGATTTTATGATAACAACTATTTTCAAATACTTTCAATGCCGAAACAGTTGTTTGAGCATTTAATTTTGAAACACTTGAATAAGTTCGTAAAATTGTACGTGGCAACATTCACAATACAATAAATAATATTTACTTTTTATATTTTTATTATAAATAATATTTTGTCGATGATTATTATTCAGGCAATTTATAACCTGCTATTTTTGGACTTAATACGATTATAATTCCACTAATAGTTTCCTTTTCATTTAAAAATTCGATTCGCATACCTTTCAAACTCTTTTCTACTTTCGCATATGTATTATTATTTTTATCTAGTACATCTCCTGTAGTAGTGATACACATAATTTTATTTCCTAAATCTATATCTGCCATTTTTATATTTTTATCAGTAATCACATACGTATTCTTATCATGTAAAAATTTCGATGAAAATTTATCAATTTCTAGTATTTCGTTATTATATTGATAATTCGGCATAAAACCACGATTTTTGTCAGCTGTAGCCAATTCCCAAACATTAGTATCGCCTTTGTATTTAATATCTATTGTAAATAGATTTGGAAAACTACTATTGTTCGTAGGCGAGAATGCTAATATAGTATTGGTTTTAGAATCATTTGGGATTGAAACCGTTTGCGTATTATCCATCTCTATTTCAATTGGTACTGAGACAATATTCGGCATACCACTCATCATAGAATTCATCACAAAACTGGATTGGCTGGGTTTGACAAATCCATCTGGATAATTTGTTATATCATTGAACAATATGTCAAATGGTTCAGCAATTATTTTTTTTAAAATTTCAATTTCTTTGGTTGTTTTATCAATATTGGCATCTATCGTTTTAATTTCAGTTTGTTTATTTACCAAAGTTTCATTCATATTTTTTATTTGTATTGTATTTTGGGCACCTGTTCGAAAATTCATATTTTTTTGTAAATTAGTTACGGTTTGTATTAAAGTATTTACATCATTCTGTAATTGTGTTTTTTGTTTATTTAAATCAACTATTTTTTGCTCTAAATCCTTTTGTTTCAGTTTTAAATCAGATAATGAAGTCAAACTTTCAATTTGTTTAGTATATATTATAAAAAAATACGCTAAAATTATAAATATAACTAGTGCTATACTCATGAAAAATAGTATTTTTTGTTTTAATTTCATTATCGTATATATATTGATATATATATGAAATATTTTTTTTTATTGAGATGATTTTTTATACCCCCTGAATATTTGAAATGGGATTTTTGTTCCATTTCAAATATTCAGGTATTGCCCACGAAATTTCATATAGACGCCTTTATGTGCGTACCAATTGAAATCTTCATCGGTCTAATTATACACTATATTCGGCATTGTACGAGATGATATATTTGTATGGTCTAATACGGAACCCAGTTTATTGATAGAATAAACTCCTGGCGCTTGTTCAAAAAGAGCCCCTCCTTTCATTTTTCTACTAGATCTCTTTTTTGAAATGGTTTTCCTTTTGCCATTTCTCTTATTGGGTTTTTTACTATACATTTTTACTGATTTTGTATTGCTCATAATTATTTTTTATCAATTATATATATAAAATGAGAAATTTATATTTTGGAATACTATTACTTTTATTAATAATAATTAGTTTAGCTGTAGGACTGTTTTTACATGAATTGAACATATTTATAGAAGGATATGAAGACTCCACTAATAAATATAGTGAAAAATCAAAGGCAGATGCTATAGCAAAAGGATATACTTCCGGATATGCTGGTTCTGGAAAAAATCCGACAACCCCAGATGAAAATCCTTTGTATAATTATAGAACGGATAATTACAATGTTGAATATCATGATTCCGCTGATGTTTGGAAAAATAGAACAGATATTTTAGACCTAAGTTTCGGTAATGTATGGGTGATTGACGCTAGTGGAAACAAAGTAAATATACCATATAGCAGTTTGAATACTCCTACTACTTATAATCAACCAGGCACATTTACATACGGCGCATCTAGTTATGTGCCTAGTTATGAAGATAGCATTTATCTAAGTCGTTCAACTGGATTACCTACTGTATCTGCTTATAATAACAAATCAATTATTCCAAATAAATATGATAAATATGATAAACAAGACATATATTTAATATCAAACTTATTACAACAAGATAGAAATAGTGCGTTAGAAACAGAAGAACAAAATAAAATATTGAAAACTACAAACTCTATATTATATAGCATATCTACAAATATTGATAAATATACAAAAAAAACTTATCCAGATGTTTCTTTGAATACATAATCAATAAACTATAAATATTATTTTTACTATTTTACAATACTATGGTGTAAAAATAATATATCATTATTATATAAAATAACGATATATGATTGATAAAAAAGAAGTCAAAAACGGAATTGCTGTTTATACTGTTAGTCCAGAATATGATGAAAATAAATTAGAAAAAAAAATGAATAAATTTTTAAAACGTGAAGATATAAAAACGATTATCGACCACGACGCGGATGTTTATACAAATGACGGTAAATTATTATTAAGATTTAGAAAAAAAGCATTAACTAATAAAAACGTTGATGATTTTTATGATAATATAATCGCGTTTGCTAAGAATGTTAGCAGCAATCGAGGTAGTACAACCGGTAGTAAAAAGAAAAATATACTCGAAAATCCCAAGGTTATGTCGAATATATTTGGTTTTTTCGACCGTTGGTCTCCAAGTCATAAAGTAATTTTCAAAAAGTTGGGGAAAACACCCGATGTAACTGTACGTGAATGTAGATTCAATCAAGATTATCCAGATAATTTTAAAAAAACTATTCCTTTGATAAAAGAAATTGACGAACAATATTCCAAATTAACACCAGAACAATATAAATTACAACGAAAAAAAGCGAACCAAACCTATTTCAAAATTCCAGGCACATCATTTACTACGATAACTACTAATGTGAATTTTCAAACAACAATACATACCGATAAAGGTGATGATGAAGAGGGTTTTGGCAATTTAGCTGTTATTGAACGTGGCAAATATGATGGAGGCGAGACCTGTTTTCCTCAATATGGTCTAGGTGTTAACGTAAGAACCGGTGATATTTTGTTTATGGATGTACATCAGCCACACGCAAATTTGCCAATCGTAAAAGAAACTGATGATGCTATTCGTCTTTCTATAGTATGTTATTTAAGAAAAAATGTATGGTTACGTACCAAAAATAAAACTCGTAGATTTTATGAAAGACATAATAAAACTGTAAAAAATATGCGTACAATGCCCAAATAAAAAGGGGTGGGGTGTTTTGCTCAATCGAACAATAAGGTTTACAAAATGATATAAAAATATATGCTTTTTTATATTATTATAATACGATGGATAATTCAATCGATAATAATACGACGACATACATAAAAGCGGATAATAATGTAGTAGTCAATGAAAAATATATTAGATGGATAAAAAAAATAGATGAATGTATGAATATATGTTCAAGAATGAATGGATGTGATGTAAATGATGGTAGTTCTCTTCGAGTATGTAAATTATATAATCCAACTAGTTATAATAAACTCAACAAATTATTCCAAAATGACGAATAAATTCGAAGGCACTACTCCACTGTTACCACCTTTGCCAAATTTTTTGGAAAATCCGGATTTATACCTCGTGCTATCGATAATTTATATGCCAATAATTGTAAAATAATAACTGTAAATATTTCTCCATAATTTCTGTTTTCTGGTATTAATATTACATTTTCTTTATCTTGTATCGCGTCGGCGTTATCCGTAATAAATAATATTTTAGCATTTCTTGATTTTATTTCATTATACGCGTTTTCATTTTTTGTATAAAATTCATCATTCAATGCTATTATAATTACTGGAAAATCGTCCGTTAATAACGCAAATGGACCATGTTTCAAACTAGATGTCGAATAACCCTCACTATGAATGTAAGTTATTTCTTTTATTTTTAATGCTCCCTCTTTGGCTATTGCCTCTGATTTACCTTTTCCTAATAAAAAACAACTACTATTATTGAACATATCTATATGTTTTGTAATCTTTTCTTCTATACCATCAAACACGTCGATTACGTCTTTTTGTAAATTATACAAATCTTTTATATATAATAATCGTTTTCCATTATGAATATTTTTGTTTTGTGAAAACCAAATAGCAATCATGGATAATAAAATACACTGTGATGTAAATGATTTGGTTGATGCTACCGCCATTTCTCTACCAGCATTGAGATAACAACCACAATTTACCTCTCTTGCTATTAATGAATCTACCACATTCACTACGCCTATTGTAAATAATCCCTTTTCTTTTGCGATTTGAATACATCTATATAAATCTTTTGTTTCACCCGATTGCGATAATAATATCAATGCGGTTGTACCATATAACGGTATATCTTTTTCAGTAAATTCGGCACCGTCAAATGATAAGACACAATTGAAATTACATAAATCTTTGAAATAGTGTACTCCTAACATACTAGAATAATAAGATGTACCACAACCCAATAATATCAAATTGTCGATTTTTAATAATTCGGTTTTATGTGTTTCTAAACCACCCAATTTGACTTCGGTTAATGACCGTAATCTACCACCATAACTGATTACGTTATTGATACTATCGATTTGTTCATATATTTCTTTTATAGTCCAATGAGGATAATTTCCGATACTATTTTCTACGGCGATTGTTGTGTTTTTCAATTCATAATGTTCGTTTGTTTTTATCGTGAGTTTATCGTCGGTTTTATCTATTATACATATATCGTAATTCTTTAATACAAAAAATCGATTGGTGAATTTGGAAAATCCCGATTGTTCAGATGAAACGATTACGTAGTCGTCGTTATTGCTAATCAAAAGCGGACTTCCGTGTCTTGTACAATATATTTTATTTGGAGTATCAATACATAATATTGATAATCCCCATGTACCCTCTAATAATTGGATTGTTTCGTTTATGGATTCAATGACATTATTGTGTTTTTTATAGGTAAATGCTAATAAATTCGCAATAACTTCTGTATCTGTTTGTGATTTGAATGTATATCCCTGTTTCAATAAATAATCTTTCAAATATTTATAATTCTCAATAATGCCATTATGAACAATGGCGAATTTATTGTCGGAACTGATATGTGGGTGTGAATTTTCATCGGTTTTGGGGCCATGTGTTGCCCATCTTGTATGACCTATTCCAATACTGGAATCGATATAGTCAACGACATGATATTCTAGTTTATCCAATGCGGTTGTCTTATCATCTGACGCATATTTATTCAAAATAAACTTGTTGTTGTATATACTACATATACCTGCTGAATCATACCCGCGGTTTTGTAATTGTCTCAATCCATCGAACATGATGTCCATAAAATTATCATTTCTGGTTATAATTGATATAATTCCACACATTATATCAATTATATTGTTTGTTTTTATACATTTTTTTCGGTTTTATTGTTTTTTTGATTTTTTCATAAATAACATATTTATACTTTATATAATGAGTTTGTATTTACGCCAACGAGAACAAAATATACAACGTTTGAATGAATTATTGGAACAACGTAGAAATAGTGATGACCCTACTTCTATAGTTATAGATGCTATAGCTATAAATCCTAAATATCTTAATAATTTTCAAACGTTAGACTTATTAGGAGCAAATTTACAAGGTGCGAATTTAGAAGGGGCAGATTTAGAAGGAGTAGATTTAAGAAGAGCAAATTTACAAGGAGCAAATTTAAAAGAGGCATATTTACAACAGGCAGATTTAGATGGAGCAGATTTACAAACGGCACATTTAGAGGGGGCAGATTTAAGAAGAGCAAATTTAGAAGGTGCGAATTTAGAAGGTGCGAATTTAGAAGGTGCGAATTTAGTAGAAGCAATTTTAATAGAAGCAAATTTAGAAGAGGCAAATTTACAAAGAGCAAATTTACAAAGAGCAAATTTAGTAGAAGCAATTTTAATAGAAGCAAATTTAGAAGAGGCAAATTTACAAAGAGCAAATTTACAAAGAGGAGAACTGCGAAATGCAAATTTACAAAGAGCAGACCTGCGAGACGCAAATTTAGAAGAGGCAGACCTGCGAGACGCGGTAGCAATAGGAGCAGATTTCGAACGAGCAAATTTAGATCACGCATATTTATATTATACTGATTTAACAAATGCAGATCTAGAAGGTGTAAATTTACGATGGACACATTACGAAAATGTTATTGGCATTGACCATATTATTGCTCATTATATGGATGTCGATGATGAAACTGATGATGAATATATTCCACAACAACAACCTGAAGGTGTTGCTTTTGAAATACATAATGCTTTTTTAAAATTTAAACTAATCAAAAATGAGTATGTTAGACTTATTGATCAGCCAGATAAACAATACGGAAATATTTATAGTTACATACAAGAAATTTTTCCATATCATATAAATGTTTTATTTCCAAACGATAGTGAAAAAATAAATCAATTTAATACAGCATTTGACAAAATTAATAATAGAATAGAACAAAATGATAAAGACCTTATAGGAAAAAGTATCGATTTTGTTTTTGCTCAAGATGATAATTTTAAAACACAATATTTAATTTCATTTTTAAACGATAGTTGTAATGCTTATAGTGGAGCAGTAGATAATACAAGTTGTGTAAAAGGAATAATAGAAAGATTAGTACTAAGTGTTAAAAGTGCTATTGAAGTATTATGTGTTGGTGATGAAACTTGTGGTGGTAATGAAACATACTCAAAATTAAATGTTTTATTTAAATTCGATATTGACGAAGAAGCAAGTAAGTGGTTTGAAAATGCTGATAAAGATACAGAAATGCCTACTGACAAAGGAGAAAGGAGAACTAATTTTATGAATTATTTACGAGATAAAGCGAGAGAATTAAATATTTATAGTGGGCAATTTGAAAATTATTTAATTGACTATACAAATAAGATTAATTATAGTTTTGAGAATTTAGAGTTAGGTGGTAGAAAATCTAAAAAGTCTAGAAAATCCAGAAAATCAAGAAAGGCTAGAAAATCCAAAAAGTCTAGAAAGTCCAAAAAGTCTAGAAAGTCCAAAAAGTCTAGAAAATCTAAAAAATAAGCCTTTTTATTATATTATCATTTATAGAACTTTATACATTTTTTTCTGTTTTATTGTTTTTGCGCGTTTTATTTTTTGAGTTTTGATTTTTTTCTGTTTTATTAGTAGAATCTCGTAATCTTACTTCGGTCATACCATTATCCCTATGAAAAACACTTATGTATTGTGGATATTTCTTTTCTAAATATTCGGCTGCTTCTTTATTTGCATCGAAACGTTGTTCTATTTTACCTAATCCTCCTTCAGCATGGAATTTGGTTTTTATAGTTATATTATTATAACGCAACACTCCTCCATCCATCATATAATACAAAATACTTTGTTCATAATCTTCCTTTTCTTTTATTTTTTTCGATGGTTGTAGTTTGGGATTATGACGATTAATAAAACCATACATAGTTCCAATTATGAATTTCAAATTTGTAGTAACTGTATCTTTCATAAAAAAAGGGTTTCTTACTGGATAAATACCCCATATATACAATTGTTCTTTGTGTAATCTTTCAAATGCCTCTTTATAGAATTTATCAATATTTTTGACTTGTACTAGTTTTGTGGTACCTTTTGACTTGTATAGACCTTCTACATCATCATCAATCGATACTATTTCTTGACCTTCTGGGAAATATTTCAACATAAATTTTCGTTGGTTTGTAATACCTTTTACACCAATAACCAATTCATGATACATTTCTTTTGGTATATGTTTTTTGTATTCTTCATGTTCTTCTTTGTTTGCTACAAAAATATATATTTTCGAAGCAGGCACTCCACCATCAATCAATGTTTTCAATGATTTTGTGAGTAATGTTTCTTGTCTTTTGTATGATGGAATTGCGACTACATATGATTTTGATGACATTAAAAAAGTATATATTATTAGTATATTTTTATATTTTATAATTTTACATTTTGTAATAGTTTGGTCTAATTACTACATAATAACTTCGACATATTGATAGCCTCTAAATTTATTTCTGGCTTGTTAAATAATCTCAAAATCATATCATCATCACGAAAACGAATCGTATAATCTTGTTGAATATTATTACGCCCAATACGTCCCATCGATTGAAGAATTTTCTGTTGTGTCATATTTGTCAAGTCCTTACCAATAAATCCATGACAGAATTGATAATTCGTTCCATAAATATAATCTGTAGACGCAATAATAATAAATAATCTTTGTTCATCTGCTAATTGTTTCATAATTTCCATATATTGCGTATTCTGTGCTTGATTTTCTACAAACATACCTATACCCAATAACAACAGTACTTTCAAATTATTCTCGATGTTCAATGTCATAATTGTCTTGACCATTGTTTCGTCGATATTTGATATGAATACATTATCGCGCACAACACCATCCGGTGTCCATATTTGTTGATGTGGACGTGTATTTGGTGAATACATTGGGTCTAATGAAATTAAACGTATTTCTTTACGTAACTTATTGATTTCATCTGACATTTTCACGGATTCTTCACATAATCTACCACTTTCGCGCGATAATTCTGTTTTACCTTTTTTTGAATCCGCATCGTCTGTTTTTTTAGTTTCTTTTGCTTCTATTTGTCGTTCTAATTCTTCTATTTTATTAATGATTTCTCCATTTTTTACTATTTTTGATAATATATTTTGAAATACAGATGGAGCTATATTGGACTGTTGTATATAAAATGTACCAATCTTGTTAATATCACTCGCTAAAAATATAGTTGGCCCATCAGTCAATGTATACGCATCCGCGGTTGTCAATAATATACCCGACGCGGCATTCGATTGGGTTGATTTTTTTTCGGGAACATTACCTACACTATTTGTTCTTGTTATTGAATTACCGGTTTTTGCCATACTATTATTTGTATCTACGCTTTTCGATTTTTCAATCGATGCTGATTTGGATTGTAGAAATTTGCGCTTTCTACTAGAAACCATATATTTATAAATATTATTCCAATTTTCACTATCAATATGTAATAATAAATCCAAATAATATTCTTTCAAACTATTCATGGTTATATCTGTTATCTTTCCACAGAAATAAGAATCTATCAAATAATTTTCATCGACGAAATTATTATCATTCACATATTCTACGAAACGGATTATTTCACGTAAATCAAAATAACGTAATAATGTTTTGTTTTCTTTACAAAAGTCGGTACATCGCATTAAATCGCGGTATTCTGAATATAAATAATGTGGCAAAACACAATAACCCTCCTTGTTTAATATTGGTATTGATTTTCTACAATCATAACTAGTAATTATATGTACAGTAGCATTATCAAATTTATTACGAAAATCATCGAAAACTGATAATATTTCATCCGATGCCGGCAAAGTAGCACAAGATAATACCATGGTTGGTATCTTGTTGTTTGTCCAATTGTTATGTATAATTTCATGTAATTCGTGTTCTTCGTAATCCATAGTTATAGTAGGTTCATCCCAATAGGTAATTATTTTTTCGGCTGGATTGAAAGCTAACATATAATGCATAGCAGTAATATATGATTGTACGTCACATATCATTATTTCGACGTTGTCACCTACACTATTATCTACTTTACCTATTCCACCTGAACGTCGGTTTTTTGTATAATTGATTGCTGAGTAATAATGGAGACGTATATCCGATGCGGTCTCACAACCAAACGCAAATGCTACTTTTTTCTCCATTGAAATAGCCGATTTCGCAAGTGCTAGTCCAATATGTCTAGCTACACATACAAATATTATACGATAACCTTCCGATAATCCAATTGGGGATAATGTTTTACCTGTGCCCGTCGGTGCTGTGTATAATATTAATTTAGGGTTGAAACCTTGGTTTTCTGTTAGTGTTGGCTGACATATTGAAAACAGTTCTTTTTGATGTTTGAATAATGTTCTGTCTTCGTATTTGAGTAAATATGAGTTTTTTTCGATGAATTCGTATGCGTTTGATATGATTTCGCTGGTTTTTGTAAGACTATTCGCATATTCGATGACGAAATCAATGAATTTCATTACATATTGGTTTATGTTACGAATCGACGCTTTTTTTAATTGTAAAATTGTATATAAATAAAACGCATATTTGTTGTATTTTTTATAAATATTTTTTAATAAATCTTTGGCTAAGTCCAATAAGAGGAACTCGAATATGATGGTTTTGTTGGATTGAATATTAGTGTCCAAATTCTGTATTCTAATTGAATCCGCACTTTTCAATGTTTTTAATTCACCACCTCCTTTGATAATGGTTTTGTTATAGTTTTCTAGTGGTGATTTTTTTCCATATTTTGATATAATTAATTGAATAGTATCGTCGAAATAATTTTTATATAAAAAGTATTCAGTTTCCGGGGTTTGTTCTATTTTTACAAAAGAATACATCGATTGTGTTTCATTGGAACGAATATTTACATCAGCATAACCACTTTTTATTAGTTGTAAAATCTGTTTTTCTTCTGGTGATACGGGTTGTTCAATGGTTTCCCATTCAGAACGTGTTAGTTTTCTTTGTTTTAGGTCCATTGTATTGTTATTATTGTATTGACTATATTATTATCAATAAATAATAATATATTTTTGAATCAATTTTATGAAACATTTTTAGAGATGATTTTTTTTATAATCATTATAATTATAACGAAACTTTTTGTTGATTATTCGATTCCTAATACTTTATCTATAGCTTCATGTATCGAATTTATATTGAACATTACCATCATTCGTTCGTTTATCGATTCCATATCCATATCTGATTCGGTTTCACTTTCGATTTCATCATGTTTTTCTGTTTTTGTTTCTAGAATTATATCTGGTTTCGCTAAAAACTCATTGGCATTCAGTTGTATTTGATTCGGTTTATCTTTTTGATAACAGCTATCCTCATTACGTTCCTTAAAATAATTCAATATCTCATCTAACATTTCACGCGGGCATTCGGGCGTTGGTATTAAAATACCATTTTCATCATGTGTCAAATGTTCTCTTGGCGAAAAATTATGATTCAATAAGATTTTCCATCTATCTCCATATTTACGATTTTCCTTAGAACCATGAAAATAATGTCTTAACACTCCTGGAACATAACCCAAACGCAATGTTTTAACTCGATTTTGATATCTTAAAACACTGTCTTTATAATCGTCTGTCGATTTTTCATTAATACCTCTTAATCCCTGCTGTATTAACGATAATGCCATTACATTATCTGCTGAACCTAATATGGCGCATTCATATAATCCTCCCATCTTTTCATATGCCTTTCGTGTACAAGCCCAAGCATATCCTGGATGCCAAAAATTCTTTATTTCACGTCTATAAGGCAACCCTTTTACGTATTGATATCCAAAACTCACAAAAACACTCATTGCTTCCTCCTCCTTATTCATATCTACGCAATGACTGAAAATTTGTACAATATCTTTTGTACCATTGAGAACTTTCAATGTATCTTTTGCCCAGGATATATTTTCAAATTCTAAATCGGAATCTATCCATGCTACTGCCTTCCAATTTTTAGGTAATAATTTTTGTATTCCTAAATTTATCATATTTTCTTTATGCCATATTGGAGTTTCTGTACGTATTTGTAAATGTCTTGGATTTTTTGAATCTGTAATTATAAATCGTTGTTTCTTATATGCTAATTCGACTACATATACAATAACATCTGTTTCCTCCAATTCTAATCGATTCATCATTTCTTTTATTAAAATATATCGTCTAGCATATAAACATGGATTTGAAATAGTGAGAACAACGTGTAATTTATCCTCTATTGGGTCGTTGTTTAGTATGGCTTCTTTTATTATGTTTCTTTTATATTGGATATCATCTATTTCAATATTATTGATAAGTGTCATTTATAGACTATTTGTATAAATAACAAATATTTATTTATCTAAATGATTTGCGTAATATATATATATTTTATCTAATTCGTTAAAAATATATAAATGTTGAGAACCAATATATTAGTAGAATAGAAATCAATAAAAATCATGTTTAATGGATTATTTCAAAAAACATATATTAAAATATCATTTGAAGACATACAATTTATATTGAAATCATCATACAAAAGTGAATCTATTATTATAAATACATTACCAATTATAGAGCAAGATTGCCTGATTAAGAATACTATTTCTTATAATTCAGAGGAAAGTCTTATTAATGATTTGATGACCAAATATGAATTCAAAAAGTACAAATTTATCATTTATGGAAAACATTCGAACGATGATTCGGTCGAAAAAAAAGCGAAACAATTGTTAAATCTAGGTTTTTCGAATGTATATGTTTATGTAGGTGGTTTATTTGAATGGTTACTTTTACAAGATATTTATGGTTTTGACGAATTTCCTACATCCAAAAAGGTTCTCGATATATTAAAATTCAAACCGCCGAGAACATTCGAAACAAAAATGTTGCTATTATAATAATGTTCCAACCGAAAACTTATACGCTGATAAATAAAATGTATGACCCGATAGTTGATACTCGGACGGTTCCTAATGAAATCCACATTTGGGTAACTAAACTAGATGATGTTTCATATATTGCATTTGATAATATCGATAAATACGTTGAATCTGATGTTTTTCCGGTTCTCGATATACCATTATATAATGAAACGTTGGAGGGTTGGACTTTAGTTACTCGTCGAAATAAATTGGAAAAAGAATACCCCAGAGAATTTAGACAAGTTTTAGTGGAAGAAAAAAGAGAGATTCGAGAACATTATCGAATGATGAAAGAAGATTGCCCCAATAAATGGTAATTTTACAATTTTTAGATCTCAAATTCACAAAAAAAATTTTATAAATATAGTATATAGTATATAGTAAAATGACTATAAAAAGTAAAAAACAGCTTCATAATAAAAAAAACAAAACTTTGAAAACATCGAAAGCTTTGAAAACAAGAAAACAAAAGGGTGGAAATCCGGATAAATTTGATTTTGAAAAAGTAACTAACATTTCTAATCTAGAACCAAATTATCAACTTTATTTAATTGAAAAAATGGATATGGATGAAGAAAATGATTATAAGGATAGTGAAGAATACATTGGCATTATAGAATCAATTGACACTACAAACAACAAGATAAATTTTATACCTTTTGGTCATAGAGAATACAAAATGGCTAGAAGCGTAAATCTCCGTGATGAATATACTCACTGGAAAAGAGTTGAACATGGAAAACCTGTGAAATTGTCGTTTGAAGATATAGAAGTATATTCATTAAAAAGTTATAAAAAATAAGTAAATTTGAAAACGAACAACGGTGGAAAATGAAAAAATTGATTATAATATATTCAAAATAAAAATATATTATATTATAACAGATTTCGATAATCATGACAACAAAACGCCCTACTATCATTTCTATTGAAGGTAATATTGGTGCCGGTAAAAGTACTATTTTAGAACAATTGGAAAAATACATCAATGCTAAAAATGAAATCAATAAAAAAATTATGTTTTTGAAAGAGCCTGTTGATATTTGGGAAGCCATCAAAGACGACGAAACTGGCGAAAATATTTTACAAAAATTTTATAGTGACCCACATAAATACGCATTTTCATTCCAAGTTATGGCATATGCCACTCGCTTACGATTGATTCGCAAAGCAGTTCGTGAAAATCCAGAGTGTGAAATTATTATTTGCGAACGTTCATTAGAAGCCGATAAACAAATATTTGCCCAAATGTTGTCAGACGATGGTGTAATCGGCAACGTTGAATATAAAATATATAAACAATTTTGTACTGAATTTACAGATGAATTTGGACTTAGTGGTGTTATTTATATTGATGCCGACGCTGAAGTATGTTCTAAACGTGTTAACAAACGGTCTCGTGATGGTGAAGACTCTATACAATTGGATTATCTACAAAAATGTAAAGATTATCATGACCAATGGTTGATTTATAGACCTATTGAATTCAAATTGCTGAGAATCGATACAAATGAAGATATTGAATATGATTTAATGGATTCTAATAATTTCGGCGCAAAATGGTTATTTTTGATAAATGAATTTATAGGTGAATTTATCGAAGATAGTGATAAAGTGGATATGTTGGAAATATAATGAAATTGTCTATGGGAATAAAATATAAAAATTATTATTATATTTTATTGACGTTTTTTTATTTTTTATTTTTCATTGTCTTACTGTTTCTTTTAGAACGAGAACCTTTTTTCCACCCAATTTGTAATAGTTTTCATCTTTTGGAAATACAGTGGAACCATGTTCTCCATTTTTGTTATATAGTTTTCTATAAATTGTTCTATGAATACTATCAAGAATAGGTATTCTTCCATTTCTAACTTCTCCAATTGTAGTATTATATGCGAATTTTAGTGGGATTTTTAGGTTTCTTGTTATACTACGTCTATCATTGTTTGTAGCACTGGCCTCATTCACTGCGTTGTCTTCTATATTTATTGGAGTGGCATTTACAAAAGTAGAATCAATTATTGCATCATACTTCTTTACACATTTATCTACAAGTTTTAGAATTTTATCCTTTTCGTCGTTATCTATATTACTAAAATCGTTGTTTATTTCTTTTTCTAGATATTTTACGAATTCCTCGCCTATTTTTTCATTTTCTAAAGTTGGGTTCATCCGATTTTATATATTTTATATAGAAAAATTCTCTAATTGAATTTTACAATTATCTTGATAGACTCTTTTTTTATACATTTACAGGCTGATTCCGATAACTCTTCGCGTTTCTTTCGTGTTTTCGCGTTTTCATTCGAACTTGTTGTTGTAATTGATGAACTAGAACTGATTTCGGAATCTGTACTCGACGCAGTAGTTGGTGTATGTTTGCGTTTTGATGTACTATTTCGAAAATTCATATCATCCTCTATTGAAATATAATTGGTTTCGATATAATCTACTATTTTGTTCTCTATTGCCCATTTGAAAAAATTCAATTGTCCAATCGTAGTTTCCATGAACTTTTCATTGTTATATGGTATTGTAATTCTTTCCCATCTACAAAATGGGTCGAATCGTTTTTTACTATATGCTTTTAGTTTTAATTTATAATCATTGTATACTTTAAAACGAGCGATTTCGGGTTTGTTATCGAAACTCAAATCATAAACAGTATAATATTTTTTTGCGTAATTTGTTACAAACCAATCTACGATTCTTAATGAAATTTTCGATTCACCATTTATAATACGCATCATTTTATCTAAATTCGCATGATTTTGATAAAAATCCATTAAATTTTTCATTAATAAATCATTTTGTGTATGTAATTTTGATGATACAAAAGACATTTCGTTTTTAGATATTCTATATATATATATATTTTTTTATGCGGTTTTTATGTAAAATATATAATCGAGGAATTTGTTTTTATTTTGATTCTATTCTACATTTATCAATTATAATTTATTGAACGCCGCAAGGGAATAACTTTCGGTTACCTCCTTTATTGATCGATAATTATTATATTCAACAAAGTGTCTTTGAACCCAAACTCTTATAATAATGTCCATTGTATGGTTTGTTTTTATCCAATGCCTTGGCTAATGTTTTGTCGCTTATTTGTAATGTTTTTATACAATCATATTTACAAACGAATTCTTTTATTAGGTTATTTTGCGCATCATATTGCCCTACACCATCTTTGTATAAAATAGGTTCTCCATTTCTATTGACAAATTCTTGTTTTAGATTTTCTTCACAACTATCATATAACATATAATAATGACCATTTGTTATTGTTCCTTTTTTTACTGGATTATCTAATGCGGATATCGATTCGTATCCATTATTTACTGCTGCGGTTTTTCTGTCAATATATACGTTTATTATTTGTGATTTATTTTCATCTAATTTTGCGATATACCCTAGATTTTGTGCTTTGGATTGCTTATTCGGTTTGATATTATATAATACATTGGGGTCTAGTTCTCTATCTACATACATCCATCGAAACCCTTTATATACTATATTTTCTTGTATGGCTTTATGAATACTTGGTCTTTTTATTGAACCGTCTTCTTTCATACATTCTGTTACGGTTTCATATACTTTTATTAATTGTAGTGTTTCTGGATTTATTTTTTGTAATCTTGGTCCAATTGTCGGCAATGGTTGTTCGAAATTGGTGGTTGTTCTCGTTTGTGATGAATTTAATTTATGCGAGAGTTCTTTGATGATGTTCTCGAAATTGTTCATTTTTTGTAATAAAATAGTTTGACTTTCTAGTAATGAATTAATTGTATTTTCAAATTTTTCAATAAATTGGGGGTTTTGTGAGATATTCTGGTTTGATAATGTATTTTTTATTGATTCAATGTCATTACGTAAAGTACTATAATCAATTTCATTAAAATGGTTAATATTATTTTTAATTATATTTAAAACTGTTCTATATGATAAATTCTTACCCACCAAAAACAATTCATTTTCACGTTCGTGTCCAGGCAAATCGGTTTTTTGATTTGGACGAATTTCTTTGTGATTATGTAAAAAACGTTCAAAATCTCTACTACGATTTACCATAAAACAATCTAATAATATTGCTTCATCATATTTTGTTCTGTGTTCATTAAAACGTGCTTCTACGCCACGCCTACTTTCACCAATTTTTATTACATATTCTCCGTTTTCATATGATTTTACTTTTACTATATAAACCAACGCACCAGCATTTCCGTATTCCCTTAATAAAAAGTTTTGTTTATCTAGTACTTTTTCTTTTATTAATTTTTCATCATATTCTTTTTTTATTCTTGTTTCTGTTTGATTCATGTCGGTTTTTATTTGTTCTATCTGTAATCTGAGTTCATTGCTTTCTTCTTTTGTTACTTCAAACATAATGTTTTCTAATTTAACAAAATATTCGTGTATTTCATCTGCTTTTTTTGTTCCAGCTTTTAAGCAAAATTTTTTGAAAGTATCTATATTTAATAGAAAAGTTTCTTTATTATGACCACCATGAGTCTTTTCATCTTGCTTTTGTTGCAACAAAAGCAACTTTTTATAATGTTTGTCAATAATGAATTGTTTTTCTAGTAACATTTTAGCATTAACTTTTTGGCTAAAACCTAACCATTTCCATATATTATCTAAATCAATTACAAAATCTGTTTGATTATCATACTTTAAATAACAATAAAAACTTGACAAAAATAACTGTTGTTCGTAACTATTAAAACTATTTTTTATTTTCTCAACCAATTTTGATTGATAATTACCATTTAATTTAACAATTGAATTGCTTTCAATAAGATTGACTATATCAACACTCATTTTATATTTTAAATTGTAAATTTCTCTTTATGTTGTTTTTTTCTTTAATAATCAAGAAACAAGATTTTAAATAGGCAACTATTATAAAATATTCTAAAATTTGATATTTATTAATGAGAAAACAAAAGCATAAAATCTATATTACACAAAATATATGTTAGTTTTTTCTTTCTCTCAAAAGAAAGCAAAAATACAATATATTGATGTTTGATATCAAAACCAAAAACCAATAATTATGTAATTATAGATTCCCCATCATATTTTTCTTTTATTTTTTCGTTGAAAATTTTGATTTGTTCGTTTATATTGTATTCTGTAGGTAATACCATTTTTAAATTTTTTCTTGTTTCTCCTCCTCGTTTGTCGTAGTATAAATGTTCTTTGTTCCTAAATAAAATAATAGATACATATTTAGGTAATTTGCTTTGTTGTTTTTCAGGGTATATATCATTTTCCAAATCATCAACTACTTTGTTAGCTTGTCGCAGTTTTTCCAATATCGAAACTTTTTCAGATTTGGTTGTTTCCCAAATTTTTTCCAATTTTGGATGTCCTTCTACTCGAAAATATTCTCTACTTAAGTTTTTTTCTTTATTATATACATTATAATAATATACTACATATTTTCGCATCATCGATTGTTGAATGCCTTCTGGCAATGGTCTTGCTTTTTGCTGGCGTTCTTTCTTAGTTCCTGGCATTATTCCTATTGAATTTAATTGTTGCATTTTTTGTGTAGCAGTTCGTAAGTTTCCATATGTATTATTTAATGGATTTCTATCAATATGGTCAACACTAATATCAGCAGTTCCTTTTCCATTTCCATAACAACCAGTTATTATTTGATGAATATACAATACATCCCCTTTACATTTTGGTATATGAGTGGCAATATATCCATTTTTTTGTAAAAAAAATGTCACTTTTTCATTTATTTGGTTTTCAAAATCCAAAATTTCTTTGTATGATTTTTCACATAATTTTACAATTGTATCTTTTTCGCAATACATTAATATAATATTTTCACCATTCTCTTCTACAATCCATAATGGATTTTTCATTTGATTTGCGGAAATGCCTCGATTTTTAAAATGACCAGGTATATATTTAATAATTTTGTATGATTTTGCGATTTCACGGTGATATTTATGATATATTTCAACATTACATTTTCGTAAATCATATTTGTTGTTATTGAGAAATACATAAGTTACACTTTCCATATCAAATTTATATAAAAATTCTATTAAAAAATATTTTTTGTAATTTTCACCGAAACTTGGATAATCATCCTCGTTATTATTTAATGTAAAATTTTTCTTGAAATTCAATACTTTCATAAGGTCATCGCAATCCACGTATATATATTTATCATTATATGATAATACAGCACAATTAAACTCATAATTATATGAATAAATCACTTGACAATGAGAGGCATCTAACATAATATATGTTATATTTATTTATAACATGTATTCTTTATATTGATTTTATTCTAATTATATTTATTCTAATTAAATTAGTTACTGTATGCGACGCCTGCCATACCGGACATGACTCTCAATACGTTGTAATTGACAGCATAAACTCTGACTTTGGCGGTGGCGGTTCCAGAAACGGTAGCAGATGAAAGCACAAGTTGTAAGACTGCGTTATCAATTCTGGAGAAATTGCAAGATCCGCTGGGTTGGTGTTCCTCAGGTCTTAGGGCAAATGAGTATACATTGATACCAGAGTCTGGGTTACGGGTATGGTGTTGGTATGGTTGGACAACATCGAAGTATGAGCCTTCACGTTCAGAGAATCTGTCTTGGCCGTTAAGTTGAAGCTTAGCGGTGACGACTGGGTTATCACCCCAACAGTGCATATCAATGGCAGTTTCAGCAAGAACGAATGTTCCAGCATCAGATAATGATGAACCAGTGACGTCATTAGTACTAGTGTTTGATTGGAATGGAAGGTATGCTGAGTTAGCACCTGCCCAATCAGAGTTACCTGATAGACCGACATCAGCAGCACCTGGCATTTGGAATAATCCAGAGGCGTTGATGAAGGCATTGGCACCTGAGGTTTCAACTGGACCACCGAAAGCATGGACAGCGTTTGGAAGAGCATCAATGGCATCAGTGTAGTTGAATGGTTGGGCACCAAGAGTTCTGAAAAGAACACCACCAGCATCAAGGGATGAGCAGTAATCAACGTTGGCATCAGGTTGGACAACCCAGATAAGTTCCTTACATGGGTGGTTGAAGTTAAGCTTGATCTTGTTTGATGAAGATCCAACTGATTCATCACCAGTAAATTGAAGTTGTTCAATTAGGTACTCGTGTGGGTTTTGTGCCATCTTTCTACGCTCATCAGTATCAAGGAAGATATAGTCGACGTAAAGGGAAGCAGCAACAAGGGATTGTTGGTATGCTTGGGATACTGATTGAGTTCCTGCGGTAGGTAGAGCAGCAAGGGATTTGACAGCCCATAGACATTCTCCAATTGGACGGAAATCAATGTTGATTTTGACTTCGTGGTATTGAAGGGCAATTAATGGAAGAGCAAGTCCTGGGTTTCTGCAAAACCAGAATAGAAGAGGAACATAAAGGGTGGTTTCTGGAAGGGCGTTACGTGGAGCACATACTTGGGATGGTCCTCCGGCAGCAGCACATGGTCCAGAGACGGCAGCAAAAGCTGGGTCGGTGATGTAGGTAAGTTGGGTGGTGTTACCAATCATCTTGAAATAACCTCTTTGTTGTTCTCTTGTAAGAGTAACTTGGTTCCAGATGTGCATCCAGTCACCATATTGACGGTCAATTCTTTGGCCTCCAATTTCGACTTCAACTTGAGCAATAAGTTGTTCGCCGATGAAATCTAACCAACGAGCATAAACACCATCAGTTCCAGCTACTTTCATATCTTGGTTGATTTCTGGAAGAGTGACTTGTAAGTAGGTTCTGTAGGCAAGATCACCATTTCTTGAGATGGTACATGTGACACGACGACCAAAGTCGGCTTGTCCTGAGAAGGTTTGTTCAATGGATTCCATTGCGAAATTGGTATGTCTTCTGTATGAGACTTTCCAGAAAGTGATTTCAGGGGTTCCAGTAAGGAATACGTCTTGTGCGCCATAAGCGACTAATTGCATTAATCCACCAGCCATTTTTAGATTTCTCTATATAGCATACAAAGAAAATAATTTTGGAAAAAAAACATTAATTATTTTTTATTTTTCTTAATTGTGCTTTTGATAACAACATTTTTATTTTTGTCTCGATAACATTATTATCATTCTACATAATAGTATTAGAAATTTTTTGATTTTTAATTTTTTGAAAATATATTGTTAAATATTGCTAAATAATTCACTACTTTTTTGTAAATATCGATTTAGCAATTATCGTAAAATTCATAATTCCGTCAAAAACAAATTAAAGGTTGTTCTCTATTCTAATTTACTAAAAATGAAATTTATTTCTATGCTTACATACGCTTTTATGTTATCGCCATTTTCAGCAAATCAACATACACCAAAATTATGTATTAACTGTAAGTTTTTTAGAAAAGACTTTTTTACTCGTAGTAAATTTGGACAATGTTCTATGTTTCCCATAGAACCTGAGTCAGAGTATTATCTAGTGAATGGAAAACCGGATGATCACGATAATATATACCTTTATTGTTCTGTATCAAGAAAATTTGAAAATATGTGTGGAAAAGAAGGTAAATATTATGAAGAAAAATAAACCGGCCGATAAAAATCACTTATTATATAATCGAAAAATATATATAAAACTGAAAATATTATTACTATATCATGAAATCTATAAAAAACAGTGCAAACAATCTACAAAAATACCAAATTAATACAATTGATGAAAAACATACTGAAATGTTAGAAAAATTTCGAGAAAACGAAACCAGTATCATACCCAATTTACAAACGGAAATCGTAACATTGAAAAATAGAATCAAAACATTAAACAACGATAATATTGAGATTTTTTTGGATATACGAGATAAAATATACTCATTGAAATCACAAATCAAAACATTGAAACTAGAGAAAAAAAACTATTTACTAGATAATTCCAAATATATATTCGATTATTTTGAACAAAAAAAACAGATTTCTACCACTTCCAATAATGTTAATCAAAACACAAATGTTCTCAATTCTTTCTTTAAAATTAAATCCAAAACACCACAATCAAATACTATCACTTCTGATAAATACGCTCAATCCAAAAAGGCATATCAAAATTATTGGCGTAACGTAAACAACGAAATATCCAATATACAGGATTTTGTTGTCCCATCCGATGTTTGTGAAAATTGTAATTGTGGAGAACTTATACCACAAGATGAAGAAGGAATTTTGATTTGTAATAATCATAATTGTGGTAAATTTATCACCTATATTATTGATAGTTCGAAACCAACCAATAAAGAACCTCCCAATGAGGTTTCTTATACAGCATACATACGTCTCAATCATTTCAAAGAAATCCTTTCACAATTTCAAGCGAAAGAAACTACACAAATACCAGAAGAAGTTATTGACGCTATCCGTGCGCGTATCAAAAAAGAACGTATCAAAGATATGTCTCTCATTAATTATGATAAAATGCGTGATATTCTTAGAAAACTCGGGTTCAATAAATACTTTGAACATATTCAATATATCAATTCACAATTTGGTATTAAACCACCTATTATGAATGAAGAATTACATGAAACTCTTTGTGTTCTCTTTATCGAAATACAAAAACCTTGGGCAGTTCATTGTCCAGCAAACCGCACTAATTTCTTTAATTATACTTATACTCTTTATCAACTTTGTGTTCTCCTAGACCAAACACAATATCTACCTTATATTCCTATGATGAAAGACCGAGAAAAACAATTGGAACAAGATATGATATGGAAAAAAGTATGTAATGACCTCGATTGGGAATTTTTCCCTACCGTCTAGTTTTTTTGTGTTTTTTTGCGTAAAATCATTAACGTAAAAATCATATAAATACAAGAACGTTTATATTATAATCATGAACACAAAAAATCCAGAGACCGAAACCGAATTATCTATTATCACAACACATTATGTATATCCAACCAAACTAAAAATGTTTTATAACACTAACGCGACATATCGTAACTGCTTACGAACATTATTTAAAATGAATCCAAAAAATTTTCCAAAATTCGATGTAGATTTAGATGATGAAACTAGAGACGAAAATGAATATGATGTAGATTCAGCATCAGTCGCAATGGATTCAATACTCCATGATATTACTAAAAATTCGTTGTTTTTATATGTACTTGATAAGGCGGCCGCACGTATGTTCTCAACCGATAGAGAAATCGGTCTGACAATTTTATTTAGTTATGATTATTTAGACATCTTTCACGAATGTTTAGTGCTTTTTTATACAAATGAAAATGAATTTACGGATACTACCGAATGTTATGTTGAATTATTGAAGAGATTAACGTAAAACAATATATATTTATTATTATATAAAATATATAATAATATAAAATGGCATCTACTAGAAATAAAAATACTCCAGGTGATTATTTATTCGAACAACGTATCAATAATAATATTTCGGGTTACTCTACATATGAACACGCAGCACAAGGCAAACCAGTAAAAAGTCATTTGCCAGGCAATGGTTTATTGATTGGTAGAATGGCACGAGAACATCTTTCTACTAATTATTGCGATATTGAAAACGACCTTTTTGGCATTGGTTCCACTAATCTAGTGAATCCACAACCAAAATGTGTTCCTGATATAAAACAACTCCAAAGTTTAAATGTTATTGATAAACTTCCTGTGTTTTTACCGGAACCTTTGATAATCGAACCAAACCAACGACCTTTACGATAAATTTTTTAATGTATATCGAGAACTTGTTGTTGGTTTATTTTTAAAACTTGTATTTAGGTGCTGTGATTTTGATTTTTTATTCAATAATTCATTTGTAGAAATTGTTAATCTGGATTCTTGAGAAGGTTCTTGAGTAGATTCTTGTTGGTCATTTGTTTCACTTTCCTCGGCGGAATCAGAATCGTCGCTAGATTCATACCCAGAATCGTCGCTAGATTCATACCCAGAATCTGTGCTAGGATCCGTATCCTCGACTATTGTTACTATTCCATCCTCTATATTCGAGAACAATGCTGAATCATCTATTATACTTGGTTCATTATTTGAGAACATTTTGTTTATTTGTTCCATTAACGTAAAACTATTGGATGATTTTTCTGGCAAATTATCACAATTCGAAATAGAAATTTTAACGTATTCAGTAAGAGGCATTACCCTATTATTATCGTCCATGTTTATTTGTATTGGTATATTGATATTCGCCATGACATATTTTTTTGACATTTTTCTTATAAGATTTGTTTTGAAATTTTTATATATATTTTTTAAATTTATATAAAAAAATACATTTTTTGGTTATTGGCTATATTTATCTAATTTGACTATTATATCATAGTATCGAGGTCAGGTTTTGGTTCAACTGAATTATTTTGCTCTTGTTCTTGATTCAAAAATATATTTTTTATAAAATTGTAGGTTATATTGTCGCCATTTTCTTCCATTTGTTCTATTCTAGCAACTAATGGAGACATATCAGGTCTTTCTTCGCCGCGTGTAATAGGTTCATCTAATATTTTATCAATTATATGACGTTTTTTATCTAATTCAACAAGTTCTATTGTCTCATTTACAATTTCATCATTAAGCTCATCATTATCATTATCAACATTTCCATCGCTTTCGCCCTTGCTTTTACGTAGTTTATTATTAGAAACAATTGTTGATAATGTTTTCTTTGTAATATAACCAAGACCATACAATGAACCTGCGGCAAGACCTAGTGCCAATAATGGCGGCCCTGCCACAATTCCAGCAGTTCCTATTTTTGTATATTTTTTTAATTTTTCAATACTTTCAGCATCTCCTTTTATTACTAACTTAATAGTATTAATAACATCAACTATTTGTTCTGGCAATTCAATATTGTTTAATAATTTGTTAATGTATTTATACAATTCTTTCGGCGCTATATATCCTAAAGCATACAATGCTCCCAATGCTATGGCACATGACAATAAAGTTAGACCAGCTACTCCTTTTCCTGTAATTTTGATTCCTCTCAATACGTTCTCTAATATTCTTTCAACTAATGATGATAATAATGCGGACAATTGTCTTAATGATTGTGTTGATGGCAATATTGATGATAATCTTGATGATAATCTTGATAACAATGATGTTGATGATGATGTTGATGATGATAATAGTTGTCCAATGATTCCGTTGATGATAGATTGGTCTGAATTCGTGGTTGGTTCTGGTGCTGACGGAATTGTTGGTCTCGATGTTCCAGTCAATATTTTGTCAATGATTCCATTGATGATAGATTGGTCTGAATTCGTGGTTGGTTCTGGTGCTGATGGAATTGTTGGCATCGTTGTTCCAGGCAATGTTTGTCCAGGCAATATTTGTCCAATGATTCCATTGATTATTGATTCGTCTGAAATCATTGATGTGGTAGGTGCTACTGGAATAGTGGTTGTTGATGATGTTGGTGGTTTTGGCATCGTTTTTCCAGGTAATATTTGTCCAATGATTCCGTTGATTATTGATTCGTCTGAAATCATTGATGTGGTAGGCCCTACTGGAATAGCGGTTGTTGATGATGTTGGTGGTTTTGGCATCGTTTTTCCAGGTAATATTTGTCCAATGATTCCGTTGATTATTGATTCGTCTGAAATCATTGATGTGGTAGGTGGCATTATTGATATAGTCGGTGCTCTTGATGATGTTGGTGGTTTTGGCGTGGTTGTTCCAGATAATATTTGTCCAATGATTCCGTTGATTATTGATTCGTCTGAATAAACGGCGGTTGTCAATGGTATTGTTGGTTCTGGTGCCAGCGGAGCAGGTTCTGGCAGATTTGATGGAATCGATGTATTTGACAATATTTCTCCAATGATTCCATTGATTATTGATTCGTCTGAAATGATATTTGATGGCTCTTGAACAATATCTTTTAATTTATACATTCTGTAACCGTCATTTTTTATATAATCAAAGTTTTGATTAAAAACAGTGGTTAAGTCGTCTACATCTTTTTTACGCACATCATCAATCGGTTTTGGAATATCCCGATATAAATCTTGTATTTTGATTGTATTATTATTTTTGTTTTTTGTCGGTAATGTGAAAATAATACGACCATTTTTTTTTAATAGATTTTTCAAATTATCTACACAGATAGGTATAGGTTTGAAAGTTGTATCTATAAATAATGGACTAGCAATCCAAATATAATCATATTTGTTTCCTTCGGCAACATCGATAAATTCTTCACTATCAATACTTTTATCAAATTGAAAAAATTCAGTATAATTAGGGTTTTCACCGAATAACGCGTTTTTCATTTTATCATTTGCCGGTCCTTGGTGAAAATCGATGACTTTGTTGTTGACATCTCTTACTGTATTCTTTAATGGTTTTATTATTAAAACCTCTTTTTGTTCGATAGATGGTGGAGGTGGTGGTGTAAATGTTTCTGATTGATTTGATGATTGTGTTCTAGATAGCGATGACAATGATGATGAACTAGACAGTGATGGTGGTGGTGATGGTAGATTATTACCCTGTACAATTTTTTCACTTTCTTTTAATAAACTATACAACTCTTCATCATTATATTCTTTATTGGGGTTGGAGTATAAATCTAAATTAATATCATTGATAGCCGATTCTAAATATGGTTTTGCTTGTTCAAAATTTTCGAATTTTGTCAATTCATCTATATATTTTTTTCTATCAATTAACAAATTTGTATACAACTCATCTTTTGTATCTTTCTCTATATTGTCGTTTAATAATAGTTCTTTTTTTTCATTATTTATTTTTATGATATTTTTATACAATTCAAAAATATATAACATTTTTAATACAATTTCAGGTTGATAATCATTATAAAATTTTATCATATTTTCAAAAAATATTTTATCGAATAAGTTTGTTTTAATTACATTATTTACTTCAGTAGGTTCTTTGTTTTTTTGTTCATTTATGATAGTTTGTTTCAAATTATTGAAAATTTTGTCGTATCTTTCTATTCTTTCTGTTCTTTCTTTATCCATTTCTTCAAGTTCTTGTATTTCTTCATCTACATTTATAGAATTATCAACATTAGTATCAACATTAGTATCAACATTAGTATCAACATTAGTATCAACATTAGTATCAACATTAGTATCAACATTAGTATCAACATTAGTATCAACACCAGCATTATCATCGTTACCAACATCGTCATTAGCAACACCAGCATTATCATCGTTACCAACATCGTCATTAGCAACACCAGAATTATTATCGCCAGCATTATCGTCATTAGCAACACCAGCATTATCGTCATTAGCAACCTCAGTAGCAACATCGTCAGTAGCAACACCAGCATTATCGTCATTAGCAATACTAGTAATATTAGTAGTAGTATTATCATCTACATTATTATTACCACCAAATATTAACAATCCTAATAGTTTTTTTAATTCTATATCAGCATTATCATTAATGTCAATATTCATAATTTCTAAATTCTAAAATCTTATATTATAGTTATATAATACTTTTATTCATACAAAAAGTATAAAAGTATTATTTACGATGAGTTCTACGATATTTATTTAATTTGTCTCGTTTGTGTTTTGATACATGTTTTTTGCCTGCTTTTTCGGTTTTACGATACTTTCTATTCTTGTTACGGATTGTATTGAAGTGTTTTTTGCCACCTCTGCCAAACCAGGATTTACTTGACGCTACTGGATTGTATGTATGTTCTCCTTTCATATAATCTCCAGCATCTACATTATTTATAGTAACAGTATCGTATTTTATTCCATCTTTATCTTTCGATATTGCTATCAACGTTACTGTATTTTCGTCTATTTTAGGTTCAAGAGAAAAATTACTATTTTCTACTAGCATAGATTTTATGCCGTCTACTTTTTCTAACAAAATCTCTTCTTTATCATCAACTTCAGGAACGCCACCAGCACCATCACCATCACCAGCACCAGCACCAGCACCAGGAACTCTTTTGATAGGTTTTGGAACTAGATTAACACCAATAATACTTATACCTGATTCGAATAAACAAATATTAATATTTTTAATATCTTCTTCACTTTTACCATCAATAAATTCTTCATATTCATCTTTATTTGGAACTCTTGGAATACTAATATCATTATTTAACCATTGAATCACTTCATCTTTACATGATAAAGGTATTTCAATCGCATCATCATCATCCAGTTTTTTATCTGTTAAAGAAGATAACTCGTTATTTAAATTATCAATATATTTATCAAAAATATTTTCAGGAGCATCCGCATCATTATCATATAATCCGTTTTGAATATCATTTTCTAATTTATCATAAAACAAATTCAATTCATCTCTTTTTGTTTTAATCTCATCTTTTTTCGAAGAAGTTTTTTCTAAGTCATCAACAATTCTTCTAATATCACCAAATTTAAAAAGAAGTTGTGAAATTATATTTTGTCTTAAGCCTTCAACATTTGAGTTATTTTGGCTATTAGGATTATTTATAGCATTTGAACTCATTATATTATAAAAATATTATTTATATAATATAATCCTATATTTTTTTCGCTAAATATGTTTGTTTATTCTTGTTTTATTTTTGTTTCTAATATTTCGATTTCTTGTTTTATATAAACGAGAATTTTTTATTTTTTTGGAAATTGTATATTTTTTATTAGGATGTCGTTTTATTGTATATTTTTTTTTGTTAGACCCTCCAAACCATGTTTTTTTATTTAATGTATTATCATTTTTCAAAAAATCGCTAGCCTTTCCAACTTTTGAAAATGGTATAATAGTATCATCTTTTGAAACTTCTAGATTCTTATTATTTGAACCCATTATATTGGACTTTGTATTCGATTCATATGGAGCACTACTTGGTCTAGCCAAAAATATTATTTTATATAAAGCATTGAACCCTTCATCACGATCATTTATTTTTTCATTTATATTTTCAATAATATTCTCATTAGCATTCGTATAAACATTAATATATTTTTCATTTATCATATTTTTATTTTGTATTATAATATCATATAAATATTCACAATCACCTTTAATAATGCGTAAAAATTCCTTTTCTTGTTGTAATACACGTTGAAAATCTTTACGTATTATAGGATTTTTATAATTTCCGTTAAATGTATTCTTACTATTTATAAAATGAGTTTGTTTACGTATGAGTTCATTTCTATGTTCATTTTTTTTAATAATATCAAATATGTTATAATAAATTATATTTCCTTTGATTGTATCAATATTTGAAAATATATTTAAAATATAAATTTGAAATACTGAAATAATTTCATAAATTTTGTTTGTAAATTTTGCTGTATTCTCGGTTGGTTGTATACGACCCAATTTCACAGCATCAATAGTTTCTATTTTATTCAATATATAGTCCGATAAATTATAAATTTGTTTAATTGTTTCTATGTAATCATTTACAGCATTTTCTTCTGGACTGATTATTTTTTCATTGTTAAATGAATTTGAATTACCAGGTTCGATTGTTTCACTACTTGATATACTATCAACATCATTCCAATCATCATCGAAATCATCAACATTAACTTCGGTATTGAAATGTTCAATACCTATTGGATTTGGTGGGTTTGATTCTAGTGGTTTTGTTGATTCTTCATTTATTGTAACACTCTCTTTGATAACAGCACCATTATTTGTTGTTTGCGCTCTTATTACTATATTATCACCATTTTGAATACCACGCGATTTCATTATCGAACTATGTTGTCCATTTGGGTCGTATTTTTCTTTTAAATTATTATACAAAGTTTCTACCTCATTATAGAATTTTTTATATTTTGAATTATTAGCTGCTGCTGCTTTTTCAAATAAATTACTCATTATATTATTATAAACAAAATTTCTGTATATAATAAAAATATATTTTTTTTACCAAAAGTCATAAATCAATGGGATTCTATTGGAATCGCACATAATCATCATCGGCTCTCTATCTTTCAATGATGTCCAAAATACGTATTCACCATTACGTATCGCAAAACCTATACAGAATTCGATACCTATATGTCGAAATGAAAATATCTCAGAATATTTCTTTGGTTTAAATGTTTCCCTGTCTAAAGCAACCATTATATGATAATAACGTCTTGGTAATGTAGATTCACTTAAATGTACTAAACCTATCAAAAATTCACCATTATCAATAAATTGGGTTGAACCTCGCACACGATGGAACTCAGGCGCGTTGATTGGATATTGATGAACAATATTCAATTTGTTGTTTTCATCTAATTTTCCTACTTCCATTGGATGCCATTTATAAATGAAATATTCTTCTTCTATTAACTCACCATTATCGCCAGTTGCTTCTTTACGTACCAACGGAATCCAATTCTTTTCACACCAACTTTCATAGGGTGGTTCGGTAATCCTACAATTCGAATATGTTTGTGTTTCTGGATGATATTCGCCAACAATCATTCTATTCCATTCCATCGGTGAATAATCTATATTGGTTGCTATAAAACGTATTGTATTACGATATTCATATAAGCGTATATCCTCCAAACCATAAAAATAACATCGTTTTGATTGAAATCCCGTACTGGCATCGTCCATTTCTTTATAAAACATCGGTATCAATGTATCGTCTTCTAATACAGAACATATATTTTTTGTAATAATAAAATCATCTGGGTGTTTTATATGACAATGACCGGTTTCCCAATACCAGTAATTCACGTAACGCGTATTTAATATATGTTTTCCTTGGAAATAAATATACGATGCCGACGCGGGTTCATATGTATCTATTTGTGGATAATCGTAAGTAGTCATCGCGTCAAAACCTTCTTGTATTAAAACTGTACAACATACATCTAATGGAATATGAATAATACAATCATTATGGTCGGCTTTATACCATCTAGGTGACCATTCTGTATTTGCCTCCAACCATGCCCAAAAATTGACTTCCCAAACTAATTTTTGATGTGTTCGTATCCATTCTGGATAATACTGTTTATATAACAAAAACATTTCTTCTACTGATTTCGCATCGCCTAGTAAAAACCCTCCACAATAACGCCAATAAACACCATTCGTTATTTGGTCGACATTGTTTTCGGCGATTTTATCCCAACATCCAGGTATCAATAAAAATGGTTCTTTTGTGAATGTTCTCAACGATAATGCTGATAAATATTCCAAAGTTGCTGATTTATTATGGAATACATACGAAATGCTGAAATCTATCCATGCGAAATGGGTTGACCCCCATGGATTCTCTTGTATGGCATCGTATAAAAATTCACATTTCGAATTAATCAACATCATATACTGCGGAATATCTTTTGGGTAATTACGATACTCTGGTAAATAATATTCAACATCGGCACATTCTTTCGCTATCCATGTCGATTCTATCGAAATTGTTTTCATTATTTTCACATTTGCGAAATCTTTTACAAATTCATGTAAGACATCATAACATTCAGGGCTTACATATACACATATTTGTATTCCGGTTGAAACGATATCACGGAATTTTTCGAAACGCCATTCTACCGTTTTGTCTTCAAATGTGGTTTCATAAATATCTATGAACGACGTTACGAATGTTATTTTTGAATCTTTTGTTATGAACTCTGTCATTTTTTCTATCTAATTTTTACACTATATACTACAAACCTTTTTATATCGATTTTTACATAAACGGTATAAAGTTATCTCAATATACATATATTATATATCTATAATGAATCGCATTTTTGCTCTTTTGTGTTTGAGTTTATTACCAATTTTATACGCATCCTCCCTTATCAACCAATTTACTGAATGGGTTGAGTTTTTCAATATCGAATTTAAATCAGATGACCATTTTCATGCGACTTATCAAAAATGGCAATCCAATGATAAATTCATTGAAGAAGTCAATGGAAAGAATCTTTCGTATGTCTTAGGCCATAACCAGTTTTCAGGAATGGATAGTGAGGATTTCCGTCAATATTTAGGATACTCTGGTGCTCCAATTGAACGTGTTTTCAATAAACTAGATTCCGAACCAACTGTATTGATATCAGAAGAAGTCAATTGGGTTAAAAAGGGTGCCGTAACCGAAGTAAAGGACCAAGGACAATGTGGTTCATGTTGGAGTTTTTCAACAACCGGTTCTCTAGAGGGCGCATATTTCGTTAAATACGGAAATCTCGAAACTTTCTCTGAACAACAATTAGTCGATTGTGATAGTTTCAAAAATGGTGGTCGTGATATGGGTTGTAATGGTGGATTGATGGACCATGCTTTCACTTGGATTGAGAAAAACGGTGGATTATGTGCTGAAATCGATTATCCATATGTTTCTGGCGAAACTAAAACAGCAGGCACTTGTAAGAAAACATGTAAAGTCGTTGATAATAGTAAAATCGCTAGTTTCGTTGATGTTGAACCTAGTTCTGACATCGCCATGATGACAGCACTTTCACAACAACCTGTATCGATTGCGATTGAAGCAGACCAACGTGAATTCCAACTATACAAATCCGGCATTTTTACTGGTGTTTGTGGAAACAAACTAGACCATGGTGTTTTGGTTGTTGGATATGGTCCAGACTATTATTTGGTGAAGAATTCTTGGGGGCTTTCATGGGGTGATGGAGGATTTATCAAATTGGGTTTAGGTCCTGAGTTCAATAATGGCGATGGCCAATGCGGTATGCTATTACAAGGTAGTTATCCAAAAGTATAAAACAGTTAGATAAAATCAAAGTATACATGTAAAAAATATCATAATAATTATATATATTATTATGAATAATACAAATCAGGTTGAAACACTTAGACAATATATAAAAACAACAAAAGATGATTGGAATTATATAACGCCTATCGATTTTTATAATGATTATTATCTAAAAAAAAAGGGATTATTATTTGATTGATTTACGTGATGAAACAGAATATAAAAAAAATCATATAAAAGGGTCTAAAAATATTTATTGGATGAATATTTTAGATGAAAAAAATTTGAAAAAAATACCAAAAGATAAACCTATTTTTCTTATTTGTTATGTAGGACATACAAGTAGTCAAGTATTAACTTTATTGAAATTACTAGGTTATAATGTGGTCTCTATAAAATATGGTTATGGTATATCACCGGCAAAAGGTGTACCGGTCGCTGGATGGGTTGACTATGGTTTGCCTGTACAAAAAAGCAAATAATAAATATATCATAATAATATAAATAATTATTATGATAAATGAAAATGAAAATGAAAACAACCAAAACGAAAACAACCAAATACAAGAATATAAATTTCCATATGATACATGCGAACGAAAATCAACAACTAATATTATAAAACAACCATATAGTACAATAATTGGCATTATAACTTGTGTTCTCATTATTGTATTTATATTTCTAGCAAAATCATTACCAACTAAACTATTTTTTACATCATTATTGATTTTTGAATCATTTCATACCTATTCACATTTTACACATTTACCAGGTAATACACAAGTAAATATAATACACCCTACCGCATATTTAGTTACATTTTCATTACTTATTTGGATTATTTATCAAACAAAAATTTATCCGTCAATTGGATTCATTACGATACTATCTGTATTATATTGTTTCGATATTTACGCATTTCATTATTTACCCTTTATTTTTTATTTTGTATCCCAAAACATCATATTTATTAGCATTTTATTTTCTTACTATTCTTTTTTACCGAAAACACTGATACAAAATATTCCATTGATACTTTTGTTTTCCTTTTTGATAATTGGTTTTGAAGTAAATGAAATTTTCAATTGTAATCGTATGTTACAATTTTATCCTCAATTTCCATATCACATATTAGTAGAAATATCTGGATTTGTAGTATTCTATTTGATAGCAAAATCCATGTATCAATTATAAAAATGTTTTGTATTTTTTCTAAAAAATTGACTTCAAACCATAATAATAAATAAATCGTATAAATCGACCAAAATCTATTATTATGACAACCACTATTGTTCCAGCTCCAGTTCGTAAAAGTCGTTTTTTAGTATTCGACGTTGAAACGACCAATTTGATGCCGAAACAAAAACCGAATGGTCCTCGTTTAACTATCGACGATTATCCTCATATATTACAATTGAGTTTTGTAATATATGACTTGAATGAATCAAAAATTACAAAATCATACGATGCTTATGTAAAAATAAATTCAAATATAGATGTTACTGATAAAATAACCGAATTAACTGGTATCACAAAAGATATATGTAATAAAAAGGGCGTTCCTATTATTACTATTTTGAAAGAATTCTACGATGCGTATCTGAATTGCGACGTTTTAATCGCGCACAATATGGATTTTGACGTTGAAATGATTAAAATCGAAATCGAACGTAATCGAGAGCAAATATTATCAGCATTCCCTTGTGTTTTGACTACCTTTAACGATACTTATGAAAAAATCCATAACATTGAACGTTACTGTACTATGCGTAAGGGTATTCCTATTTGTAATATTCTTGTCGAATCCAAAATTCCAGGAAGGCCTCCTACTAAAAAATATCCGAGATTATTAGAACTTTTCCAACATTTATTTGTTGGTGAAACTCCAACTGGTCTTCATAATTCGATTGTAGACGCATTAGTTTGCCTACGTTGTTACTTAAAAATGCGACATAATATTATTATTAACGCCATTGATTTCGAGCGTATTTTTAAAACCTTCAAAAAATAGACATCCAAAAACATCAAAAAAATCAAAAACTTTACATGTTTTTTTATGAAGAACACATCTCACAAGGTTCATCATCCTCATAAAATTCGGTTGTTCCGCCATTTTCTTTCTTTTCAGGTTCAATTGTAAATTGCTGTGCTTGATGTCTACCTCTACGTCTCAAATAATAAATGCCTGTTTTCAATCCCTTGGTCCAAGAATAGAAATGCATCGATGTTAATGAATTGTAATTTGGGTCTTCTAACCATAAATTCAAACTCTGGCTCTGGCAAATAAACGCACCACGGTCTGCCGCCATATCTATCAAATGACGCATTGGTATTTCCCAAACAGTCTTGTATTTATCTCGAATATTTTGTGGAATAACATCGATATGTTGAACACTTCCATGATTCGCAATTATGTTATTTTTTATTTTCTCATTCCATAAATCGAGTTTGATTAAGTCATTCATTAAATACTTATTTGCTAATATAAATTCACCAGCCAATGTACGACGATTATAGATATTACTTGTAATTGGTTCTATACATTCATTAAAACCTAATATTTGTGATGTTGATGCTGTTGGCATTGGTGCCAATAAAAGTGAATTACGTAACCCGTGAGTTTTGATTTTCTCTTTCATGGCCGCCCAATCATATCGTTGTTCTTCTTTTGATGGGTCTACTTCCCACATATCGAATTGTAAAATTCCCTGACTTGCTGGTGACCCTTGGAATGTTTCATATGCGCCTTCTGTAACTGCCATTTCACATGATTGTTCTAACGCGGCATGGTAAATCGTCTCGAAAATACGTTTATTGATACGTTTTGCCTCCTCACTTATAAATGGAATATTCATCAACATAAATACATCTGCTAAACCTTGAACTCCAATACCAATTGGACGATGGCGCATATTACTACGTCTTGTCTTTTCGGTTGGGTAATAATTAACATCAATAATGCGATTCAAATTATATGTCACTATTTTTGCGACATCATGTAGTTTTTTATAATCTATGAATGGTGCGGATGGACCGTCTATGGTAACGAATGTTGGAAGACCAATACTGGCCAAATTACATACAGCGGTTTCTTTATCGTCTGAGTACTGCACTACTTCGCTGCATAAATTTGACGACTTTATCGTGCCAATATTTTTCTGGTTCGATTTTTTATTACAAGCATCCTTATATAATAAATATGGAGTTCCGGTTTCCATTTGAGAATCCAATACTTGAAACCATAAATCACGTGCTTTGAATGTTTTACGTCCCTTGCCACTTTCTTCATATTTTGTATATAATTCTTTGAATTCGTCGCCATATACATCACTCAAACCTGGACATTCGTCTGGACACATAAGAGTCCAATTTCCGTCGGTTTTCACACGTTCCATGAATAAATCCGGTATCCACAAAGCGTAAAATAAATCTCGGGCTTTCAATTCTTCATCTCCATGATTTTTACGCATTTGTAAAAACATTTCTATGTCTGCATGCCAAGGCTCCAAATAAATAGCAAAACTGCCATTTCTCCGACCGCCGCCATTTTTTACAAGGCCATTATGTGTTAAAAAATTATGATGGTCATCATTATCTACCTCGATATCGATTACTCTTCCTGAATAATTTTTTACAACAGTATTGCTATTAACAATACTGAACAAATAATCTTTATATTCAAAAAATGTGAAAGATTCACTTGGAGAAATATTTTTATTTTTGAATAAATCACAAATGATAGGCATTTTAGGAACAATTAAAATATAACTAACCTTTTTATTTTGGATAAAACAATTATATTTTGTTATATGACTTTCATTTCTTCTATCCCTCATAGTTCCAGAGGTTAATATACCGAGTCTTAAAAGCATATATCTAACACTCTCTATTATACTATTTGACGTAATTTCAAGAACAATTTGATAGTCTTTTACTTTGCCATCTGTTTCTAATATACCTTTTATCAACTGTAATATTTTTGGTTTAGATAAATGTAACATACTTGGCATAACAAATTTTTCTTTGTTATTATCATATAACATTTCGTATGTAAATTTAAACATATTATTGCGTGTCCATATAAGTCTTACATATTTATCATTTTGATATGTATAACTAATTTTCGTGTTGATTTTTTGTAAATAGCTTTCAACAAATTCAATCGTATCTTGTTTTGTTTCTTTATTTAAAGCAACATATGCGGTGTTTCTATTACTCGAAATATTTCCATCTCCCAATAAAATACCATAAAATCTACAATCGTCTTCTGTATATTGCGAAATATCCTTTTCATATTTTGGTATAGGAAAACCTATAAAATCGTTTTTATCAATATTTTTAACTTCGACAAATTCCGGAACCAATAAATTACGGTCCAATTGATTTATAACATCGTTAAAATTTCGTTGATAACATTTATCATTTTTAATTGTCCATAGTGGATGCATATCTGTCAATTTCAATGGATACAATGTATGTTTAACATCCAACGTGTATAAATCACCTAAATATTCATTATCTAAAACTTTACCAATTGAATAATAGTTTCCATCATCTGTAATCACTTTATCGCCAATTACTATATTTTTAATTTTAATTGGACCACGTTTTGTATAAACAATTGTTTCTGGGTCTAAACATTGATCTACATATTTTGCAGTATTATTGAATACCCGTAACATAGGCACAATTCCATTCGATACACCATTCGTTCCGCGAATATGACTACCAGACGCACGAACATTATGAATATGTAACCCTATTCCACCTGCCCACTTTGATATCAAAGCACAATCTTTCAACGTATTATAAATACCTTCGATACTATCTTGTTCTAATGAAAGTAAAAAGCACGATGATAATTGTGGGTGAGGTGTTCCAGCATTAAACAATGTCGGCGTGGCATGTGTGAAATATTTTTGTGACATATATTCATATGTCTCGCATATTTTTTCTAGATTATTACCATGTATACCAATCGCCACACGTAACCACATATGTTGTGGACGTTCAATCGTCTTTTTATCGACTTTCATTAAATATGCCCTCTCCAATGTCTTGAACCCAAAATAATCTATCAAATAATCACGTTCGTAATTACATAAATTATCCAAAAATTCGGCATTTTCGGTAATTACATCCATTAATTCCTTTGTTACTATTGGTGAATGCTTATCGTGTTTATCCTGATAATTATATAATTGCGACATAACATAAAAAAACGAACTCGATGTATTTCTATGGTGATTGGATATAATTACACGACCAGCTAACACGTTATAATCTGGGTGAATCGATGCCATAGACGCACACTGTTCTGCTAGCAATTCGTCTAATTTTGTGGATGAAATTCCATTGTATAATTGGTCAATTACCTTCATAACCAGTGTAGTAAAATTGATTTTGATATTTGCTTCCTGACCTATTTTTTTAATTCGTTTCAGTATTTTATCAAAAGATACGATTTCTTGTTGGCCATTACGCTTTGTTACATACATTTCATCTTGGTCGGATACGTTGGAAGTACTTTTTGGAGATTCCATGCTGGCCTGATTGAATAATATACTGAGTAGATTTTATATTGTTTTTCTTTACTGATAAAAACAATATAATGTATGAAAACCATGAAAACCGCGTAAAAATACGTATTTTCTAATTATCCAATTTGACTAAACAAATTGAATTCGTTAAAACTAAATTATTGATCATATATGAATTTGAACTATCTGATGATAATACTACATTGACTTTCGGTATGCGTTTTTTTGATGAACGATGTTCATAACCATCTACCCGTTCTTTTTCGATTGTTTGCCAAACAGATTCTATTTTCGGCACTGCTAATTCAAACCATGATTTATTTCGTGGTATCAAAACACACGAAAATTGGTCCATATACCAATAAATCGTTGAATATAAAACCATTCCCTTTTTTCGTAATTCGTCTTTTTTTATTTGTATCCAGTTCATGATGGTATCACGGTCACTAGAAACATCTACAGGCATATAATGATATACTGGATTCGAATTTTTGGCGACACCGTTTTCGGTACGTTCAATAAAATTCAATATCACTCCTTTGTATTCATGTGTTTCGTCATTATAAAATGCGGTCTCATCTGGATATTCTAAAAATCGGGTTTCGACAAAATCACACTCATCTAATTCACAAGTCTCCATTTGAATTTGGGTTTGTATCCAATATTCCTCTTTTGGAATACCCGTTATTTCGCGATTCACTATGTTTTTAATTTCTAACATACGTCCATATCGTTGGTTCTGGGGGTCGATATTGATACCATCCGGACTTGCTCCAATAAAAGGGTATTTTGAATGTTTAATACAACCAAATTCGCCGACACGTGTTTGAAACATATGTTCATATACCATTACAGTCACTGGTTCGTATTTTACACCCCAATGTAATGCGGAGTCTGTATTTGTATAATTATAATCGGTTCCGTTTAGATTCAATGGCTTACATTTTTCATAAATAAGACTATTCACTTGAGCCTCACTCCCCAATGCCTTCCATAAATTACTGGCGGTTATCAAATTATATCTATATTCATGCCATTCTTTTGTTTTTTGTTGTGGTTGGGGAATATTTTGTAACTCTTGAATTTTGGTTGTGAGTGCGGGGATATCGATTGATGATGGAATGTTGATGGTATCCATTGTATATTTTTTTGAGCGTTGTATAAATCCACTTTTTTCTACAAAAATCTCTAATGTGGATTCTATCAGTTCGGTAAGTTCTTCATATACATCCTCAAAATTGTCATCGTCACATATATCAGCGTCTATCCATTCGTTAATGAGAATATTGGCAGTATTTTCTGTGGCATTTTTATAGAATTTTGGTGAAGAAATCTCTAGAATATGGGTTGTATGATATTCATCTAATAAATCGAATATATCTATTGTCAATTCTGTTATATCGTCATTTTCTAGGGGTAATGATTCGTCGATGGATTCGTCGACAGTAGATGATATTTCGGTGTTTGATATTGAAATCGAATCTGGGTCGGTATCAGTTTCTTGTATATATTCAGAATCACTAGTATTTGTCATTTCGTTAGATTATTATCTGGATTTATTTCTATATTTGTTTTTTTTTGAATATCTTTTTTGTTTTTGTTTGAACGATGATAAAAATTTAGAGTATATATATAATATATATAATATGAATTTTTTTGCCGATTTAAAAAGGAAATTATTTGGCAATACTACTGATAATAAACTTGGTCATGGTGATGGTCATGGTGATGGTGATGGCGGTGATGATGGTGATGATAATAATGATAATGACAAAAAACGTTCTAAAATTATATTAAAAGACAATATTACATTAAAAGACAATATTGAAAAAATAAAAAAACAATGTGACACAGGTACAGTTGCTATACTAGATACATGTAATCTTGACGAAAATTACCTAAAAACATTTGCGCTAACACAAACTATATTAGAAATTTATGATGCTGACCATGATTTGAATCGAAGTAAATACGATAAAAATCCATTAGTAGAATATTGTAGATCTTTTGTTGGAGAATATCCAAAACTTGTTTTTATAAATAATAAGATTATTGCACTTAATGGTAATAATAATAATAATGATTTGGCCTATATATACAATGAGGATAATTGGAAGTCTACTAGTCAAAGTGCTATAAAAAATAATATGGAAACTGTTTTGAAAGATTTAAATAAACCTTTTCTAACTGCTTTTGGACGAATTCCTTTCACAAGTTCAATAACTAAAGAAGAAAAAAACTTAACCGATTTACAAGTTTCTTTAAAAAATAAAAATTTAGATTTGACATTGGTTGAAACACATAGGGGGGGATCGCCAAATAACGTCGAAAACATGAATAATAAATCAATAATGTTAAAACCAAGCGTTAGCACAAGATTTGACTTAGGTAGTAATGCAATTCTATTAATAAAAAATACAGATATTCAACCTGGTTTTTGTGAGTTAGCAAACAATAATTTTAATTCCCAAAATCCTACATCACCATTATGTAGATTTTTTAGTAATTATTTTCCAAATTCTTTCACAATCGTAATAAAAAAAAGTGAATTATTCGATAATTCCAATACAATGTTTATGCCATTTTTCCAAGATTATTTTAAAAAAATTGGTATTAATGGTGTTCTTGATAATTTATTTACAAATATTGAAGAAAAAAAAAAGTCTAACCAGCTATTCTTCGCAGATGATGATGATGATGCCCTATATCTTTTACACATGTTTATGGATAAAGCAAATAATAAACCCACTTTTTCAATACAAAAAGGTCCTATTACTGCTGACCAAGTTACCGAAGCGTTATATGGAGTTAAACACCGATGTTTATCATCCAAAACACAATCAAAACTTATTTCGAATTCTCTTTTGATATTAGATACTGTTATAACGCCAAATGTTAGATTTTGTCATATTTTATATGCTAAAACATGCGGAGATGGAGTAGCAATTGAAGCAACTAAAATGTCATCAAAAGTATTTAGAATAACTGTAAATTTATTATCTAATGATGTATGCTGTAATTATAGGAATGCTTTTGTTAATGGTTTTTCTACAAGACAAGCACCAAGTTCATTAGCAGGAACAGGTTTAGGTATTCTTTCTAATACTAGAAATGTTGAAATAATGACTATGATAAATCCGACAACTACTACTCTTTCGCAACGCATAGAGGGTATAATTGATAAGGACGCTAAGGATTATTATCCTACTGAACCAGACACAATCGTAAATAACCTAGTGATTGACGGAATCGATAAACACGCATTAGATGATATATTAACTTGTGCTTACCGTAAAATTTATGATAATGAATATAATAATGATACCAAAGCAAAACAAACCCAAATAAGTGAGTTAATTAAAAAATTAGAAACAGACGAAAATTTGACAATTATAAAAACAGATTGCGAATTATTAAAAGAATTATGTATGAATGACCAAATATTGTTTATAAAAACAAAAGTAGATAATTCATTTGAAGATTTTAAAAATAGATTAAGAAATATTCTAAAAAAAATACAACTTGATTATCCATTATTAATTCAAGCCCGTCCGATCGATGACGTCCAAATAGCGTTTACTATAGAAAGAGGTATTTCACTGGTTTCTTCATTGGAACAATTATTGGGTGAAGTCTATCCATGTGATAATGATGAATTAGGATTAAAAAAAATTGTTTTATATTTTTTGACGGTTGTCATTCAAAAATCTATTTCAGCTACAAGAATTATTACTAGATATATCGAGATGTTGAAAGGCAGATTAATACAAATTATTAAAGTTCAAGCTATGTTAAACAGCAAAGATGTAAATCATTTACGTATTGAATCTTCATATGAAGAATTGTTAACTGAATTTAACGCTTTATTTAATAATTTTGATTCTAATTATCAAAATATTCCTAACGAATTAGATAGATACAACAGAAGACAACAAGCAAAACAACCTTTGAATCTATTAAAATTTATTTTGAGGTCGATTGAGGCAAAAAACAAATGGGAAAATAGTAATTATGAAAGTTTGTATTATTACATATATCATAATTATAGAGAAATAATTGAAAGTTCTCATGTAGAATCTCCTTTCGCAACACTAGAAGTTTTAAATAAATTTTCTCAATATTCACAAGAAATTCTTTCTCAAAATTCAGAAAATCTATTTTCTCAATTAAATACAGAGGAAGCAACAGAGGAAGCAAAAGAGGAAATAAATAAGGAAGCATCAGATAATTTACCATATTCAATATCAAATATGCTAGCAAATTCAAAAGATGCCCAAACAATAAAAGCGATGATTTTAGAATATACTGAAACATCGTCACAAGAAGAATCTGAAGAGAAAGAAAAACTACTCAACGAACTAGCAAAACCAGATTTATATATAATAGGTTCTAAAACAGGTGAATCGCCTGAATCAATGGACCCTTTTGTTCAACAATCATTGCCCCCTACATCGCCGGAAAAAAATGTAAAAGCCGTTCCTTTTACAACACCATCACAAAAAAAAACCGCACACTCAGCTGAAGATTTTCTAGAATCACAAAATCAAGAGGATGACTTAAACGTAGCATTAGCCGCAGCTATCGACGGAGATATATACACTGATGACCAGAATGAAATTGGCGAAGATGAAAAAGAAGACGATCAAGAAGACGAAAACACTAAAATGCCCGTTAGTTCTGGTGGAAAACCATTAAGAAAAACAAAAAATAAACGTAATAAAATAACCAGAAACAAAAAAACAAAAAACAACCAAACTAAAAAACATAAAAGAACCAAACGTCGTAAGGTTATCTAAATAAATAATGTAAATTATTATCACATTATTTATATCAAAACACTAAACCTCACCATTATCCTCTTTATTGCGTTCCGTAAATCGTTTCGGTGTCAAAGACTTCAATGTCGAAACCCTTTTCGCATCTACAATTCGCAGTGTGAAATTATGCGTTACATTATTGAAAAACAACGCCGGTATCGAACTGATATCTCTAGAGTCTTTCTCAAACACTACATCCTTCGCTTTTTGTAATTTATTGTTTTCTAAACAGGTATTGAAAAACATTTTCAATGATTTTATCTCTTTTATCGGTATTCCGTGTTCTTTACCATATTTCTCTGCGAATTGATGTAGTTTTTGGATTTTCACAGTCTTATCCAATTTATTCCACGGTTCTGATTTATTATGTTGTTTCTCTTTTTCGAGTAAATTATCAATCATATTATAATTTACTTCATCACTATTGTTTGTATTCAGATTAATAATATTTTTGTATTTTGATTGGTCTTTTAATGCGTCAGTTTCGTTTTCGGTTTTTGGTTGCTTTTGTTCAGTAGTATTGGTAGTAGTAAACATAGTATTTGTCTTTACACTTTAAGTAGTTTTATGTTTATTTCCTTTTTATAAATATACTTATTATCCGATTTTTGTTTTCATTCCTTCTTATCAATCGAGTTCTTATTGACAAATACGTTTTTCGCAATGTTCTTGACAATCTTATCGTTCATTTTTTCTTGTTTTTCATCTAAATCACCTATTGAATTACGCATCAATTGAATACAAAATTCATATTTCGAATCTTCGATTATATTACATTCTGGATTTTGTTTTCGCCATTCCGGTATTTTTCTATAATTTTTACTAGCAACTTTTCCGATAACTTGTTTCAGTTTCGTTTTATCTTCGTTGTCTTTATTCCATTCATTATCATCCCTAAAATACATTGTTTCACGTTTCAAATCCGTACAATGTAATGGCCTTTTTGTAATATCTATTTGATTCAATCGATTCAAAATAATATCTGTAATGCCAATAACATATCCATTTTTCCCTACGTTTTCCAATTCTTTCATTTGTATTTGTAGGTTCTCGATAAAATCTTTTATATTCATAGCATCTTTACATGTTTCATTTAAAAATACATTTAAATTGAATTGATTATTGGTTGTGTTATTGTTATTGGTTGTATTGTTATTTATGACACTTACTTGACTTGATAATTCCATTATTTTATTCTGTTGTTCTAATATTTTATTGTTTTGTTCTATCATCATATTTTTGAATTCTTGATTTTGTTTGATAAATTCGAGAATATGACTTGGTTCAATTTGAACCATATTGTCAGGGTATTCTGTTATTTCGTTTGTTTCGTTACAAGTTTTTGAGTGTTTCCATAAACCTTGTCGATGTTTATAGCTCTTACCACATTTGCAGTGAAAAATCTTTTCAGCATTTTTTGGCATTTTTTCGTCATCATTTGTAATCATTTTGTCATCATTTACTATTTTTTTATGTTTCAGTGTCAATATATGACTAGTGTAGTTACTTTTTTTACAGCATTTAAAGTCACATGGTTCGCATAAAAAAATTTCGGCATTTTTTGGCATTTTTGCGTCTCCTAAATATATAATATGAGGAGACAAGAAAAATGCCGATACTACGAATGTGCGTAAAATTATGTAAAATATTATGCAGTCATGTTTTTCGTGGATTTATGAATACCAAAGCAATTCAGTAACAAAACATGATTTTATACATCTTTTGTAAAAACTATTTTCAGCTTTTTAAAATTGGACATTTTTAAAATGTCCAAAAAAAAAAATTGACCCTACTTTATTTTTCTGTTTTTCTAATTTACGAAAAGTAAAACTATGTAATTAAGTATTTTTACAAAAATATTAATCAACGTTCTCAAATACATTATCTAGTATATTTAATTTGATTGTTCTAAAAAACAAAATGACTGCTGTTAACAGATGGCATTTTATTTTGTATCCTAAAAGTAATCCATTGTAATCCTTTTTTTTATGCTTTGAAAAATATTATTATAAAAATATTATTACAAAGCAAATATAGTAACTGGATTGTATATATTTATTTTTGGCATTTTTTATGTTTCCAAAAAATGCCGTTTTAGGAGACAGAAAAAATGCCGTTCAGTAGTTTCGCGCAAAATTATCTAAAAATATTATGCAGCCATGTTTTTCGTGGATTTATGAATATCAAAGCATTTCAGTAACAAAACACATTTCCAACGACCTTTTGTAAAAACTATTTTCAGCTTTTTAAAATTGGACATTTTAAAAATGTCCAAAAAAAAAAATTGACCCTACTTTATTTTTCTGTTTTTCTAATTTTCTAAAAAGTAAAACTATTTAATTACATAATTTTACAAAAATACATAATAAACAACTTCAAAAACATAATCTAATTAATGTAAAAATCGATAATTATAAAAACAAAATAGCTGCTGTTATAATTTGGCATTTTATTTTGTCTCCTAATTGTCATCCAATGTAATCCTTTTAAATTATGCTTTGATAATTATTGTTATAAAATTTTTATTACAAAACAATTACAGTAACATTTTTGAATATTTTTATTTTCGGCATTTTTTATGTTTCCAAAAAATGCCGAATTAGGAGACAGAAAAAATGCCGTTCAGTAGTTTTGCGGGAAATTATGTAAAAAACTTATGCAGACATGATTTTCGCCGGCGTTCGAATTTCGCAGCATTTCAGTGACAAATCACATTTTCAACGACCTTTTGTAAAAACTATTTTCAACTTTTCAAAAATGGACATTTTAAAAATGTCCAAAAAAAAAAATTGACCCTACTTTATTTTTCTATTTTCTAATTTTCGAAGAGTAAAACTATTTAATTACATAGTTTTATATGAAATACCAATTAATTTTATATTGTATCATAGTGTTTATCCCTTTTGTGAATTATACCTCATCTACCTGATATGCAATAATTTTATATTGTTCAGGATCCCAAATTGATATAAACCGAAAATATTTTTTTGTTTCAAGTTGATTATGTGAAGGCAAATCTTCCAAATCTAAATATAAGATTCGTTCAAGACGATATCTTTTCAAAGTTTGATTACTCAATCTCGTTACTATATCGAATTCCAAAGCTACATTTCCAAGAAGTTCTAGCGGCAATTTATCAGTTCCCAAAAAACTATCTAATGCTTCTCTTAATTTTACAAGTGGTGTAGTCGTATGATCCTTTAATTTATAATTTATATATTGTTGAAATTGAGCTATAGTTGTCAATTTTGGTAGTAGTCCTAAATCAGCAAAATCAAAAATTGTTAATACGCGTCTACATTTTGGACACTTACAAGAAACTGGCGAAAATTTACATGTTTCAATCATACAATCTCTATGAAATGTATGTTCACAACGCGTTAGCGTTATAAGAGGAATATCTGGATTATTTAATGGGTCTAAACAAATGGCACATATATCCTCACTTTCATTCTCACTTTCATTTTGTTTCGAACCACCCTTCGTTATTTTTCTTTTCTTATTAGTATTATTATTAGTATTATTAGTCTTGCTTTTCTTGACTGCGTTCTTAGTTTTTCTTTTATTTAATGTTTTTTTGTTATACTTTGTTATATTTTTATATGTAATTCTCATATATAAATATAAAATATTTTATTATACATTTTCCCATTTTACACCTTTTTCTCATTCAAAATGCCCATTATTTTTATCTTTGCATGGTTTTACGTATATGATACTCTAAATCATGACGACACCATTCTCCACAAAAGTTGTATTTTTTCCATAATATATATATTGAATATTGTTCGTCAGCATAATTAAAACAATTATTGCAATCTTTATCTTTCTCAATTCGCCAAATCCAATAGCGGTTTAATTCATCCATTACTAGTCGCATTAATGGTCTATGTTCTACATTGAACTCACTTATCAAATCTTGTAAATGTTTTGGTAATAAATGTAAATTCATTTGTTGTATTATCTTTGTGTACGATAAAAATTACATGAAATAATTATTCAATTTTTTTCTTATTTTTTCTATATAAAATGGGCGAACTAATGATAATCCCACATAAAACTACGCAAAAACAACTCCAACAACATATTTTAGTAAAATTATCTAAACCCAACTATATATAGATACTAGAATGGAAGAAACAATCAAGAAAATAGAATTACCGGTAGAAAAACCGAAAAAAAAACAACCACAATATAACGACGATGATATTAGTATAAATGACATAGATGGCCAACAAGAACAAGAATCCAATGTTCAAAAAGAACGACAGAAAAGAGTAGTTACAATGACAAGTACATGGACTTTCACAGAAACCGAATTATCATTGGAAAACCAATTACGATATCTCAAACAATTACAAACAAACGAAATCGTGGATTTTTCAGCATGTAAAATAATATCCCAACAAATCAATCAAAAAATATATGGTTATAAAACACAAGACATAATAAAAAAGAAATATTTAGAGAACCATTTTATAGACAAAGAATATGTTCTCAATTTATTAGTAGAATCCAAATGTTGTTGTTATTATTGTAAAAAACAATCACTCCTTTTATATGAATATGTAAGAGAACCTACACAATGGTCACTCGATAGATTAGATAATAAATTCGGTCATAATCAAAAAAACGTGGTAATCGCATGCCTGAATTGTAATTTGCGACGCAGAACTATGTATCATGAAAGATATGCTTTTACGAAACAATTGAACATCATAAAGAAATATGAATTCTAAATGGTTCAATAAAAGAATCAATAGCAAAATATATATAAAAATACATGATTTTATTATATATATTACAAAACCCAGGTTCTCGATACTCAATGGAAAATTCATTTGAACATGCCAATGATTTACCGATTCATCAAAAAATTTACCAGAAACTAGATTATTATTTATGTTCGAACAAAATACCACATATTATATTTCATGGTTCATCTGGTAGTGGTAAGAGAACAATCGTAGATAAATTTTTGAATAAAATATATCAAAATGATAAGACCAAATTAAAATCCAATGTCATGTTTGTAAATTGCGCTCATGGAAAAGGTATCAAATTCATACGAGAAGAATTAAAATTCTTCGCAAAAACCAATATACAATCGAATAATGGTATGATTTTCAAAACAATCGTATTATTGAATGCGGATTTTTTAACAATCGACGCACAGTCAGCATTAAGACGTTGTATCGAATTATTCAGTTTCAATACACGTTTTTTCATAATAGTTGAGAACAAACAAAAACTATTGAATCCAATTTTATCGAGATTTTGTGAAATTTATGTTCCAGAATATATACCAGCAAATACAATTGAAAATAAAATTACAAATCTACATCAATATTCAATTTCTAAGAATTATTCGTTTGATAATGAGAACATACATACATGGGTTGAATTAAAAATGACCGATATCGATAACCGAAAAAAAGAAATCACACATGCGGATTTTACGAAATTAGCAAATGAATTTTACGAAAAAGGGGCATCATGTCTGGATTTAATCCATTGGATTGAGAACACGCCATTAATAGAGCCATTGAATAAATCGGTAATATGTATGTGTTTTGATAAAATAAAATCCGAATTCCGTTGTGAGAAATTATTATTATTATATATTTTCGATTTTATATATTTACGTTCAAATAATGACTTAAAAAATATTTCGAAAATATAATAATAAATGGACGATTTTGTTATTTCCAATTTGAATGAATCACGCAATGAATGGTGTTCTCGATTAGTGAGTATTTTTACACCATTAGTAGTAGAAGGAGTACGTTCTATATTTAATGAATCATGGAAGATTTGTGTGGAAAATGACGAGGCAAACAAATATTTGATGACATTCCAAAATTTACTTTCACGTATTCCAAAATGGAATAATATAATTGTAGAGGAAGAACGTAAGCGTATAGTCGAACGTAGTGGATGTAATTATTTAGAAGATTTGATTACATGTGTTCATATCATCCAATTAAAGGTTTTGACATGTATTCGTGTAGGTAATAAACAGAAGAAAATCGATATATCCATACCTAAATTAGACGTATTTATTCATAAAGTATATATCAACGTAGCACGTTCAGTATATAAAAACGTATATTTGTTTGAAAAAAGTATTTCACCATTACAATATCAAAAGAACAATCGAGAACTTGAACAAATCGTACAAGAAGGCATTTTGACAGCTATTCGCGAAAGTATTCCAACAGAGGCAATTATTAGAGCTTATATGGATGAAAGTACAGAACAAGAAGAAGAAGTTGTTATTGAAAACATCGAGGAGCCAATGAATGGTGGTGCTGCTGCTGCCGGTGATTCAACGCAAGATGATATGGACCAAAACGCAAAAACTGAAAATATAACAATGGAAGAAGATATTCCATCGGTAGTGCCGTCGGTCAAAAACATCGATAACGAAGACGTAATTACTAGATTATCTTTCAATGATATCGATTCAATTTTAGATGATTCAAATGTAGTTAAAACGATAGAAGCACCAAAAACATTTGAAAGATTAGAAAATATAAGTACAGAACGATTTTATCAACGTAAGTTAGACGAGGAATCAGATAGCGATAATGATGATGACCGTATTAAAATACATGGCGACCAAATAGATTTGAGTGGATTTGACATTTTGGACCAACCGAGTAGTTCAAATTCGTTGAGTGATTTTACATTGGGTGATGTAGAAGAATTAATATAAAGTAATCAATATTCGTTCGCTTTTTTCTAAATATTTTTCATAAAATATTTAGAATGACAAAATTAGACTATTGAATATGCGCAAATGCGACTACTTTCTTCAATTGTATTATAGTATTATAATCAAAAAACATGATTTTTATTTTGCTTATTTTCGGCTTTGTTGTGCTGGTTGTCGTGCTCGTTGTTGAGCGTGTTTTGCGCGTTCTTGTATCATGTCTTTTTGTGGCACCTTAGTTACATTTTTTTTTTCTTCTTCTGTTGTTTCTCTCGTAACAGGAGGTTTGGTATTCCGTAAACCTTCTTTACTAACTGGTAGAATAGATGAGCAATTTGAAATAAAACTTCCACTAAAATGTAACAGAACGGCGAAAACAATAGCATGAACAGCAGCTACTGTGTATTTACTACCTTTTGATGGCAGAGACAGTAGAATACGAGGAGTCAATAGAAAAAAAAGAATAGCAACATAGATCGAAAATATCCAATTCATTTTTTGATATATATATATATATATATAAATAACTAAATAATTTGAGTTGAAAAGATATATAAAATTATTCAAGGGTGTAAATGAGAAAAGGTGTAAAAATGTAAATTTGTAACTACATTTGTGCTAATAAAAAATTAATAAATCAAACCAAAATATATTTAGAGTAGATTCAATATATTTTTCTAATTATATTTTATATTGACAATGTCAAAAACGCGTAAAAATACGAAATCCCGTTCAGGAACAAGAAAATGTCGGTTCCAAGCTACGATGCCTGGGTTATATAGTTGGTATAAAAGTATGTATGAGAAACTAGGTTGGATGGTATTAGCAAAAAGTCAAGGAGGAATGAATGATAAAATTGTTAGTTATAAAAAATCATTAGGTAGATTACAGGAAAAATTAGAATGTAAACTAAAAAAAACCGAGGAAAACGATAGAAAACAAGATATTCTTATTATGTGGGAGAACGTAAAAGTATTGAGAAAACATGCTGAAAAAGATTTGTAATATTATTTACAAAATATTTACAAAATATTTACAAAATATTTAGTAATACTTTTGCGTTATAATAATTATATAAAAAACGTGGATTTTTATATAATATGGAAAAACTATTTGGTGTCTCGATTTTAATAACGATTTTATTTTGTTTAGTTAAATTTATTGAAATGAAATACATACAAAAAGAATGGAAACCACTGAAGTTATTGGTAAGAGACGCTTTTTTGGTGTTTATATGCTCAATTATAAGTTTATTTGTATATTTTCAATTAGATGGTACAATACATGATTTTTTTAACGTAGTAACTGAAAACAAAGTATTGAATCCGTCAGCGACACAAGTTTTTACAGACGAACCCGGATTTTAGAGCGGCGAAACAACGAATGCCATAATATTCATAAATAAACCCGTTTTATTTGTTACATATTATATATATGGAACAAATACTAGAAACACCATCACTAACAATAGTAAAAACTAACTCTGCTGAAATAAACAGTTTAGAAAAAGCAAAGAAAGAAATCAAAGAACCCAAAAAGAAAAAATCACCAAAAACAAAAAAAGTACGAGAACCTAAGCCACCAAAAGCACCAAAGACCAAAAAAGTACGAGAACCAAAGCAACCGAAAGAGCCAAAACCACCAAAAGAACCAAAGACCAAAAAAGTACGAGAACCTAAGCCACCAAAAGAGAAAAAATCACCAAAAACCAAAAAAGTACGAGAACCAAAACCACCAAAGGAACCAAAAACCAAAAAAGTACGAGAACAAAAATCGCCAAAAAAACCACGATTAATAATAAGAGATATACCAGTAATTATACATCAAACGGAAAATATTAATCAACCAAACGAAATAAAAACTATTTCACCAGTTATAGTAAAATCGCCACCAAAACCCATGCCTAGAATGAACGAAACCATAATAGAAGTTCTCGAAAAATTATCAAAATTAATGGCAAAAAAAGGTGATATGCTGCGTAGTCGAGTTTATACAAAAGCACAAGAGACAATTATGAAAATAGATGTAGATATTACTGAATTGGAACAAATTCGAAATAAACCAGGTATTGGTCCAACAATTATGGAAAAATTAAAAGAATATATGGAAACAGGTACTTTGGCCCTTTTTGAACGTGAAAAAGAAAATCCAGAACATTTATTAAGCGAAGTATATGGAATTGGCCCAAAAAAAGCCCAAGAATTAGTAAAAAAAGGAATCACTACAATAGCACAATTACGTGAACGTCAAGATGAATTATTGAATGATAATCAAAAAGCAGGTTTGAAATATTATGAAGATATTTTGGAACGTATTCCACGTACAGAAATAGATGAATATAATGAGGTTTTCAAAATAGCTTTCGACTCAACAAAAACCCCAGGTTCAAATTATGAGATTGTAGGAAGTTACCGAAGAGGAGCGGCAACATCTGGTGATATCGACATGATAATTACCTCTCCAAATCAAGAAATGTTCTCAAAATTCATTGAAAAATTAAAAGAAACGAAGATTATTTTGGAGGTGCTATCTTTTGGTAAAACGAAATGTTTGGTGATAACCAAATTACCGAATAAACAAACGGCTCGTCGCGTAGATTTTATGTATACATCACCAGAAGAATATCCATTTGCTGTTTTATATTTTACAGGAAGTAAAGCATTCAATACAGTTATGCGTGGACATGCTTTAACAATGGGAACATCATTGAATGAACATGGATTATATAAAAAACAAGTAGGTAAAGAAAAAGAGGAAAAGGTAGATTTTAGTTTTAAAAATGAAAAGGATATTTTTGATTATTTGAAATTAGTATATAAAAACCCAGTGGAAAGAATTGATGGACGTTCGGTTGTCAGCACAGAACCAGCGTCATTGCCAGTACCAATTCTAAAAGAAGCAACTAAACCAAAAACCAAAAAAGAGCCAAAAGAGCCAAAAGAGCCAAAAGAGCCAAAAGAGCCAAAACAAAAAGTAGAAAAAATACCAAAAGAAGTCACGGAGAAACCAAAGAAAAGGTTGATAATACGCGATAGTGTTAAGTTAGAGAATGTAATTGTGCCAGTTATCCCTATGCAAAAAACAGTCCCAGAACCAAAACCAGAACCAAAACCAGTTGTAATCGAACCAAAACCAGAACCAGAACCAAAACCAGAACCAGAACCAGAACCAAAAACAAACAAAAACATAGAAGACTTCAGAAACAATGGTATTTCAGTATTAGAAAAACTCAACGAAAAAGAGTTGTCAGAAATGCTATTAAGTTCCAATTTTTATTATTATAATACAACAACCCCCGCAATGAGTGATAATGAATACGATATAGTCAAAGAATACATCCAAACAAAATATCCAAAAAATGAGGCATTAACCCAAGTAGGAGCACCTATTCTCGCAAAAAAGAACAAAGTTACATTGCCATATAATATGCCATCGATGGATAAAATAAAACCAGATACAAATGCTCTTTCTGGGTGGAAACAAAAATATTCAGGGCCATATTTGATTTCATGTAAATTAGATGGTGTAAGTGGAATGTATACAACCGAAAGCGAAACACCGAAATTATATACAAGAGGAGATGGAACAGTAGGACAGGATATTTCACATTTATTAAAAGTATTAAATTTACCAAAAGAAAAGGGACTCGTAGTAAGAGGTGAATTCATCATACCCAAACAAGTTTTCGATGAAAAATACAAATCTAGTTTTGCCAATCCACGAAATCTAGTTTCTGGAATAATCAACAGTAAAACCGTTGACGCAAAAGCCAAAGATTTACATTTTGTAACATATGAGATAATAAAACCACTTATTAATCCAAGTGAACAACTGTCGAAATTAATCGAAATTGGTCATGAGGTTGTTCGTAATAGATTAGAAACGAATATTACCAATGAATCGTTATCTGAAGTATTAATAGATTGGCGTAAAAATTACGAATATGAAATTGACGGAATAATAGTTAGTGATAATAATATTCATGCTCGAAAAGAAGGTAATCCAGACTACGCATTTGCTTTCAAAATGGTTATATCGGATCAAATCGCAGAAGCAAAAGTAGTAGATGTTTTATGGACACCATCCAAGGCAGGATATTTGAAACCACGCGTTAGAATAGAACCAATTCAATTAGGAGGAGTAAAAATCGAATATGCTACTGGTTTCAATGGTAATTATATAGAAACAAATAAAATAGGTATTGGTGCTCTTATTCAAATTATAAGAAGTGGTGATGTTATTCCGCACATAAAAGCAGTTACAACGCCTGCTGAAAAAGCAAAAATGCCGACCGAACCATATCATTGGACAGATACACATGTTGATATTATTTTGGATTCTGCGGACGAAGACGTGACAGTACGAGAAAAGAACATAACCGCATTTTTCGTTGGAATTGAAGTAGATGGATTATCGAGTGGAAATGTATCGCGTTTGATGAAGGCAGGGTTTGACACAGTTCCAAAAATATTACATATGAGTAAAATGGATTACGAGAAAGTAGAAGGTTTCAAAACGAAAATGATAAATAAAATATACGATGGTATAAAAACAAAATTGGAAAATGCGACTCTATTGAAAATAATGGCAGCGTCGAATTTATTAGGGCGCGGAATAGGAGAACGTAAAATAAAGCCAATTTTAGAAAAATATCCAAATATTCTTACAAGTAATGAATCCAACGAACAAAAAATAGAAATGTTGAAAAGTATCACTGGCATTGGAAAAGAGAACGCAAATAGTTTTGTTGAAAATATACCGAAATTTATGACTTTTTTGAAGGAATGTGATTTAGAATACAAATTGAATGCTCCATCAAAACCCGAATTGGAGAATACATTTGAGGAAACTATGCCAAAAGATACATCGAATCCGTTGTTTAATAAACATGTGGTTATGACAAAAGTTCGCGATGCCAAAATTATAGAGGCATTGAAACGAATAGGAGGATTTTTAGATGATAATATAGGGAAAAACACGGATTATTTAATAGTTAAATCAAAGACAGATGTTTCAAATAAAACAAAATATGCGTTGGAACATAATATTCCAATAATGACTCCCGATGAATTCATAGTAAAATTTAGTTTATAGAACATTTAGTAAATAAACATAAATAATGATAAAAAAATATAAAAAAATATATATAAAGATTTTATATATTACGATATAAAATGTTTTCAAGAGGCGGTAGAAGAAAATCAAATTTTAATATGTTCACAAATGTTTCACATACAGTTGCTAATAATTTGACAACTAAACCAGTTCCTCTCGAACTATTTGTAAAATCAGTTGTAGAAGAATCATTTGTAGAAGAATCATTTGTAGAAGAACCAGTTGTAGAAGTCGTTGTAGAAGAACCAGTTGTAGATGTCGTTCTCGAAGAACCAGTTGTAGATGTCGTTCTCGAAGAACCAGTTGTAGAAGACGTTCTCGAAGAACCAGTTGTAGAAGACGTTCTCGAAGAACCAGTTGTAGAAGACGTTCTCGAAGAACCAGTTGTAGAAGACGTTCTCGAAGAACCAGTTGTAGAAGACGTTCTCGAAGAACCAGTTGTAGAAGA